GGATTGCCACTACAAAGAATATCTACAAATGTAATTAGGCATGTGTACAGAAGAACTAGAGGTAAATTAACTATCATTGGTGTTGGCGGTGTATTTACAGCCAAAGATGCTTATGAAAAAATTACATCAGGTGCTAGTTTACTACACATGATCACAACTATGATATTCGACGGTCCACAAAATATTAATGAAATTAATAGAGGGCTTGTTAAACTTATTAAAAAAGACGGATTTGAATCTATTGAACAGGCAGTAGGTTGTCGTAATCCATTACCGGAGCTAAATTAAAAATGAAAAATTTTAGACAAATTTTAGAAAATGTCGATTCAATCGACGAAAATCTCTCGAGAGAATCTAAAGCTTTAGCAAAAGAAATTAACGATGCTGCTCGTCGTGAGAGTGGAGCCGATAAAAAAGATTTCCAAAATATTGCTAAAATGATATCTCAAAACAAACACAAAGAAGCAGCTAAGTATATGGCAAAACTTGATACAGTTGTTCTTGAAGATCTTGTTACTTTTATTATGGGACATCAAGAAGTATTTAAAAAGATGTATCCAAAAGCAAGAGAAGGACAATACGTTGCACATTTTGCTAGAAAAGTAGAATCAAAAAACGAAGAAGCTGAACCAATTGTCGAAGCAATGTCTGAAAGAGACAAAAAGAAAAGACTCATTATGATTAAGAAAGCTGTTGAAAAACTCAATAAGCAAAATCTTGATAAGGCAAAGAAAGACGCAATTGCTATGATGAAAGCATCAGGAATGTTTGACGAAGAAGAACACCACGATGATGCAGAGTTATCAGAAGCTAAATTAAAGTTTTACGGTTCTGAAATATCAGGTCTTAGAGATAATAAAGGCGGAATGTATACTGCCAAGCCTGTAGAACATAAAGGTAAAGTCGGTTATAGGGTTGTAAATCAATTTGGAGATTTTGAGACAATTGATCTTAAAGCCTTCGCAAAAAAATTCGGGTAAATAAAAATGGTAAATATAGAAATCCAAGTCAAAGGCCTTAAAGGTAATATTGACAAATTAGAAGATTATATGGAAGATGAATCTCTTGCAGGAATTATGTTTGGTTATTTTGATATTAACGAACCAGAAGAACATGAAATTAAATACAAAGGCAATAAAATATTAATGTCTTATAGTGATGATGAAGATCCTATGGTTCAGTTCAAAAAGATTAAAACATTTTGTGCAGATTATACTAAGTTCGCAAGATTGACATCAAAGGTAATAGTACAACATATTAAAAATGGTGGAGATCCAACTGATCTTTCAGATATATCTGATAAAGGTCCAATTGATCCTTACTTCAGAGGCGCAGTAGAATCAGGTAAATTTGGAGATGCAAAAAGACCATTTTCTTATTCAGCAACAATGAAACAAGTAAGAGAGTCAATTAAATCATTCAGGAATTTTAGTGATGGAATCGTTTAAACAATTTTTAGAAAGAGACGGTTGCTGGGATGGCTACAAAAAAGTAGGCATGAAAAAGAAAGGTGACAAGATGGTTCCTAATTGTGTGCCTGAAGAAAATGTAGAAGAAAAATTTCAAAAAACAAAAACAATGAAAGACATAATGCGTGTTTATGGTAGAGATTTAAAAAAGGCTGAAAGAACTGGAAAGTTAGATTTACCAAGCGATGTTGAAGATGCTTTAAAGAGTTGGGTATTTAAAAACGAACCTTATATCGGAGATGATCCTGATGATTTCGATGAATGGTTAGATAATAATATAGAAGATATTGTAAAAGGTAAAATCAGAGAATCGGCTGAAGTCGAAGAAGGATCAGAAACTTGGGAAGATGGATTTCAAAGGCGTGTTGTAAAAACAACAAAAGATTCCCATAAAAAAGATGGATACAATTGGCGAATTAAAGGCAAAGATAAAGATCATCTTTCAATTAAGTTATATAAAAGTAAACCAGATTTTGCTGAATTTAAAAAACAGATGAAGCGAGTCGCAGGACACGAATTCGGAGGATAACGTGGATAATAGACAAGATAGAATAGACGCGGAAATCAAAAAAGCAATTGATGGACGCACAAAAGAATTTAAAGAAAAGCTTGCAAAGCTTGCTTACGAAAAGATTAAACAACAATTAATTAAACATCCAAAGGAACCACTAAAAGGATTTCCTTATAACGAAGATGTTGAATTAGAAGATGGCGAAATACTTGTTTGTCTTGATGAAAAGGTTCGTGGCGGAAAAGGTAATGGCACTGTTGATATTGATTATATCGGAGATGCAGATTTATCAAAAAAGCTTATGAAGAAGTTCAAAATTAAAATCAAACAAACAGGTAGAACTACAGCTGATATCATTGGTAAGAAACAAGATGTTATCAATTTCCTTCAATCAGACGCAATGATGATGGACGACGATGATATTGTAGATATGTATCCTGAACTTACTGAAGCAGTTGCAGAGCTACAAGAGCTTAACGCAAGATATGAACTATCTGATATGAAGCAATCAAAAGACCCTAAGGTCAAAAGAGAGCTTGCTAAATTGATGAGAGCAAAATATCCATCTATGCAATACATTAGACAATATAAAGAAGTTGAAGCTGCATTAGACGCAAGCCTTCCTGCGCATAAGCGTAAGAAGTAAAAATACTTGAAATTAATATTATGAAATCTATATCTGAATACAGAACCTCAACTCTTGAAGAAGAAGTAAGTTCAGAATTATCCTTTGAAGATTTACACGTTGTTGTACTAGGTACAGGCGACGGTGATGGTACTTTTGCTGGACTCATGGAAGAGGTTACAATTAAACGAAATATCAAATATGATTTCGTTGATGTAAGACAAGCATGGATTGCCGGTTCAGATATTGAAATTGGCTCCGTTAAGATTCGTAATATTGATGGAAAAGGAAAGGACGCAGAAGTACAAACACATGACTCAATTGTATTTGTTAGAGCAGGAGCCATTGAAACTCTATCCTCACAATCAATGGTTTCTTCCTTACAAGATATTGGTTTCCTAGTTGTTAATGATTTAGATTCAATGTTAGTTTGCGATAATAAAATGTCAAACGCATTGATGATGGAAAGAAACAATATTCCAATTCCAAAAACATCAATCATATCAAACGAAAAATCTATTGAAGACGCTCATAAACGTATTGGCGGTAAATTTCCTGTTATTATTAAAACACTAAAAGGTACACAAGGTGTTGGTGTTATGAAGGTTGATAGTATGTCTTCACTTACAGGTGTATGCCAAGGTCTATGGAAATACGAAGCAGATTTATTGTTACAAGAATATAAAGAAATGAAATCTGATATTCGTACTCTTGTTATTGGTGGTAAAATATTAGCATCAGCTGAAAGAATAAGAGAAAAAGATAATAAAGACTTTAGAAACAATGTTCATTTAGGTGCAAGCACAGTACCATATAGTTTATCAAAGAAAGAGATAGCAGTAATCAAAGCAGCTGCTCGTGCAAGTGGTGCAATGTATTGTGGAGTTGACCATGCAATGGTTCAAGGTAAACCGTATATCTTGGAAGTAAATGGTTCACCAGGTATTCGTTCTCACTTTGAAGGTTATGATCCTTGGACAGAAGAAAAGCAAGGTAAAATATCAGATAAGAAAGTATTGGAAAAGATTATACAATTCTTTTCCAAAGATGTCAATAGACGACCTGTATTTAGACAAGAAGCAGGTTATATTGAAACAATTTTATTCGAAGGTATGGAAAAGAATCCTGTTAGAGCAAAGTTTGATACAGGAAATAGTGCCAAGGCAAGTATGCTTCACGTTGATTCAATGACAGTTAAAAATGGAAAGGTTACTTGGGAAAAGAACGGATACGAGTTTGAAGATAAGTTATTGTATATTTCAAAACCAATGAGAGGTCAAAAACCATTTGACGAAAGACCAGTAATTGAACATAATATATATTTTAACAATAAAAAGCATATTGCTGAAATTGCGTTGTCTTTAAAGGATACTGCATCAGAGATGTTAGTAAATAGAAAACTTATGACAAAATTTAAAGTTGCAGTTAATCCAAATAGAAGATTTATATTATCAAACAAAACAGCAAGAAACGACGAGTCAGATCACTAATGAAAAAGTATACAGATTGGAAACAAGAAAACTTTGGATTATATGAAGGAGTTACGGTTCCTTTAGAAAAACCACTTATTGAGTTTGATAATTCAATGGGATTGCTTGCAGCAGAAAAAGATGTAGAACTAAATAAGCCAAAACGTTCAAGTGGAGATAAGAAATATGTTGTTTATGTTAGAAACCCTGACACAGGCAATATCAAGAAGATTGAGTTCGGTGATGAAAAAGGTGGTCTCACGGCAAAGATTAATGATAGAGAAGCAGCAAAGAATTTTGCATCAAGACACAATTGCGATACTAAAACAGATAAACTCACTCCTGGATATTGGGCATGTCGATTACCAAAATACGCAAACGAACTCGGACTTAAAGGTGGCGGAGATTTTTTCTGGTAAGCCATATACTGATATTGACGATATTCGTATCTTCGATGTTAATAAAGATGAATCAGAATATGTTTGGCACAGAGATAATGAAGATCGTATGATTGAGGTATTAAAAGGAGATGGATGGCAATTTCAGCCTGAAGGATCTCTACCTTTATTATTAAAACCTGGAATTGGGTTTACAATAAGAAAAGGGGAATACCATAGATTACATAAGGGTATTAACAATTTGGAGATTAGAGTTACCAAACTGTTATAAATAAACATAGAATAAAAAATAATAGGAATTAAGAAATGGCCGACGGAAGTTTTAAATTAGTTGATATGGACGACAAGTCCTATAAGAACGCGTTATCACTTGCTAAGAAGGCAAGACTTAATCCATTTACTAAAAAGACATCGACAGGAATGGAGATAAGTGTTTTTGGTAGTAACAAAGATATAATGAAATTTTTAAAGTCATTACCAGAAAATTATAAAGAGGAAACCACAATGTCAAATTGGAAAGAAATCATAGAGAGCAAAATCGAAGAAAAGATTATGGCTCGTTTACAAAACGAAGAAGATACTGATTATCAGGAATTCTTCAAAAGTGTACTAAAAAAGTTTGGAGTCGAATCACCAGCTGAATTGGACGATGCAAAGAAAAAAGAATTCTTTGACCACATCGACAAGAACTGGAAAGGCGACAATGAAAAGGCTGAGGATACTGAAGCATCAGATACTCTTGAGCCAAAGAAAAAGAAATTAGCTGCTAGCAATTGCGGTAGTTAATTTGTAATTATATAATTATATATTATAGGAGTAAATTATGTTTATTATTGATTGGCTAAAAAGCCTATTCGGTATGACTGATACTGTTAAATCGGTGGATGTTGTTAAGGAGCCTAAAAAGGCAGCCGCAGCAGCAGGTCCTAAGGTAACTAAAGCTTCGTTAAACAAATTAACGAAAGCAGGGTTAGAAACAGAAGGTCGTAAAGTTGGGATAGAACTCGATAAAAGACTTAAAAAAGCTGAGTTAGTAGACCAGCTTTATAAAGCAATTAAATAATTTTTTTTGTTATAAAGAATTTAATTAAAATAAAAAGGAGATAACAATGGCACTATGGGGAAAAACAGACGCTGCATCAAGCGTACCAAAGTGGCTCGAAACATCCGCAGATAATACAAACAAATCTCATGATGAAGATTTAGCTGTATTCGTTGATACGACTGAAGCAGGCGTAGCGGCTAACAGAGCAAAAGGTCTTAAAACACCTGGTTGGAATTTGTATCATACTTATACTGATGCAACAGGCGCAACTCGCCATAAAGCAGAATCTTTAGTAGTAATGAAAGTTGCTGCTGCTGACGCAGGCGATGCTGGTGTAACAGGTACAGGTGATGATTCAATTGTAGCTGACAGCTAATTTTAAATAGTTAGCCTTTATTGTTATGAATTTGACAGAATCAACCTTTCTGCTATATGCGATGAAACACTATGACAACCCTCAGTGTACTGAGATGTCAGAGTTCGAAGAGGATATTAAAAGATTTCAGTATCTTCGTAAACTCTTCAGTCGTTACAGGCAAGATGATGAATTAAAGGAAAGGTTGATACTGAACCATCTCATTGTAATATTCAATGTGTTTGGTGCAGAGGCAACAAATATGTTATTCATGCGATTGCATGAGTATCACGAATATTTAAAACCATTCGTAGTATATTTGAATTTTATGCCTTCAATTATTAAGTATGATGATACAGTAATCAACTCAAGAAGTATTAATGCTGATGAGTTTGTTATTAACAGGCTTAAGGAAATCTAAATGGTAGTAGATCTATTTTTAGTATATTCGTTTATTCGACGGTTAGTGACACCTTTTAATAAGTGGGCAGCTTATAAAGAAGGTATTATTGACGATAAAGGTAAATTACTAATAAAGCGTAAAGAATTTACTAAGAACGCTCAAAAGAAAGCGTTTGGTGTATTTGACCAAATGATTCTTAATTTGAAAAAGCTTCTTGGTAAACTACCAGGCGGACAGACTAAACTTGCATCATATGCATCGGCTCTTTGGTTAATTCGTGAAGAGCAACGTATTAGTGCAACTAATTATTTAACAGAGGAATCTGTTGACGAAGACATTGAGACGGCCTTAGAAAGGTTTGTTGAAGAGTATGGTATAATTATTGCAGAAGCCGCAAAGAAGGAAGTTGAAGAAGAACCAGCAAATTCTGCAGGCGGTGGTGGTATCGCAGGTATAGGTATTGGACCTGACGGCGAACCAGGTGTTTCTAAAAAGAAACAAAAGAAACACAAAAAGAGAGTTAAAGATTTAATGAAAATCTTGGTTGATGAAGATGCAGTTGCACAGGCTCAACTTAAAGCAAGACAAGCAAGTGAAGCTGACCGTTTAAAGGATCAACAAGATAAAGATAAAGAAAGAATGAAATTAAAGCATGCCGCTGAAGTTGAACGACAAAAGTCAATTGACGATACAGAAAAAGAGCGTGAGAAACGTAAACAAGACCGTGATAAAGAGCGGGCTGCTGCAAAACAAGCAATGGGTTCTGCCGCAGGTTAATTAAAGGATGGTAACATAAATGTTTTTTAGAGATACAAAATTAGACCGCGAGGCGGTATTTGAACAATTGAAAATAGACGAAGGTGTGGTGTATGAAATCTATCACGATCACCTGGGATACCCTACTTTCGGAGTTGGCCACTTGGTACTCGAATCCGATCCTGAATTCGGATCTCCTCTTGGAACTCCAATCGATGAAAAACGAGTTAAGGACTGCTTCGAGCATGACCTTGATCTCGCCATCTCAGAATGTAATGCTTTATACGAAGATGGGATATTTGAAGATTTACCAGACGAGGTCCAACAGATCTTGGTTAATATGATGTTTAATATGGGTAGAACCAGACTAAGCAAATTTAAGAAAATGCACGCAGCAATTCTCGATGGAGATTGGAAAACTGCAGCCGTTGAGGGTAGAGATTCTCGATGGCACAAACAAGTTACTAACCGAGCCGAGAGATTAATGGTTCGTTTAGAAAATGTATAAATAAATTTACGATATACAATATGGAGAAAAATTATGCCAGTAAATGATATTATTCAACAAGCTTTAGACAACAATCCGTTGAATCTAAAGAAAGCGTTTGACGATGAAATGACAACTCGAGTAAGAGCTGCATTAAATCAAAAGTATACTGATATGACTCAGGAACATCCTGAAGTTGCTGAGGTGGACACAATGGCAGCTGAACTAGCAGCCGAACCTGAAGTTGATGTAGTTGATACACCAGCAGAAGAAGCACCTGAAGCAGTAATGGACACTGAAGAACCTGCGAGCTAATATGTTTAACCAATTATTCATTGGTATTATATTAGTTCTCAGTTTAGGTTCATACTGGTTATATTCAGAAAACCAAACACTTAAAGAAAATACTGTAAAACTCGAAGCAGCTGTTGAAGAACAGAAAGCTACGTTGACTGCGGTTCGTGAATCGTTTGAAACACAAGGCAAGTCTTTACAGAATTTACAAAGAAACTATAATCAAATAGAGCAAGAGAAAGATCAGTACCTTGCTATATTTGCCAAACACAATTTTGATAAACTTGCGTTAGCAAAGCCGGGTCTTATGGAAATAAGATTTAATAATGGTACCGCAGCAGTATTTGAGGACATAGAGAATGACAGCAAAGCTATTAGCGAGCTTGATGCTCCTGACGTTCCTTAGCGGTTGTAGTACCTTACAAAATGTATTCGGTACTAAACAAGTTGAGATCGTAACAAAACCAATAGAAATAGAAATCATACAGCCTACCCTCCCAAGGCCTATTGATTTAGCAAACCCTAAATGGTATGTTGTATCAGAAGCGATTATAACAAATCCTTGTGTTAAATCTATTTCTTTTGAACCTAAAAAGTTTGATGATGAAGGTAAGGAAAAACTAAAACGTCCAAAGACATGTTCTCTCGAAGAGCGTGAAAACCCGGACTGGCCTGTTGGTTATACTTACCTTGATAGATTCCTTGACGATATGAAAAAGTTGAATAACGGAGAAGTCGTGTTTGTTGCGATGACTGTTGGAGACTATCAAATGATGTCAGGAAATACTCAAGAGCTTCGTAGATACATTCGTGAGCTAGGTGAAGTCATTATTTATTATCGTAATGTAACAATTAAAGACGAGCCAGGCGCCGGTGTCGCAATAAAGAAAAAAGATTAAAAAGATTCCAATTAATCTTAATATCTGACACCGGGTATTATAAATATCCATTGACAAATCATGCACTCTGTGATATAATAACCATATAACTGGAATAATATATGTCCCAAGACTTAAGTCACGTAAAAACAGACGTTGCGTTAATCAAGAAAGATATAAAACAAATAGAAAAATTTTTTACAAAGTTTGACTATATTGTGGAAATTTCTGCAGAGCGCGACAAGAACATGGCCGTTCAGGTTGAGGTTCTTAAAGGTGTCTCTGAAAAAATTGAAGCGATGGACTTCAAAATTGAAGAGCATAAGCAAGATGCAGCCAAGGCTCTTGCTGTGGTTCATGATAGATTAGAAATGTATCGAAAGTCTTCAAGAGAAGACCATGAAAGATTGTCAAGCACAAGTGCTGAATCTCGAAAAGAGCGCAATGCTGAGATTATGGAAGCACTTGGCAAACTCAACGGACAACTTGATAAAAGAATATCTGATATGGAAAACCAAGTAACAACACTTGATAGATGGAAGTGGTATACACTTGGAATGGTTGCCATAATTGTTTTCATATCAACAAGATTAGACCTTTCTGCAATTTTTAGTTGACATTCTAAACATTTTTTGTTATAATAGCAGTTAATAACAAAACATTTGGCTTTTTTATATAATGATTGATTTTACCGACCTACAATACGCCCAGCATTTAGCAGGCCGACTTGATAGATTCAGAATAAGACACACTAACCCTTATAAGATCAATTTTCGTTGTCCGCTATGCGGCGATTCAAAAAAGAGCCGAACAAAAGCTCGTGGTTGGCTCCTTGAGAAAGAATCAAGCTTTCACTACTATTGTCATAACTGTGGTGCAAGTCATTCCTTTTCCAACTTTCTCAAGGTAGTCGACCCTTTATCATATAATGATTACATCGCAGAAAAATTTATCAACAATGCAAATTCATCTCCTAAAACAGAAACATCAACTCTAGATGACACTAAATTTGAGCAACCAAAATTCTCTCATGGGGAACCACTAAAAAAGTTAAAAAAAATCAGCCAGCTTGAACATTCTCACCCAGTAAAGAAATATATAGATAAAAGGTCTATTCCTTCTAAGCATCATTATCGACTTTACTTTGCTCCAAAGTTTAAAGAATGGATTAACGGAATTATTCCAAATAAGTTAGAATATGGTAAAGAAGAGCCTCGCTTAGTTATACCTTTTTTAGACAAAGACCGAAAGTGTTTCGGTGTTTCAGCCAGAGGATTCGATCCTGACGGTCTTAGGTACATTACCATTATGTTTGATGAGGTACCTAAAATATTTGGACTCGACAAAGTAAACTTTCAAGAAAAGTATTACGTGGTCGAAGGTGCGTTGGATAGCATGTTTTTATCAAACGCTGTTGCCATGGCAGGAGCCGATGGTAATACAAATGCACTTGACCATGTAGGGAATGCTGTCTTTGTCTTTGATGCTGAACCTCGTAATAAAGAGATTCACAAAAGAATGGAAAGAATAATTGATAAAGGTCATAGTATTGTAATATGGCCGTCCGATACTCCTGGTAAGGATATCAATGAAATGGTACTCTCAGGCAAGATATCTTGTGTCGAGAGTTTAATGAGAACAGTAACGTATAAAGGCTTAGAGGCAAAATTGAAATTTCAACAATGGAGAAGGACATAGATAATGAAGGTTAAATTGATTAGTCATAGCCAATCACCTGAGTACAACGAATCTGCTCAGGACTTAATTGCTTATTGTGCACGAGTAAGTAATCCATCAAATCAAAATAATAAAGAGACATCTGAAAAACTTTTGAAGTACCTTGCTAAACATAAGCATTGGTCTCCATTTGAAATGGTTAGTGCATGTCTTGAAATTGAAACAACGAGGGATATCGCTCGCCAGCTACTAAGGCATCGTAGTCTAAGCTTCCAGGAATTTAGTCAACGTTATGCCGATCCTGTTTCTGATTTGGAACTTATTCCAAGAGAAGCAAGATTACAAGATCCGAAGAATCGTCAAAATAGTATTTCTATTAATGAAGACGATGAACAACAAAGAAGAATAAATGAAGAATGGCGTATGAAACAAATGACTTTCATTAGAGAAGCCAAGAAACTATATAACTGGGCTATTGATAAAGGTATAGCAAAAGAACAAGCAAGAGCCGTATTGCCTGAAGGTAATACTGTGTCCAGATTATATGCAAATGGTACTTTGAGAAGTTGGATTCATTATATTGAATTACGATCCGCAAATGGAACACAGAAGGAACACATGGACCTTGCGATTGCGATTGCTAAAGTTATAGCTGAAATTTTTCCTTTATCTGAACAATATATTACAAATGAACAAGGAGAACATTAAATGCAGCACTTAGGAATTGACATTGATAAGAAGAGAGATAAAATATTAGGAGAGCAGTCATTTAAACTGTTAAAAGATTATTATTGTAGAGACGATGAGAAAACACCACAGATGGCATTTGCCCGAGCAGCGGTAGCTTTTTGTGGTAACAACATTGGACTAGCTCAAAGAATTTATGACTATGTATCAAAAGGTTGGTTTATGTATTCATCTCCTGTATTATCAAATGCACCGCTTAAAGGAGAAGAAGTAAAAGCATTACCTATTAGTTGTTTCCTAACTTATGTACCTGATACACTTGATGGATTAATTGACCATACAGCAGAGTTAAGATGGTTATCCGTTAAAGGTGGCGGAGTAGGTGGTCATTGGTCAGACATAAGAGCGGTATCAAAGAAAGCACCTGGGCCAATGCCATTCTTACATACTGTTGACGCTGATATGGTCGCTTATCGTCAAGGCAGGACACGTAAAGGATCTTATGCTGCATATATGGATATTGACCATCCTGATATTGTAGAGTTCATTAATATGAGGATTCCTACAGGAGATGTAAATCGAAAGAATTTAAATCTTCATCATGCTGTTAATTTATCTGATAAGTTTATGGAAGCAGTAAGAGATGGTAAGCAATGGGGTTTATTAGATCCAAATGATAAGTCGGTTCGTGAAATGACTGATGCTCGTAAACTATGGGAGTTAATATTAGAAACAAGGTATCGTACTGGTGAACCTTATGTTAACTTTATTGATACGGCAAACAGAGCATTACCTCAAGCTCAGAAAGATTTAGGTCTTAATATAAAAGGATCTAACCTATGTAATGAAATTCATTTAGTGACCAATGAAGAAAGAACAGCAGTATGTTGTTTATCTTCCGTCAATTTAGAAATGTATGACGACTGGAAAGATACAACCATGGTTAAAGACCTTATTGTATTCCTAGACAATGTATTACAATTCTTCATTGATAATGCAGGAGATGAGATCTCAAAGGCTCGTTATTCTGCACAACAAGAAAGATCATTAGGTTTAGGAGCGATGGGATTACATTCCTATTTCCAAAAACATTTAATTGCATTTAATAGTCAAGAGGCTATTGATAAAAACGAGGAAATATTTTCTCACATAAAAGCAAAGTCAGTTGAAGCAACTTTACAGATGGGTAATCGACGTGGTGAAGCACCAGATATGATTGGCACAGGCCGTCGTAATGCTCATATGTTAGCAATTGCTCCAAATGCAAACAGTTCTATGATTGTAAATACCTCACCATCAATTGAACCATGGAAGGCAAATGCATTTACTTCAAGAACAAGGGTGGGTAGCCACCTAAATAAAAATCCATATCTGAAAAAGGTATTAGGAGATCTTGACAAAGACACTGAAGAAGTGTGGTCAATTATAATTACAAATGGAGGATCAGTTCAGGGTCTAGACTTCTTAGATGATCATTTAAAGGAAGTATTTAAGACGGCAATAGAATTGGATCAGCATGTATTAATCCGCTTAGCAGGAGACCGACAAAAGTATTTATGTCAAGGACAATCATTAAACATCTTTTTCCCAGCAGGAGCTGATAAGAGGTACTTACATACAGTACACTATCAAGCATGGGCAGAAGGATGTAAAGGATTATATTATTTAAGAACAGAATCTTCTAACAAGGCAGAAAACGTATCTCAAAAAGTAGAACGCGAAAAGTTAGATGATATTATTAACCCAGACTCAATAAAGTTCAGCAACGGCTCGGAGGAACAACAAGATGAGTGCATCGCCTGCGAAGGATAACGATAAAAAATCAGGAAGAAAAATGGAAGTACTAATATACACAAAATCAAACTGCCCCTTTTGTGAAAAGGCAAAAGCTTGGTTTACACAACATGGATTAACATACACACAGGTTGTATTAGACGATGAAGAACAAAGATTAGCATTTTACCAAAGAATATCAAATGGTAAAGAAGTAAGATCAGTACCACAGATTTATATAGATGATAAACATATTGGAACGTATAATGATTTAATGGCAATTTCCAATACATTAATTAAAAAACAAGGCGGTCTTTTAGAGTTCTCAGAAACTTATAAACCGTTTCACTATCCTTGGGCTGTTGAAATTACAACAAGGCATGAAAAGGCTCATTGGATTGAAGATGAACTTGACCTATCAGAAGATGTTTCTGATTGGAAAGGTGGTAAGATTACGCCGACTGAAAAAGAATATATTACAAACATCTTAAGATTATTTACGCAATCAGATGTTGCTGTAGGTCAAAACTATTACGATCAATTTATTCCGAAGTTTAAGAATAATGAAATACGTAATATGTTAGGATCTTTTGCTGCTCGAGAAGGTATTCACCAAAGAGCATATGCATTATTAAATGAAACATTAGGTTTGTCAGACGCTGAATACCACGCATTCTTAGAGTATTCTGAAATGGCAGATAAGATTGATTATATGCGTAAAGCAGATCCATCTACATTGCGTGGTCTTGGTCTTTGTTTAGCAAAATCTGTATTTAACGAAGGAGTTGCTTTATTTGCTTCTTTCGTTATGCTACTTAACTTTCAGCGTTTCGGTAAAATGAAAGGTATGGGTAAAGTAGTAGAGTGGTCAATTCGTGATGAGTCAATTCACGTTGAAGGTATCTCTAAATTATTTAAAGCATTTGTTAAAGAGCACAGCCGTGTTGTTGATGATAGTTTTAAAAAGGAAATCTACGAAATGTCAAAAGACATTGTAGATCTGGAAGATAAGTTTATCGACCTAGCTTATTCGTTAGGCGCAATCGAAGGCTTGAAAGAATCCGAAGTAAAAGAATATATAAGGTATATAACTGACAGAAGATTATTACAGCTGGGTATGAAGCCAAACTTCAAGGTTAAGGAAAATCCATTACCTTGGTTAGAATGGGTGCTGAATGGTGCAGACCATACAAATTTCTTCGAAAATCGTGTAACTGAATATGAAGTTGCTGGTTTAGAAGGAAGTTGGGACGATGCCTACGCTGCTTAAGGCGAAGGACAATGATAAACAAAAAATACTTTCAGGATGTAGTCGACACTCTTAAAGAAGAGGGTAAGTATCGCATCTTTAATGATATAGTAAGAGAGAGGGGAAACTTTCCTAAGGCTACATGGTACTCAAAATATTCACCAAAGACAATTACTCATTGGTGTTCAAATGATTACCTTGGGCAAGGGCAAAACAAATACGTCATAGACGCAATGGAAACTGCACTCAAAAAGACAGGAAGTGGTAGTGGAGGTACACGTAATATAGGCGGTACCTCTCATTATCATGTTACTCTCGAAGCAGTCATAGCTGATTTACATAAAAAAGAAAAAGGTTTACTTTTTACTTCAGCATATGTTGCTAATGAATGGGCTCTGATTGCTCTTAGTCGTATTGTTCCAAATATCTGTTTTATATCCGATAATAAAAATCATGCCTCAATGATTATGGGTATTAAACATTCTCGAGCAGAAAAGATAATTTGGGAACACAATAATATGGAACAGTTAGAGAATGCTTGTCAACAGGCAGTTGAGAATAACTTAATTCCATGTATTGTATTTGAATCCGTATATAGTATGGATGGAGATGTTGCACCAATTAAAAAAGTTTGCGATATAGCAGATAAGTATAACGCAATGACTTATATTGATGAAGTTCATGCAGTAGGACTTTACGGTGACACAGGAGCTGGGTACTGCGAAAAATTAGGACTCTCAGATAGAGTAGATATTATAAATGGAACATTGGGCAAAGCGTTTGGTTGTCACGGTGGTTATATTACTGGTGATAGTATCGTACTTGATGCTATACGCAGCGTGGCCTCAGGGTTTATATTTACCACTTCCCTTTCACCTGTAATGTGTGCAGGAGCAATTGCTTCAATACGTTACTTAAAGGAACACAACGAATTACGCGAATCACACCAGGAAAGAGCAAATACATTAAGACAAATGCTTAATGATAATAATATTGAGCTTCATCCAAGCAGTTGCACTCATATATTACCAGTTATGGTTAGAGATGCAAAGAAATGTAAACTTATGTCGGACAAATTATTAAATGACTATGGAATATATGTTCAGCCTATTAATTACCCAACAGTCGATGTGGGTTCGGAGCGGCTTAGAATTACACCAACACCATTTCACGATGATATTATGATGGATCAATTAATCGTAGGACTTAAGGAGACGTTTAGGGATATACAATGACAATGAATAAAGTGTACCCGGCGTTCAGTACACCGATATATAAAGATTACATAAACTTAAATAAAGATATATTAAATCCAGTTTTAAGAAACATTGATTTTAAAAGAATTAATACTAATGATAGATTTCATTCAGCAGATTATAAAATATTAGATAATGATTTAAATTTTTTAAAGCAACTCATAGTTGAAAAGATAAAAGAATATAGCCAAAACTATTTGGGTTTAGTAGAAAGGCATAAAATAGTAATAACAGATAGTTGGGTTATGAAACATACTTCAGGAGATAGTTCTGAAATACATTGGCATCCTAATAGTATTATATCAGGTTGCTTGTATTTACAAACAGATCCGAAGAGTGGTAATATTTGTTTCTTTAGAGAAAAAAGTTTATTTAACGATGTACTTGATTTTGAAACTACAGAGAGTGAATTTAATAAAAAAGAAGTACAAGTTGCACCAACTGATGGAATGATTATATTATTTCCGTCTACATTAAAACATGGAGTAAATCCATCAAGAAGTGATATACCGCGTTTTTGTCTCGCGTTTAACACTTGGATAGAAGGGGAATTAGATCCACCTTTTAGGAGTAAAACATGAAATGGTTAACACTATTCACGTCTTTAACACTTGCATCTACAGCAGCCTACTTTAGTATTATCGGTTTAATGACAATCTTTAGTGGAGCAGCCATATCAATTGCTGTAATGACAACTGTATTAGAATTTGGTAAACTTGTATCAGCAGCTTGGCTACACTATGAGTGGGACCGCATAAATAATTTAGTAAGAGGTTATTTTACAGCAGCAGTGCTTGTATTAATGTTAATTACCTCAATGGGTATCTTTGGATTTTTATCAAAGGCTCATATTGATTCAGCATTAGTATCGGACAGTTATAGTTTGGAAGCAAGCATTATTGATACAAGAATAAATGCAGAACAGTCAAAACTCAAAGCTGCACAAGATCGTATTGAAGGTTTAGATTACGTACTTGAAACATCAAGACCACAAGATCGTAATTATGTAAATGTCAAACAAACAGAAGAAAGAGAAAGTTTAGCAATAACTATTGACAAAGCAGTAGAAAGTATTGTAAAATATAACGAACAAAAATTACCAATACAGAGGCAACAGTTAGAACAAGAATCAGAATTAGGACCAGTTAAATATATCGCTGATATGATATATGGTTCTGAAGCTAAAGAATATTATGACAATGCAGTAAGATGGGTTATCTTAACAATCATATTTGTGTTTGACCCACTGGCAATTATGCTATTAATTGTAAGTACCGCAGCGTTTAAAAGAGAGCGTGAAACTCCGGCAACGCCGTTAGTTGACGAAGGTCAAATTATGAATATGGAAATCGAAGAAAAGCGCAACGGATTAACAACAACAATTAATAGGAGAAAAATATGAGTATTAAAAAATTAGGTTGGATGGCTTTGGGATTTGTATCACTAGGTGTTGCATATATTGGAGTAGTACTTCCTGGTATACCTTTTAGTATTCCTGCCGTATTTGCTGCTTATTGTTTCGCAAAGAGTTCTGATAGAATGCATACATGGTTATATAATCATAAACTATTTGGACCTTTTTTAACAAACTGGGAAACAAAGAAAGTATTTCCACAAAAAGCAAAATATGCTATGATAGGATTTATGGCCTTTGCATTAATCTTAATGTGGTTTACAACAGGTAACATTAAAGCAATGTTGTATTCAGGTACATTTATGGCTCTAGGTGCATTATGGGGTTGGCAATATCCTAATTCACCAGAAGAATATGACAGGCGTATTAAGGCCGGAGAAAAAATAGGATTATTTAAGTAATGTCGAAACGAGACGACAATGAAATGCCATTTGATGATGATGGTCGTATAGATTTAGAAAGGTGGAAAAGAATTAATGCCTTTGTAAATATGCTACACGACATGCATTATATGAATCAGCAGGAGAAGGCAAAACAGTTTCGTACTATACGAAACAAATATCTTCAAGAGTTGGATATGGTTGACACAGTCGTCGATATGATGGAAGAATATCCTGAAGCCGAATTGATAATAAATAAGATCCTAAGAAGGTTAGATAATGACAAAAAATACTGATTGCACTTACGAGGAAGCAACTCCTGAGGCAATAGAAAAATGGCATAAAGAAGACTATTGGATGCGTATGGATTATAATCCATTAGTTATGTTTGTAGTCATTCCAACAATCATTCAATTACTTGCGTTCTTACTTATGGGTGGAGTGATGCTTATGAATAGTTATTTCTTCGGATGATAAAAGAAGTACTTAAAGCATTAGTAGGAGTAGGTAGACCACCTGAAACTCCATTTGAGCCGAGTCCTAAGAATATACTTATATTCGCTATTTTATTATTGTTATGTTTTCTTGGAACAGTAACAGGTGCATTATTTTTAACAAGTTTAGTATTGAGGTAATATATGACTATGATTTATGAAAGTCCTGATAAAGGCAAAACAGTTTACGAAAGGCCGTTTGGCGCGCCTTTGAGTGAACGCAAATTGGTTAAACAAGAACCAAGTGCAGTAGAAGATGCAGCTAATGCTATGGCACAGGCAGCATATAACGATAAATTACGAAAAGAAAAGTTACGCTAATAGAGGTAAATATGAAAAGTGATTATGTAATAATTGATACAGTATCAATGTTTAAACAAAGATACATAGTACCTAGAGAAGAGGTACAAAGGTGGAATGAAGAAATTAAGTTAACTGATAAGCTTGCAAAGCAGTGGGCTCAGGAATCAGTTGAAGCAGAAGAAATAAAAGAATTCAGTCAACGATGGTTGGGTGAAACTGTTTCTAATGTAGATTTTGCTGATACTGAAAAAGTACTTAAATTATTCAAAGAAGATAATGAACAATTATCTGAAGAATGGACTCAGGCAAAACAGCTTGACTACATTAACGACTGGAAAGATAAGACACCAAAAGAGTGATATACATTTATGGAACTAGGTCTTGCACATTCTGTGACAAGGCTAAAGTGATGGCAACCGATTACTATGGAGGATATAAATTCCTTGACATCGGCATCACAATGTATTATAATAAACTAATAGAGCAAGATATAAGTACAAACGTACTACCTCAGATCTTTGAGGACAAGCGGTACATTGGTACATACTATGACTTTATGAAAGAAAAACAGACTAAACTGAGAGGAACATGTTAAACGAAGAGATCAATAGGATCTATCAAAAAGAATTGTCAAGACAAAAATTGACAGTAGAACTTATCGCAAGCGAAAACTTTGCTTCAAAGGCTGTAATGAAATTGTGCGGTTCAGAATTTACAAACAAATATGCAGAAGGTTATCCTGGAGCACGTTATTATAATGGTTGTGAATTCATGGACGAAATTGAAACATTGGCAATTAATCAACTTAAAGAAATATACGGATGTGAATTTGCGAATGTTCAACCACATAGTGGAGCAAATGCAAATCTTGCTGTATATAAAGCGTTCTTAAATCCAGGAGATACAATTCTTGGAATGGATTTAGCAAGCGGCGGACATTTAACTCATGGAGCTCCTGTTACAATTTCAGGCAAATGGTTTAATGCCCATACTTACGGTGTTGACGAAAACGGTTTAATTGATTACGATGAAGTTGCTCGATTAGCACAAGAACACAAACCCGATATGATAGTTGCTGGTGCAAGTGCATATCCAAGACAAATCAATTGGGTAAAGTTTAGAGCAATAGCTGATTCTGTTGGTGCGTTGTTATTAGTGGACATGGCTCATTATTCTGGATTGATCGCAGGAGGTGTATATGACAATCCAGTAGAATATGCAGATGTTGTTACTTCAACAACGCACAAAACATTACGAGGACCTCGTGGTGGAATTATATTATGGAACAATCCTGAGTATACAAGAAAGCTAAATGGAGCAATCTTCCCAGGTACTCAAGGCGGACCATTAATGAATATTATCGCAGCTAAGGCCCAAGCATTTGTCGAAGCAAATACTCGAGACTTTCAATGGTATTCAAAAAAGGTAGTTGAGAACGCAAAAGAATTAGCAAAAGTAATACATAATTCAAAAACATTGGAAGTACTAACAGGTGGAACCGATTCACATATTATTCTTGTAAGTTTAGTCAATTCTAAATTAAGTGGTAGAGAAGCTGCTGATATTTTAGAAAAGCATCGTATTACTGTAAATAAAAATGGCATACCAAACGATCCTAGAAACTTTAAAGAAACAAGTGGCATACGTATTGGTACAGCAGCAGAAACAACTCGCGGTATGACAACAAAAGAATTTGGAAAGTTAGGGCAAAGAATTGTTAAGATACTTGAAGACGAATCACAATGGTAGATATGATAGGCAACTCAAAAAGATGGCAAGACTCATCTAGTGGTTGGGTTGATACTATGACAAAATCAAAAGAGAACAAAGAAGAGTATCAAGAATATATAAAAACAAGAAACAATCCAATCCCATATAGAGATTGGTTAAGAGAGAAAGCAAATGGCATTAAAAAGTAACGCATATACATCATCGCATAACGGCATAAGAAAAGGTACGAGTATTGGAGCAAATCCAAAGAGCAGAGCTACGATGAACAAATCAAAGAAACGTTCATTTAAAAAGTATCGCGGCCAAGGTAAGTGATTTATAACAGATTAGCTTCAGCAGCTTATGGAGAAGGTAGAAAATATTTTAAATGGTGGATAAATGTTTGGTGTAAACGACCTCGTTAAAAAATTATTAATTTTAGGAATCGTTTTACTTCCATGGGAAGTTTTGCTGGTATATATTATAGTTAAGGCCTTTGTATAATAATAAATAAAGATATGGCATATAGCAATAAAGTAGTAAATAGATTTGAAGATGTATTAAATAACCCTGAAAAACATGGAGTTGGACGATTTGATCCAAACGATCCACATGTAGCAACAGGACTAACAGGTGCACCTGCTTGCGGCGACGTTATGAAATTGGATTTAAAACTAAATCCTGATAACGACGAAATCATTGATGTTAAATTTAAAACATACGGATGTGGTTCAGCAATTGCTTCATCTACTTTGTTTGTTGAAATGCTTAAGGGAAAAACAATTGAAGAAGCTAAACTTATAAAAGATAAGGATATAGCTGATTCTTTGGAACTACCTCCAATTAAAATACATTGTTCAGTTTTAGCTGAAGACAGTATTAAAAAAGCAATTGAAGATTGGGAAGAAAAGAAAGCAGGGCGTAATACTTCCTGGATTGAAAAGATGACAATGGGAAAAAAATAAAAATGTATGAATATAAAAGTAAATTAAGAAGAGTTGTAGACGGAGATACAGTAGATGTCGATATTGACTTGGGGTTTGGTATTTGGCTTTATAACGAGCGTGTACGTATTATGGGAATTGATACACCAGAGTCTAGAACGCGTAATAAAATTGAAAAACTATTTGGCTTGGCAGCAAAGAAAAGAGTTAAAGAGCTTCTTGGAAAAAGTCCCGTCCTCAAAACGTTTGTAGGTCGTGGTGGCGAAGATATGAAAGGCAAGTTCGGTCGTATCCTTGGAGATTTTGATTGTTATAATCCATCTGAAGATTCTTGGAGTCCATTAACAAAAATTATGATTGCCGAAGGTCATGCAGTAGAATATCATGGTCAATCAAAAGATGATATTGAAGATGCTCACTTAGAGAATCGCGACAGAATATTAAAAGAAGGTTTAATTGACAAAAAAGCTTACGATAAACTCGTTAAGACAGGGAAGTATAGTTAAATGCTTTTTTGGATAGGCTTTACTCTAATGGTCTTAAACGAAGGATTTGTTATTATGCGACATGTCCATCCTTGGTTTGCGAATAAAAGACAACAGCTTATGGACAAACTTGGAGACAAGTGGAAGAAAATTCATGGAACACTTGACTTTGCATGGATAGGTGGTGTTACTGCTGGTATTCTGATTGATCTTGATAATTGGAAAACTTATGTAGCGGCTTTAGGAATATTTTGGGGAGCTGTTTTATTATTCGTCTATATGCCAAAATTGTATTGTAAAATTCATTCTAGGTTAATTAAATGAAAACTTATAAAGAATACATAAACGAAGATTCCAGATTAGACGATCGTCTCAAAAGTAGATTAGCCAATTTAGTATTCAAATCACAAGATGAATTAAAGAAACCACCATACGATGAAATTAAAATCTTTCGTGATGGTTGGGAACGCATAATATTACCAAGTCCTCCAAGAGAAGATAGAGAATTGGATGCAGTCATAGATGCTGTGAAAAACGCAACTAAAGAACAAATTGAAGATTATAAACTATGTGATCAGAATTCTTCTCATTTCATTGAAAAATATTTAAAAGATAATAATTTAAAATACAATAAAGATACCGTAGAGTTTATTGAAGATCAGTGTGTACCAATTGTTAGACATTATAAAAATCACTTTAATAGACCAAGACCATATCAAGTAGCTGAAGTATACAATAAAGAACTTAACAGATTTGTATCTGACACAGCAAAAACTCCGGCCTATCCTTCAGGCCACGCAATGCAACCAATGGTCGTTGCCCTATATTATGCAAGAAAATATCCAGAACATAAGTCTGAATTAGTCCGTGGTGCAAAAAGATGCGGATACGGTAGAGTAATAGCAGGAATGCATTATCCTTCCGATTATGATGCTGGTATTGAATTAGCAAAACAATTAATGGATTACGTGGAATACAACAAATACTAAAATATTTTCAAAAAACCATTGACATTCATAAAGAACTGTAATATAATATAACCATAATGAGATATAATAATAATAACGGTGGCTTGTCTGTAGACTTGACACCTAGGAAAAGACATCCTAAAGATAAAAGACCGCCAACACCAATGCCATTTGAGATTGGGTTAAGAAAGTTTAGAAAAAATGTTGAAAAAGCAGGAATTCTAAAAGAACTTAGAAAAAAAGAATTTTACGAAAAGCCGACGGCAAAGCGTAAAAGAAAAAGGGCAGAAGGTATTAAAAGACACCAAAAGAAACTTGCACTGGAAAGCAGAGCATTTAATTCAAGAGGAAAAAGATACTAAAAACTATTGACATCTGTCATTAGTTTTGTTATAATAGTTTTGTTCAGTGGGAATAAACCATGACGGCGAGATCGCAAGATTGAGGACCCACGACGGCTACCGCGTTCGGGAGCAACTTTTGAACTACCAATATACCGAGTAGGAATCTGACGCCAAAGAACCAACCACTGAACAACTTTTTTGAATGGAATTTATATTATGGGATTAGTACGTGGAATGTCAACGCTTAACACTCGTAAGCGTAAAGTAAAACTCACAAAGGCTAAATTAGCATCTTACCATGAACAGTGGCTTGCTCACAATCGCTGGGCAAAATCTAAACATTTACATGATCTTCGTTATAATACGGTAGAAGAGTATATAGATTACTGTTTAGGTAAAACTAAAATCACAAGGGAATTCAAACCTTACATACCAGAACCAACTCCTTATCGAAATACACCACACTATCCTAGTATGGAAATTTCCGGCGGTGGATGTGGTACTAAGAAAGAATCTCCTAAATACACTGGGACATTAGTAAAAGGTATTGCTACGATGCATAAATCAAATGCAGTTCCTGTTATTAATCAAAAAGAAGCAACAGAAATATCGAGGATGGCAAAATAATGTTGTATATGGAATATCATTTTGAAATAAATGAAAACGGCCTTCTGTTAACAGATAAGGCAAACCCTAACGAAACCTACATGGTTCAGTTAAAAAGCACTCCATTTAATATTGGAGATAAATTTACATTAGAGTTAGATAACCACAATCGTATGTTCTTTAAGAAAGACGGTCCGGTTCAACTTGCTCTTGGAATTTAATGACAACAAAAAACGACATAACCGGAGATTCTTTAAAAAGCAAAGCATCTAATAAAGCGTATGATAAAGGCTGGGATAGAATTTTTGGTAAAAAGAAAAAACCATTGGATACTAAATATGCACATCCCGTGTATACAAGATATCCACATCTTAAAGATAAGGAAATAAAAGATGAACAACAGTGAAGTAGAGGATCTCAAGATTCAACTGACTATCGCAAATAGAAAAATTGAAACTTTGGTAGAAGAGGTTAATCTCTATAAACAAAAGTATCGTGACGAAGTAGATAACAATGAATATAAATTAAAGTACCGAGAGTTGCTTGATAGTCATTGGGATTTCAAACTAAAACAAAAAGCAATGACCGAATTAAATTACGATGGTAATGAAGATCGCGGCCGATACGGTGAAGACGAGTCTTAGGAGACAATATGAAACCTTGGGAATTAATCCAATTACTTGAAAGAGACAACAGTAGAATCTATAAAGAAGATCTACTTGGCTTACATATAAATGATGAAGGATTAATACAAGGACTACAGTATTGTCTGGATAATATGATTACTTTTGGAGTTGCTGATATTCCAACAAGTCAAACAAACGGCCCAGGACTTTCTCCTGATTCTTTTTATGAACTTGCTAATAAGTTAAAAGATCGTAAGTTAACAGGTCATGATGCTCGAGATGCAATTGTTGTCGCAAGAGAACAAGCAACAAGCGCTGAATGGAATGATTGGTATCGTAGAATCCTTTTAAAAGACCTTAAATGCGGAGTATCTCTCAAGACGGTCAATAACGTTAAGAAAGAAACTATCCCTGTATTCACCTGCATGCTTGCTCATAGTGGTGATAATCATCCAAAGAAAATTACAGGAGATTGTGTTGTTGAATATAAGTATGATGGTGTAAGAGCCATTGTTATTGTTGAAAACGCAAACGCAACGATATATTCTCGAAACGGTAAACAACTTAAAAACTTTCCACATATTGAAAACGCATTCAGTCATAAGATGTTTGATAACTTAGTTTTTGATGGCGAAGTAATGTCAGCTGATTTTCAAACACTAATGAAACAAGTTCATCGTAAAGAAAATGCTCAAACTGAAGATGCATACTTTGCATTATTTGATTTTCTACCTCTTGATGAGTTCAAAACTGGATCGTCAACATTACCTTTAATAAAAAGAAAAGAATTGCTTAAAGGATTTGAACATTCAGAATATTTTAAAGAATGTATTGTTAATACTGAATATACAGTTCTTAATATTGAAGATGATGCTGAAAAGTTTAAAGCAATGAATACCGAAGCAATTGAAAAAGGTTATGAAGGTATTATGGTCAAACCCGTAAATGGTGCTTACGAATGTAAACGATCTTACGGTTGGTTGAAAATGAAACCTTTTATTGAAGTAACACTTAAAGTAATTGATATTGAAGAAGGCACAGGAAAGAACGAAGGAAGCACAGGAGCACTCGTCTGTGAAGGCATTGATGAAGGTAAGCACATTAAAGTTAATGTTGGCACAGGCCTTAGCGATGATCTTAGGAATAGTATTTGGATTGACACTGACTCTGTTGTTGGTCAATTAGTTGAAGTAAGAGCTGATGCAATTACAATAAGTCAAGATTCAGATACAATATACAGTTTAAGATTTCCAAGATTTAAAACTTTTAGAGGCTTTGAGCCAGGAGAAAAACTATGACACAATATGATAGTACGGTAGAACAACAACGACTACTAATAGAGGCAGAGAAATGGGCAGAAGGTGTAAAAGCCATTCATTGTCATTCTTTTACTTCTATGTGGTATGACACTCGTCCACAAGATACAAATTACGGTAAAGAAAATGTTACCGATGTAGAATATAATAATGGTTTAATTAAAAGATCTAAAGGCGGTAATCCTATTCATACTTTTGGAAAAGAACTCAAAGGTCGTGATTTGGTTGATGCTTACAGACAAATGACATGAAATATTTTATATACATTTTAGGTTTAGCATCTCTTATTGCATTTACCGTTTCTCCATCAGTTGATCTTTCAGCATCAACAAGTTATGAAACAGACTTGTCATATATTGAAACATCCGATTACGAACAGGAATGCCTAGCAGTAAATGTTTATCATGAAGCAAGATCTGAAAACTTGGCAGGTAAATATGCCGTTGCTGATGTTGTATTGAATCGTGTACGTGACGATAGATACCCAGATTCTATCTGTGGTGTAATATATCAAGGAGAACATACACCTTCTTGGAAGAACCCTAATGTTCTTGTACCTGTAAGAAATCGTTGTCAGTTCAGTTGGTATTGCGATGGTAGGTCAGATGAAACAACAGAATTAGACGCATGGGAAGAATCAAAAATGGTTGCGATTCAAATATTAGATCATAACAAGTATCGTGGTTTAACAGAAGGAGCAACTCATTATCATACAACATTCATAGATCCATATTGGGCTTCATCACTTCAGCAAGTAGGAACAATCGGAAGTCATATTTTCTATCGTGCAGAATGAATAAATAACTCTATAATATAAATTATGGAGTACATTATGAAATACGCTGGAGTTGACTACAGTTTAAGTAGTCCAGCAATTTGTATACATGAAGGTAAAGAATGGAGTTATGATAACTGTACCTTTCATTATTATGTAAAGCAAAAGAAATTGCTACAAGGAGAAAAAGGTCAGTATCAAGCTACTATGTATCCTGACAATTGGAACACAGACCAAGAAAGATATGACATGCTTGGTTCTTGGTCGCAATCGAAATGTTTTGAATGCGACTTTGTTGGTATTGAAGGATATGCATTTGGAGCAGTAGGTAGAGTTTTTCAAATCGCAGAGAACTGTGGTTTATTTAAACATAAGCTATATGAAAAAAATATACCTCACGAAGTTTATCCTCCAACAATGATTAAAAAGTTTGGAAGTGGAAAAGGAAATGCAAATAAAGAATTTATGATTGAAGCGTTTGAAAAAGAAGTTTCTATTGACATTCGCGAAAAATGTGGTATAATAACAAAATCATGGAATCCTATTACTGATATCGTAGATGCTTACTATATTTGTAAATACGGATTCTACAAACAAAACGGAAAATTAGATGATAGTAATATTTAACGGACCCCCAGCTTCAGGTAAAGATGAAGCAGCAAGTTTATATAAAGAACAATTTGGTTTCGGTAACCTATCTTTTAAGTATCAGTTATTTAAAGAAACTGTAAAACATTTTGGTGTTGACCAAAGATGGTTTATGGAAGGGTATGATAATAGAGAGACAAAAGAAAAGAAAGAAATTGCATTAAACGATATGTCTCGTAGAGAAGCAATGATTCATGTCTCTGAAGATATTATTAAACCAAAGCATGGATTAGATTACTTCGGACAATTAGTTGCTGAAGAAATTGAAGTAGACAAACACTATGCAGTAGCAGACGGTGGATTTGTTGAAGAACTTGAACCTATTATTGAAAAAGTAGGAACCGAAAATATAGTCATTGTTCAATTGACAAGAGAAGGACACGATTATTCAACAGATAGCAGAAGATACTTTAACGGTAACTTAATTAAAGAAGTAGCAATTAATCATGAAACCAGAGTTGATAAAGCATATGTACTTAAAGAAGAAATGGATATTAAAACTTATAGAGTACATAACAACGGCTCAGTGAGAAACTTTCAAAGTGTACTTACCGATATTTACAATGAACTAAACGAAGATTATAAACTTGATAGCATTAACAGACAAACTGAAGAACATTCCGAAACCGAACATAATCAATCTGAAGACGTGTCCTGATAGAAAAGCCTGGACTGAATCAGAATTTTTAAGACACGGCGTTGAAGATATAAGAGTTCATTCTTATGATCGTTATGAGGAAGGAGTATCAATTCCTTTCGTAGGTGATCCTGACATTGTAACTAAAACTACAAAAGGAGTTACATCATCTCATTTACTTACGATTAAATGGTGGTATGAAAATACCAACGAAGAGTTTGGATTATTCTTTGAAGACGATCTTGATTACGAAACAGTTCAACATTGGAATTTTACATTAGAAGAATATATCGAAAGATGTGATAGATATGATTGGGGAGCATTACATATGTGTAATGTATTTGAGTATCCTTATGATTATCAAAATGAGTACATACCTATGATTCCTCGAAAACGAGTTCCTTGGGATCATGGATTACAGGCTTATGCGTTAACAAGGAATTACGCACAAAAGATAGTAGAATATTATTTTCCTGAAGACGGCGGTAAGATACATTATAAAATGCCATTAGGTTCTCCAATAACAACAGAGAACAATATATTACATGGCTTTGGATTAGTTATTTCCTTTCCACTGTTTAACCATAATGTAACCGACTTCAGATCAAAGAATATATATTATTATAATGAACAAGCAAGTTCAGCTTTCTACTCATACGAGTTCTTAAAAGCTTGGTGGGAAGACAAAGGTCAATGGTTATCGCTTGATGGCATATTTGATAGTGAACGTGAAGAAAATAAAATTTATGAGGAATTATAAAAATGAGTTGCATATATAAAGGCGAAGTTGTAGAATCAGAACTATCCGTAAATAGTAAAGGCGGAACTGAAATGATGAGACAACGTTTAATAGATAACATTGGTAAAGAAGTATTGGAAAAGGTAGCAGTACATTTATCAAGACCAAGAGAATTATACGATGATGTACCAAATATACTTTGGTGTCATGACCTAGCAGAAGATCCTGAGAATAAAGTATTAAGAGACGGTGGTTGGGATAAGTTCAATCATTTTGTATTTGTCTCTGCATGGCAAAGAGATCAATATGTTGTAAGATATGGTATTCCGTATTCTAAATGTTCTGTTATTAATAATGCAGTTGAAAAGAAATACGATCCAAAAGAAAAGGACATGGAAACAGTTCGTTTCATTTATCATACAACTCCTCATCGTGGATTAGAATTACTTGTTCCTGTATTTGAGGCTTTATGTAAACAACACGACAATATTCATCTTGATGTTTATTCAGGATTTGAAATATATGGTTGGGAACAACGTAATGAAGCATACAAAGGTTTATTTGAAAGAATTAATCAACATGATAAAATGACTCATCATGGAGTCGTATCAAACGATGAAGTACTCGAAGCTTTAGATAAGTCTCATATATTCTTATACCCTAATGTATGGAAAGAGACATCGTGTATCGCACTGATTGAAGCTGTTAAATCTCAAGTAATATGTATCCATCCAAATTATGGAGCTCTTCCTGAGACTGCATCAAATGCAACCATTATGTATGATTGGAATGAAGATATCAATGCTCACGCAAACTTTAGCTTTGCAGTTGCGAACCAAATTCTAAATCAGATGAAACAAGATCCTAAGTACTTTCATGGATTTACTTTTTCTGATAGATTTAACCTAGCAAGGAATAGTATCGCTTCCTTTGCTACTATGTGGAACACTCTATTAAGGAACATCGGAGATGCCTACCAAAGATAACATAATTCAGTTTCCTGTATTAAATGAAGATAATAACTGGACTCCTGAAGACGTCGGAAATCGTATTCGAGAATACAAAGAAAGTTATTCATCAGAACTAACTGAAATTATTTGGGAAAACGTATTAGGAGAAATGGCAAGAGCTGGGTGTAACCTAGACGAAGATATTGAAAAATACTTTCCAAGTATGATATTAGTATTTGAGGCAATCAAATCTTTACATCTACAAACAATGGGTGTGGATCACGAATTGCAGAATTTTGCTGAGGAACATGTATTTGTTCAAGATAGCGAAACTCCAGGGTCAGTAACTGGTGGATATATCACAAATATTGAAGAAACTATTGACAATGACGAAGAAATAGATTAAAATAGCTATTGTAAATTAAATTATGAGTGTACACTATGATATTAGTAGATTATAACCAAGTTATGCTTGCGAGTCTTTTCGCAGGTATTGGTAATCATACAAACGTTGAATTAGATGAAAATCTGTTACGACATATGTTTCTGAATTCTATCAGATTCAATCGTAAAAAGTTTTCTGAAGACTATGGAGAGATTGTTCTCTGTTGTGATAATACAAATGTTTGGAGACGTGATTACTTTCCTTATTACAAAGCAAATCGTAAAAAGAATCGCGACGAATCAGAATTAGATTGGAATTACTTATATGATGTGATTCATCAAATTCGGAAAGAAGTTCAAGAATTCTTTCCGTATAAAGTATTATACATTGATCGTTGTGAAGCAGACGATATCATTGCTACGATAGTTCAAGAAAAAGGTACTGAATTAAATACAGGTTCAGAACCAATTTTGATTCTATCAGGAGATAAGGACTTTATACAATTACATAAGTATGCAAATGTCTCACAATACAATCCAGTTCTCAAAAAGTGGATTCGTCATGCAAACCCAGAAGTATATATTCAAGAACATATACTAAAAGGTGATGTTGGTGACGGTGTACCAAATATCTTGAGTGCTGATAATTGTTTAGCAATTGGTGAAAGACAAAGGCCAATGACTAAGAAAAGAATTGATATGTTTACAAAAACTCCTGAAGAAATGGATGAAGAAACAAAACTAAGATTTAATCGTAATAAACAAATGATTGATCTTAGTCAGATTCCTCAGGAATATAAAGATATCATTCTTAAAGAATATAATAACCAAGAAGAGGTTGGCAGAGAACATCTATTTAACTACTTCGTAAAACAAAAGCTGAAGAATTTAATTTCAGATATACAGGATTTTTAATATGATAAGAGATGCAATATCAAAAATACTTACCAATGCAGGTAAGGAAAAAACAGTAAAAGGTAAAATTGAAGTTTTACTTTCAAACGATTCGGTACCTTTAAGAACAGTACTAAGATTAATATACGATGAAACAATTGAATTCTTAGTACCTGATACACCACCGCCTTTTAAAGAAAGCAAACTTGACGATTTAGATACTTTACTATATCGTGAAGCAAGACGTTTGAAAATTTTCTTTAAAGGTGGAGGATATGATAATATCGCACAAATGAAAAGAGAATCACTATTCATAAGTTTGCTTGAAGATCTCGATAAAGGAGATGCTAAACTTTTAGCAAATAATCTAATAAGTCATACACCTGTTAAAGGTTTGACTCGCAAAACTGTAGAAGCAGCTTATCCTGAGTTGTTTACTACTCCAATGGACATGACGTAATAAGGAGACCGATATGAGCAAGCGGATTAAAAGATACCGCGATGCCGATTGGGCCGAACCAAAAGTTGAAGATAAACAACTAGACAAAGAAAAGAAATCTCGTAGATCTGAAGATCGAAAGCGCAAATTATCCGATAAAAAACAATTTATCTCATAAAACTATTGACATTATCTCCGTTTTGTGTTATAATATTATTATGAAATGGAAAAAAAATGGAAAAAATTATGGATCATAGAACAGATAAACTGATCCTTGTAGATTGTGACGGCGTATTGCTTGATTGGAAATATGCATTCTATAAATGGATGTCAGAAAATAATTATTCAGTAGTTAAGGAAGGCGTCTACGATGTTGCCGAAACTTTTGGAATTACTAAGAAAGAATCAAAAATACTTGTTAGACAATTCAATGAGTCTGCAAGAATTGGATTTTTACCGGCTTTAAGGGATTCAATTAAATATGTCAAAAGATTACATGAAGAAGGTTATATTTTTCACTGTATTACTTCTCTTTCTACTGACTTCTTTGCCGGTAAGCTGAGACAACAAAATCTTGAAAAGCTTTTCGGAGCTTCAGTATTTGAAACAATTGTATGTTTAGACTGTGGAGCCGATAAGGATGACGGTCTATTACCTTACAAGGATAGTGGCTGTATTTGGGTTGAAGACAAACCCAAAAATGCTGAACTTGGAGTTGAATTAGGTCTAAGGTCTGTATTAATAGAACATCTATTTAATGCTGATTATGAACATCCTGAAGTACAAAAAGTTAAAAATTGGAAAGAGATTTACGAATCAATCGTATAAATACTATTATGCAATATAGGATTGGATACTAAATGCCGACATATATCTTTGAAGATCAAAATACAGGTGAACAATTTGAAAAGTTCATGTCTATCGCATCCCGCGAACAATACCTCAAAGACAACCCACATTTAAAAACTATTATAGCTTCAGCGCCCGGTTTGACTGATGCGGCGCGACTTGGACGGATGAAACCCGACCAAGGTTTTCGTGATTTACTTACATCAATGAAAAATAATAAATCATACACTGGAAACAAAATCAACGATTGGAAGTAATTTCTAATTGCCTCCATCAAGTTGATGTATAAGGAGGTTTTATGTCAAGACAGCGTCGTTTATCACCAAAAGAGAAGAGGAAGATGGTAGGGAAACAAAAGAGGACTTTAGATACTAAATTCTCAATGAATAATATTTCACCATTGACACCAACTCAAGAAGATATGTTCGACAGCTATCATGCTGGGTATAATATAGCTGCTATCGGAACGGCAGGCACAGGAAAAACAATGTGCGGATTATATCTTGGTTTAAGTGATATTTTAAATGATGATAATTATGACCAAGTAATAATTGTTCGTTCGGCAGTACAAACAAGAGAGCAAGGTTTTATGCCAGGCACTCAGGCTCAAAAAGAAGCCGTATATTCTGTACCCTATGCTGATATAGTCAACAACCTATTTGGCAGAGGAGATGCTTGGGAAATACTAAACCATAAGCATTCTGTTAAATTTATGACATCATCGTTCGTTCGCGGACTTACATTTGATAATTCTATTATTATTGTAGATGAATGTCAAAGCATGACTTATCACGAACTCGACAGTATAATAACAAGAGTTGGTGATTCGTCGAGAATCATATTCTGTGGTGATACAGCGCAAGACGACCTTGCGGGAACTAGACACAAACATGATACATCAGGACTTGCAGATTTTTTAAGAGTCCTACAAAGAATGGACCATTCTTTCAAAGTAGTTCAATTTGGAATTGAAGATATTGTAAGAAGCGGTCTGGTAAAAGAATACATTATAGCAAAGGAGAGGACGGAACTCAAGCCGGCTTTAGTGGCTTAATAAACTTGGAAGGGGATCTTTGGATCCCCAACCTTCCATTAGGAATATATTATGAAATTATTTGAACATAACGCGGACGCACCTGTCCTTGAAAAATTAACAAGATCTTCAGTAAATGGTAAAAGAATTTACCAAACTCCATCCGGTGACGGATATCCATCTGTTACGACTGTCCTATCAATATTAGGAAAAGAAGATATACAAAGGTGGAGAGATCGTGTAGGCCATGAAGAAGCCAATCGTATATCAACACAAGCTGCTCGAAGAGGTACTGCAGTTCATAAGTTATGTGAAGATTATTTAGATAATGATCCTGACTTTTCTAAAAAGCATATGCCATCAAATATACATATGTTTAATACAATGAAACCTATCTTAGATAAAAATATAAATAATATTTGGTACCAAGAGTGTTTTCTCTATTCTAACGAATTACAAACTGCAGGACAAGTAGATTGCATCGGAGAATGGAAAGGTGAACTTGCTGTTATTGATTTCAAGACATCAAGGAAACTAAAGAAAGAAGAATGGATTCTAAATTATTATATGCAGGTTTCATTCTATGCAAAAGCATTCGAGGAAATGACTGGTAATAAGGTTAATAAAGGAGTGGTCTTTATAGGTGTAGATGGAAACGATCCTCAAGTATTTGAGTTTAACACAAAAGAATATCTTGACCACTTTAAAGCAGTAAGAAGTACATATAAGGAATTATATGAAAAAGATAAGATACATAATCTCTGATGATAACATGGGAGTGTTCCTAGGAACATACAACGGATATGATCTTGGGATGGAAGAAGATGGTAGAATATACGCTTGCTTTGCTGCTAACAATCCATTTGGGCTAACTACTGCTTGTTCTTTTAAAACTGAACGAGCTGCAAGACAATATATGATAGATATGTTCCCACAAAAGAAAATGAAAAATCTTATCACTAAAGTAGTTGAGACCGAGAGCGAATTTCCTACTGTAGTAGATATTATTAAATCAGGTCACGGAGAAGATTGCTTTGATATGATAGATGGATTGGTAGCTGAAGGAAGCCAAGTAATTCACTAAATTTAACTATTGACATTCATAAAGAAATGTAGTATAATAATCAGATGTTAAATGAAAAAAAATTAGTACAAGAAGCGCTGATGTTGGCAATCAAAGCCCATGAGGGTCAAAGACGGAAGTACACCGGCGAACCTTATTCCATACATCCTATAGGTGTATCGAAAATAGTGGAATCTGTTGAGCATACTCCGGAGATGGTTGCAGCTGCATTATTACATGATGTAGTTGAAGATACTCCAGTTACCTTTCGAGAACTCAAAGATAAGTTTGGATCTACGGTAGCAGAATATGTTCACTACTGCACAAACGTTTCCGAAAAGGAAGATGGAAACCGTGCGTTTCGTAAAAAGATGGACGCAGACCATTTTGCATTAGGACCTCCAGAGTCTCAAACAATTAAGATCGCTGACCTAATACATAATAGTCAAACAATCATACCTTACGATCAAAAGTTCTTCCATAAAGCATACAAGTACGAAAAGAAGTACATGATGGATGTTTTAACGAAGGCAGATCAATCCCTTAAAGATCAGGCGCAATCGATGCTTGACGAATCTTGGAATCCGGCCAAATAGGTCGGATTTCTTTCTATATTCCAAAAAGTTCTAACAATATAACTATAAATTATAAAAAAGTTCATATTTCTTTATGAAAACTATTGACATCATAACGAAACTATAGTATAATGGTTGTATAAATTATGGAAAAGGTGGAAAACATGACAAAATTTGACAAACAACTATTTACTTGGGATGGTATGTATCTCATGTATAGAGGAGATTTTGAAGGCTCCAAAACAATGGATGAAGTTCATCCTAACTGCCATCCTTCTTGGGTTGGTAAAGTAAAACCTTCTTTTATTGCTAGGTTCAAGTATGGTGCAAAGCCGTATAAATCTTACATCAATTGTATTACTGAAAATTATACAGTTGAAGAATACCTAAAAGTTTCAACCGAAAAAAGTCCTCTTGAAGCTGTTCAAGCTGTTGGATATTCAGGAAGAGGAAGATATTATTCAAGGAGTGCTGCATAATGAAAAATACATATTGGGAAGAAAAAGGAACTTATCAAGAAATTTGCGATAAGCTTCAAGAAATGGTTCCAGTAAGTGGAGCTTGTTATAATATACCTGATGATGAAACGTCAGGCGTTAATAAACCACTTGATATGTTTCGTGAATCTGTTAATGCATATTACGATATTTTTAATAACGGTGGATGTAACTCCGCGACTCGTAGAGTTTCTTACTACTTTCCTGGTGTTATGTCAGTCATTAATCGTAACTATAGAAACATTGATTGGGAACTCGTTGAAAGTATTGTGGAACCTATAATGGATAAGAGAGTTTTGCTCACAGCAAAAAAGATGAATTTATTTTCATAAAACTATTGACATTCATTATGAAACCATATATAATGGTACTATAAATTGGAAAAAGGAATAAAATGGAAAATTACATTGTAAAACAAATTAAGATCCCAGAGGCAGAAGAGGAATATCCAAATCTGTATGGGTGGAACGGAGCTGAGGAGAAATCACCAGCTTGGAAAGCAAAGCTTGAGTCTATGCATTTTAGACAAGAGGATAAGTTTGATATAAACAACTTACCTTATTATCAAGATTGCTACGAGGTTCAAGCGCAATGCTTGGATAGTGTATTTAGAATCACAAACCTATGGGATGAACCTGATGCAGTGTTCACCATTCAAGTTGGTCATAGTACTTCAGTCGGTGATATCATCGTTGAGAAAAGTACAGGAGATCATTACATGGTTTGTAATTTTGGATTTAAATTGTTAGGCGTTACTGAGGTACAGAAAGTTGCTTAAGGAAATGTTTACCTTTTTGGATGATCTCCGTGCAAGCGGCAAGATCAATATGTTTGGAGCGCCGACGGCTTTACAAGAAGCTTTCGGTATAACAAAAGAAGAGTCATTCGAAGTCTTTAAGGCTTGGACTGACACATTTAATAATAAGTGAGGAAAATATATTATGGCACATGAATTAGAAATTGTGAATGGTGTAGCAAACATGGCTTATCGTCAATCGTCAGGAGTACCCTGGCATGGACTTGGAACTCCAGTTGAAGATGGCATGTCACCTATCGAAATGATGAAGGCTGCAAATCTTGATTGGACAGTGTCCAAGAAAAAATCATTCGTTGAAATCAACGGAGAAAATGTAGAAACAGGTCAGGAAGCTTTAGTTCGCGACAGCGACGGTAAGATTCTGACAAATGTTTCTGGTAATTGGAAACCTTGTCAAAACCAAGAAGCTTTTGAATTCTTTAATGAGTTCGTAAATGCTGAAGGTGCTAACTCTATGGAGATGGACACAGCAGGTAGTTTAAAAGACGGTCAAATCGTTTTTGCAGCTGCTAATGTAAATGACGGGTTTACACTCGCAGGTGGAGACGAAGTAAAAGGATATCTTTTATTCTCAAATCCGCATGTATACGGAAAGTCAATCGATGTTAAATTCGTAATGACAAGAGTTGTTTGTAACAATACTCTTTCTATGGCTTTAACTGAAAGAGGTCAACCTGCCGTAAGGTTATCTCATAGAAATCATTTCAATCCTGAAATGGTTAAAGAGTTACTTGGTATCTCACACAATCGTGTTGAGCAATTCCAACAAGCTGCTGAGTTCCTTTCTTCAAAAAGGTATTCTGATTCTGCTTACAAGACATTCCTTGCTCAAGTATTTGGTACTTCTAATCAAGAAGGTAAAGTTCTATCAAGAACTGCTGAACGTGCATTGGAAGTTGTTGATACTCAACCAGGAGCAAATATGTCACCAGGAACATGGTGGAATGCTTATAACTCAGTAACCTATATGACTGACCACGAAATGGGTAGGTCTGCGGATACAAGAGCTGCTGCTGCTTGGTTCGGACATAACGCAAAGAGAAAGCTTGATGCTCTCAATCTTGCGGTTGAAATGGCGGAGGCTGCATAAGCAGCTTCCATTTTCATGGAATTTAATTTATCACAGCTATTGACATTCATAAAGAACTATTGTATAATAGCTGTATAAATTAAATTAATTGGAGAAGATATGAAATTTGATAATAATGGAAAAGTGAGAACAGATGCCTATGTAGGAACATTTGCTACTGATGATGCAGCAGGAATGCTGGAAGTTGAGTCAATTAAAACCTTTGTTAAAAATATGAACAAAGAACTTAAATACCTTGACGCAAGAGATAAGAGAAACATGCCGATTAGGTTTAGAACTACTCTTAAAGCAAGAAAGCCAATTAATAAAATAAGACATTTTAGAACTGGACAACTCAGAGGTTATTCATACCACGGAGATGTTCTTGGTGGAATGGCAAATGCTGGAGCTGTTGATGTTTACATTCACAGAAATCTAACTGATGCCATGTGGAAACAAAGAGTGATGGCATGAAGATAAAGATTGAAGTAGAACTTGATACTGATAGAGATGCTCATGAAATAGAACAACTTATTGATATCGTAGAAAAAATCAAAGAAAAAGCAAAAGAGGTAATAGAAGATGAGTAAGATTCTTATTACGGGTGGTACTGGGTTTGTGGGAACAAACCTTTTGCCTATGTTAATTGAAAACGGTCATGAGGTTGTCTTGGTTGATAATCTTGCACAATCCGTTTATGTACCAGAGTTTCATCGAGCAGCAAACTTTTATCTTGCTGATATTCGCGATGCAAACATGATGAATAAAATTTTTGAAGCTGAAAAGCCTGATATGGTATTTCACTTTGGTGGTTTGGTTTCTATATATGACTGTCATAATGACCCAGTAGATGCAGCAGAGAATAATATCATTGGTTCTATCAATGTATTTAATGCAGCTCTTAATAGTGGTTGTGATAGAGTTATATTTTCAGAAACTTCAGCAGTATATGAAAATGTTGAATTACCTGAGAGTGGATATCAAGAAGGTTCTTCAGATCCTACAACTTTCTATGCAGCTTCAAAAGCATCAGTTGCTTTGATAGCAGATAGTTATGCTAGGACAAGAGGATTAAAATATACTGCATTAAGGTATTTTAATATCGCAGGACCAATACAAGATTATAAGAGAACTGTACCTCCTCTATTCGCAGGAGTTGCACTTAGACTATTAGGTGGTAATAATCCAATCATATTTGGAGACGGTACACGTAGACGAGATTTTATACACGTTGATGATGTAAATCGTTTTCACTTACAATGTCTAACTGACGAAAGAACAATTGGAGAGACCTTTAATCTAGGTATGAATCAATCTCATTCTCTATACGAAATATCAGAAATTATTTGGGATTACCTTAAAGATGAAACAAGTCTATCTAACCTAGAATATGACCAACTTCCAGAGATCAATGGAGAAGCTCATACAATTTTTGCTAATATTGATAAGGCAAATGAATTAGGCTGGGTCCCAGAAAAGACGATACAAGATGCTATTTATGATACGATAGATTACCTGAAGAACGAAATAACAGAAGGTAATGTGAATCCAGAAGGCTTTATGGCTGATATTGATACAGATTCCGTAAAAATATAGCAACTATTAAAAAAAGTTAGTTTATTTTCATAAAAACTATTGACATTCATTATGATATAGAGTATAATAGTTGTATAATTTGAAAGGAAAAGGAGAAATTATGAAAATCGTTATTCAAACTCAATACCGCGAAAACTATGCGGCTCACAACGAGGACTATGTCCATGGGGTTTCTGAACCTTATTGGAAGTTCAAAGGTGGCGACACGTATGTCGTAAGTTGTAGTTTGGCCGACGCCCAAGATTCTTTCTTTAGGCAAGCTGCTATGGATGCAGTTACTTTCTCTAATGAGGCTGCTGAGGAATATGTACTTGATTACAATATTCTTGATGACGCAGACTTTTCTATCAAAGACCACATTCAAGACTGGGAGACTCCTACAAACCTTTGGTTTGATGGTGAGAACTTCTGTGCTACCAAGATCACTCACAATGATGAGTTCGGTTATATGAGATCTGAAATTAAGGGTAAGACTGAGTCTTGGATTATCACTAAAGAGAACAATAGGTCTAAATACGAATGTTCCTTTATTGTAGAAAGTGGTGATGAACTGTCTAGTTCTGAGCTTAAAGCATATTTAGCAGAGGCAGCGTAATATGTATATTGAAAAAGAAACTAATAAAATTGCCGACACACTTTTAACAGTCGGTTTTGGAATAGTAGTGCTATTGCTTGTTTTTATAGCACTCGTTAACACGACATCAATACCTGATGTTCACATATCACATTCAACAGGAGAATGCGTTAAAGTAATAAATTACGATGAAAGGTTTATCTACAACTGTAGTAACTACCCTTCAAAGTACAATCACATATGGGTGAAATAATGGAAATAATAACAGGAATCTTGGCTTGTATTATAATGGGCTTGTTTACTTACATCGGAGTTCACATTCAAGAAGAAAGAAGACAAGGTAATCATATACCTTTACTATGGGAAGAAGGCGGTTTCTTTAAAAGAACCAAAAGAAAAATATTTGACAAGTCAGATCTTAAATATAGAGATGGAGACAATACATGAGACCTTTAATTGAATATTGGAATGATAGTATTGATTCTATCTCAAATTTAACAGATTGGAAATATGTTGGAAAAGTAGTTTTAGTTTTCCTACCAGTTATTTTCTTTACTGTTTGGTATTATACATTAAAAGGTATTTGGCTTTCAACTGAGTACATCAATAAGCAAGGCGATAAATTTCTAAAATGGTTTATACAAGATGATTGAAATATTAAAAGAAATTACTGAATGGGATTGCTATAAAGTTAATAATGGCTTTTATCATATTAACGGTGCAGGACAATTAGTTGCACATCAACCTGAAGGTGGTGAATTGAAAGTTTTTAAAACACCTATCAAAAACTTCTCTAAATCAAGACGTAAGTTTTTAAAGGTCGGAGATTATCAAGAAAAGAATAATCTCGGAGGTATTCCTGTGAAAGGCAGTAATGGGAATACATATTATATTGTGGACGGTAAATGTTCTTGTAAAGGATTTCAGTTCCGCGGAGATTGTAAACACATAAGGAGCTTGGCAGCATGAAAAGATTATTACAAAAAGGAACGATATTTATAGTAGACAGTTGGAGACTAGTAATGGATGCAAGGTATAATCCATTAAGGTTTATACCAGATCCAAGTTTACAAATGTATTTTACATTAGTGCTATTTACTGTGTGGAGTGTATACTTCGGTTTCGTTGCGACATTTTATATGGGATGGTTAGGATATCAAACACTAACAAGTATTGCAGTACATATTGGAGTTATATTTCCAATTGCATTTACAAATGCGGTCTTTTTAGATGCTGAAAGAAACGGTTCAAAATGGTTACAAAATTGGAGAAAGAAAGATGAATTATGATTCTATAGAATTTGCTACAAGGGAAAACTTTATTAGGCAATACTTTAATGCATTTAGTAATAAAGACATTGATGCTTTAGAAAAAATGTTTGATAAAGATGTTACTCTAACAGATTGGGATATATCTGCTGAAGGTATTCTACCTGTCTGCAGAGCAAATGAACAAATCTTTAATTCTGTATTAAGGATTACTGCTATTCCTGAAGAGATTATTATTGACGGTAATAATGTTTGTGCATTGTTAACTATTGAAGTAATCACTGAAGGAACAGATCCAATAAACGATTTCGCAGAAAACCACGAAACACTTAAGGTCGTAGATTTAATAACGCTGACTAATGACTTTAAGATTAAATCAATATCAGCGTTTAAACAATAAGTATGGACGAAAGAATCTTAAAAGAGATACGACTCGCAAGAAATTTAGCAAGAGAAATACAATGGGTTATAGATTCTGGTGGTGTAATGCCAGTTCAGATTCGTAACCAATTTGATCCTCTTAAAAAGTTTTATGATGAGTGTATAGCAGAAGAAGAAAGTATTTTTTACAGTATGTAAAATATATCATATTTTTATAAGTAGTTATTCATTCCGGTTATATATACTTGTATAGGCCAAGTGAAATTCTTGGTTTAGTAACGTGGATAAATATGAGCTTTGAAAAAATTAAAGATGGTGCAGAACTTGCAGTTCTTGTCATGATCTTCTGTCTATCAATCAGTGGTGTAAGTCCAAGTTTATTATAATAAAAAATCAGAGGTGGACCATGAGGCAATTCGTAAGACGGGTTGTACTCAGCGAAATCTGTATCGAGTGTATGTTAATTCTTATGTTTATGGGAACAACAATTTACAGCATAAGTACGATTGTATAACCTGAGTGCAATCTAACCGGTTAAGGGAGTTGAAAGGCTCCCTTTTTTATTGTGTATGTTTTTTAGCAATTGCTATTGCTTCTTCTACTGTATACGGACTACTATGTGCCAATGGTGCTTTCGTTTCGGTTATGTTTGGAAAAACATCTGATAGTCTTGCATTGATTTCAAAGAATGGTATTTGCTCAGGTGGTAATTCATCTTCACTCCATATTGCTTCAACAGGACATTCAGGAACACAAAGACCACAATCAATACATTCATCAGGATGTATTACTAAAAAATCAGGTCCTTCATAAAAGCAGTCAACAGGACATACTTCCACACATTTAGTATCTTTACATCCGACACAAGGACTACCTACTACAAAAGCCATAACGAATTATCTCTTAGGACATCTAATTTTTGCTTTTTTGGTTATCTTATAATTATTATATGCTACCAAGCCAGTCAAAGCAGCTGACATAAATTTCCATTCATTCCACATTAGTTCACCATATTCTTCATCAGCATAAAACACGTTACTCACAGCCCAGATAACACTACCTTTTAAAGCAATCATCTCGCCAACTTCTGGGACTGGTGGTAATAAAGGATTTGCTTCTTCAATACATGAATACTTAACTCCTTCATAAGTCGTATATACATCTGCTATATGTGCTGTCCAAAATAAAACATTAACTAATAATTTATCCTTATTACTATGTTGCATAACAAATTCATTAAAACTTAATTCACCAAGTATTAACGTAGGTTCTTTATATTGAGGTAAGGTTTGAACTCTTCTAACTGTTTCGTCACTATAAGGAGCGTGATGTCCTAATCTGATAAGTTCTTTTGTTGCTTCAGAGAGTTCTGATAATAATGGGTCTTTTGGAACATATGCTTGTGCAGGAATTATAAAACATAATCCTAAAATAAGACTACTTAGTAGTCGCGATAAAAACACCATTCCAATCCTTGGGAAGATCTTGCGTTTTCATGTATTCACAACGCTCAATCCACATTTTGTAATAACCGTCCATTTGTCCTTCAAAGCAATCCATGAGGTCATTACATATTTTAATCGCCTTATCAAAGTTTTGCTTTTGATAATTTGAATGCATTGCTTTGTGCATATCTACTGGTTTAATATATTTATCTTTATTTAGATCGAGAACAGTATATATTGTGATACCTATTGTTTTTCCTTTCACAGCAAGATCATCAACCTTTAGAAAAAAGAATTCATTCGGATTACAACGATCTACAGTTTCTTCTCCGACTAATAATAGACAACCATATTCTTTACACTTGGATTCTATTCTTGCGGCTGTTGATACGGCATCTCCAAGTATATCGTAGCTGTGACGAGATGTACTTCCCATTTCGCCAACATATCCAAGACCGCTATTAATACCTGCTCCCATACCAATCGGAGGTCGACCTTCTTTTGTAATTTTATTATTAAAGGATTCAACAGCTCTTAACATATTAATACCAGTTTGTACTGCCGTCTTTGCATGATCTTTATCTTCCATAGGAGCATTATGTATATGCATACTTGCGTCTCCAATGTATTTGATAATCATTCCATTTGCATCTAGAACAGGTTGTGTAATTGCATCCATATAACCATTCATTAATGTGGTCAGTCCTTTAACATCATCTCCGAAGCTTTCGCCCAGTGGAGTAAATCCTCGAAGATCACTGAATACAATACTTACATCTTTTTTCATTCCGTCCTTGACAAGTGAGGGATTTTGTTGTAAAATAGTAACAACTTCTGGAGAACAATACCCAGCGAATTGTTTCATGATTTCGCGCTTTTCTAAAAATGTTAAATAGTATTTGTTAAAGGAACTTTGGGCAAACACAACTAAGGAACTCAATGAAATCAAAGATGCGTCAACGAAGATCAATGAACCGCTCCAAAGCCAGTAACTCACTCCGTATCCGGAAGAAACAAGACCAAGACTTATTAACACCCCAGGAGTTATGGGCAAGATATAGACCGCTCCAAGGATACCTAGACTCAATAAGACCAGAAGACCGAGCTCGAGTATTGGCTTCCAGTCGGGAATCTGTATTTCAACTCCTGAAAGAACGGTCTGAATTAGTTGGGCTTGAACTTCGTGGGGATACATTGCACCCGTTGGGGTTGAAACTGGATTAGAGACACCTTCAGCTGTTACTCCAAAGATAAGAACCTTTCCACTAGGTAAAGGATCAGTAATACTTATTTGTTCAAATTGATTCCAAAACGCAATTGGTAATTCAGCAAAACTATTTGTTGTGATAGGATCTTGACGACCCATACGAATCCATTCAACGCCGTTGGCGCCTACCTTCATTTGGTAACTGGGTTCTCCTGAATACACACGTAAGGTGTCAAGGGCGAGACTAGGGTATACGTTCCCGGCTGCTTCGACAACAAGTGGTGCTCTACGCACGACTCCGGTTGGTTCATCAGGTATAGCAACGGTAGCACCAACCCCGAAAGCGAAATTAGACAAATTGTCGATAGGATAAAGTAATCCAGGAAATTTGTAGAGCCATTTTTCATTTTGTTCTCCAAAGGTAGCGACACCTACAAAGGTACCTAAACCACCTGTTAATTGTTGTGATGGTGCTGAGGCCAACACCACTGCTTTTTGTTGCATTTCAAATGCAAGTAAATTGTCTTCTCCAAATCTATCTTCTTCGGAGTATATTAAGTTAAGTACATAAAGGCTATCATTAGGGCCGTCACGTAAATAATCAGCAATGGAACCGCGAGGCCAAGGATACTGACCTTTGGCAGAGATTGCGGTTTCGTCGATGTTGACGAGGACCACGTCTTCAATAATTTCTTTTGTTTGATTTTGCTGTAACGCGTCATAATAAGCGTATTCTATACTTTGTATGAAACTAGGATTAACAATACTTAAAGTAGCAAAGCCTGCGATTGTAATAAGTACTGTCCACCACTGAGTTAGTGTTTTAAACATGTTTACGATATACTTTTACCGTATTAATTAATTGTCTTACGTGTTCAACTGGAGTTGTCTTATCAATTCCATGAGCCAAGTTAACAATATACGGCCTGTCTTTCATTTTATTGAGTACAGGTGTAATATCTTCTCCTTTAATTAATCGGCTTACTGAAATACCTCCTTGAAGTACTTCGCCATTAATTTGATCCACAGGTAAATCATCGCTCATATTTGTTGCGTCAGGATTTACTTGTTCTATATAATCATTTATTTTTGTACCAACAAGTCTTGGAAAGGCAATAATACAAACATCAGGATAATGAGCTCTTATAACATCAACAATTTGCTGTGTTGGTTGAATTACATATTCATAAAAGTTTTCTTCTGATATGTCACAAGCATGACTATCAAATATTTGTATTGTATCACACCCTGCTTCAATTTGCATTGATAGGTGGTCAATAATATAAGGTACTAATTTTTGTACTACATCCAATCTTTGTTCTTCACACATATATTTACATATTGTGTATGGTGCTGCAGCAAATCCAATTAAAGATTTACTATCATCAAGCTCTTCTCTAACTTTTCGTATTGCTTCGTAAACTGGTTCGCACTTATCTTGGAATTCTTCTCGTGTTGTTTCCCAAAATGATTCGTTGTATGGACCTAGCTTTGGACCAGGAACATAATCAAGTTCTTGTCCTAAAGCGTAATTCACAATTAATATATCTGAAAATATAATTGCACAATCCATATCAAACTCAAGAATAGGTTGCATCGTAATCTCAGCAGCCTTCCAAGGAGTAAGAGCCATATCTAAAAAGCCATCGGATTCTTTTTTCATTGCCATATATTCTGGCATATATCTTCCGGCTTGTCTCATTAACCAAACAGGATATAAATTAACTTCTTTATCCTGAATCGTTCTCTGTAATAATGTTTTCATAATTTTTAACTTAATTTCTTTTGTATGTATTTCACCGCAGCATATATCGTTAAACCATATATTGCGAATATTGTTAAGGGAACTGCCATGTTGAGGATTACACTGATATCTAGGAATAGCAAATCTTTTGTAAAATCAATAATTGCTTCTGCGTCACCTTGTGCAGGTTCAATATTTCCTTCTATAGTATATTGCATATCTGCATCTGTAAGCATCAAGTGAAACTCATCTTCAGGAATACACATCATACCTTCAGGACAACCTTCTTCACCTGGGTATTTCGTTCCCACAGGATTTCCAAACATATCTAAATCCATAATTATTCTTGAATCACCGATGTACTACAACCACCGACTGTCATACAATCAACTGATATAGTATAAGACTGTGTACCGCTAGTACCAAATTGTATTAATGTTAAGTCTGTTCCATATAAACCATCAAGAGTTATATTTGCAGTGTGTGGTTGATTAGTTCCTTTCTGACGAACATACACATCGTTATAATCATTGTATATTGTTAAGTTTGTAGTTTTTGAAGCTTTGCCTTGTTGTTTTATTTGAACTTCGTTATGGTCACCTGCTAAATGTAAATCAAAGTTATGTCCATCAGCTGCATTCCACTGATTGGTTTGTTGAACTGCTAATTGATTATAGTCACCGTACATAGTAATATCTATCTCATGACCACCACCTTCATCTCCATCGTCACTCCAATCTAAATTAGTATCAGAATTAAGAACGTCCCAAGAAACACCTTGTCCTAATTTCATTTGATTACCTGTACCACTTACTTCATCAAATCTTATTTTATTAGGAAGTGAAGTATTGCTTGTATTTACTTGTACTAAATACATATCTAAACTTGATGCTGTAATATATGAATTATTATCTAACATTAAAATTTGATTATCAAATCCAACTTGGTCAACACCTAATTGAAAAGTATCACCGCTCTGTTCAATATTGATTTCGTTATCTGCAAGTGCAACAGGTGCCAACATTAATACACCAAATAATATACCTGCTAAAAATATGTATGTTCTTTTTTCATTTGCCATAATATTATTTATCCTCCTTGTCTAATCACAATTATTGAATCATTACCACCATTCAAATCTATAATCCCTTGATAACCATCTACTGATGTATCAACTCTAACTGATGCGTCTACTGCAAAAGAAATATTTACTACTCCATTTACAGTTCTATAAAAAAATATTTTTCCGCTTTGTTCGTATATGTTATATTGACTGTCGTTATTAAATCCAAAACTTGCTCCACGTAATTCAGCACCTAATGCTGTTCCGCTAATTGCACTATCATCAAGTGATGCGGTTGTTCTAACGAGAGCTTCGACTACATCTAATAAATCTGTTAAAAAATCAACATCAAGATAATCAATATCAAGTTCTGAAAATTCTAATGCATCTTCATCGAGAGCATCATATTCTAATTCATTAAATTCTAAAAAATCGAAATCAAGTAATCCTTGATCCATGTTTGCTTCGTCTTCGGCTGTTTCTTCAATTGCTTCTTTTACTTCAGGAGGCGGAGAAACAATAAACATATTATCAATCATATTAGGTGTAATACCTTGCATTGTGATTTGTCTTGTAGGCGGGGTATCTAAACTGCTCACCATCGTTGCTGCATATGCTTCTGATAAAGTAATTGTTCCACCATTGTTTGTTACATCGATAATACCTGAAGGATTACCGAACTCATCAGGTAAAAGTATTACGAGTGATCTACCTAACTCATCAATGGTTGCTGTAAAATCTGTTCCTCTTACAGCGATTTGTGCTGTTGGTGTTGATAGGTCAATATTTGCTTTATTAACCATTCCTAATCGACCAGATGCAAACCGCGCTGTGCCAACTGCCATGCGCATTGCCATTTTGGATTTACTTGGATCTGGATCGTAGTATATCTTGTCGATATATACTTTGGTGTGTTCTGTTAAAGATAACTGAGCTTCGTCTAAAAACTCAATCTTCATTCGGCCTTGGCCTGTTTCAGCCGTATCGTTTAATTCAATATTTGGAATAGAAGACGCGTCTAATATTTCGCCTTCTTCTCGAACAATTTGTCCGCTGCCAGTTTGTTCAATGATATCGCCAATTGGGCTCGCCATTGCTGTTCCGAAAAACAACATTGGCAAACCCAATAATAGTCTAGCTGTCGTTAGCTGAATCTTTCTGATTAATTTGAATTGTAGCATTTTCACTATCAACATCCAAAGTAATAATTCCATTACAAGTAGAAATGCCTTGTGGGCATGTTCCGCTCATTTGGTTAATATCAATATCTGCAGATGATCCGTTAAGAACTAAATTAATTTCATGTTCTCCACCATCTTTCTGTAAGGTATTAATATTGTTTGATCCACCTGTGATGTCCATATTCCAAACTGCATCATCAACATCTATGTCAATATCAAAGATATTACTATCTCCAATTACAGTTAAGTCAAGATCTAATCTTTCTGCACTTGCGTTATACCCTTGGTCAAAGTCCATAGTATTTGAATCACCAGTAATATCAACATCATATGTTGAAGTATCTGCTGAACCTACATATCCTACGTCCCAATCCCAAACGTTGCTGTCACCTGTCCAAAGTAAATTGGCAGTTGAGCTGTCGCCAACAAATTTTCCGAATAGTAAATTTTCGTTTCCTATTTGGTCAATATTGAAAGTTAAAGTTGTACCTGTGATAGGCATAGCACTTGAACCTGATGCAAAATTGTCTAAACCAATTTTGTTACCATATCCATATTGGTCAATGTAAAGTGTTAAAGTATCACCTTGTTGGTCAATATTAATTTCATTATCGTCGGTAGCTTGCGCATTCGCATTGAAAGAAAAAACACATAATAAAGATAGGCCTAATATTTTACGTATCATTATTCTTCCTCTTTTAAGTTAATCGACCAGAAGCCACGTTCGTCGCCCTGGTACACCATTTCTAGTACGGCAGCTTCAATTGCTGTTCGTACTGCGTATGTCACTGATTCATTATTACCAATTCCGTCCTCGTATTCAATCAACTGAGTTCCCTGCTCGATAAAGCGGAAGACGTCTCCTCCTGAGCCATAGCTCAGTATTGATTTTTTCGTCTGAACATTCAATAATATTTCACCTGTTAAAACCGATACAGCTCGCACTGAAACTGTTACGACATCTTGTCTATATTGTCGACTAAAACCTATGCCTAACGTTCTTGCGCCTCGCCCTCCTGTCTTTACATTACTATCATAACCAATGATGCCGCCCTCAATTATCATTCCCGCGAATAATAGAGGACCAACACCTTTTGTTTCTTCGCCCAGTTTCTTTGCCGCTTCATCACGACCTGTACGAATGATTTGACGTTCTCTTACAAGAGCGTCAATTCCTTGTCTTTCTACTACTCTGAACCAGGTACCATTTCCTGCTGTCTTCAGAGCATCTATTAATAATTCTGTTCCACCTTGTGTTACCGCCGTGGAAAAACTTTGTCCTGTGACAGAATCTTTTCTCTGTCCTGTCTTATCTAAAAATCCATATACTGCTACCACAGGTTTACTTGCTGCAGGCGGTAAATTTAATAACTCAATGTAAGATGGTAATCTAACAACTTGAGGCTGTTCGATACATATCTGTTTACTCTCAATATATTTACGAGTACCTGTATTAATCTTATCTATTAATAAACCGTCACCGTTTTCATCTTTTACTTTGCCAAACCCTTGCGAGTAATATCCTTGCCCGTATTCGCAATTTGCAGGTCCTTCAGACCATTGTGGCATTTGTGCACAGCTTGTTAAAAACGCAAGGCTAACCGCCGTCAGGATTCGAGTCACCATCCGTTCCTCCACCAAAATTTCCACTACCTATTGGTATCTCAATAATAGTAGTAGTCCCATTTTCGTCAATAATTGTCATTTTAATATATTCAGTTCCATCTGTGTTAGTTATAACTTCATATGTTACTGTTGATCCTTCTAATACGAAAGATCCAAACCTTACAGGATTATCGTTAGAGAACATATTATCTACTAACTGTTTTGCTAACTGAGCATAAATCCTTGACTCAAGGTTACGAATAAACTTTGATAATGTTGTATTATCAGCTTCTCGTTGTGCAGCTCTTTCAGCTGCTTCAAGAGCATCCTTTATTTGCTCCTTTCTTGAAAACTCTTGGTTCTCAATTGTTAAATAATGCGCTCCTGCGCCTACACCGCTGAACGATGGATTTTTAAATTTATGAACAATTGGCTCTGCACAGACTTGTGCAGAAAAATAAACTCCAATTACAAGTATTCCTAAAAGTGTTCCATTAATCTTCATTGTCTTTCTCACCTTTTTTCTTCAATTCTTCTATTTCTTTATATTTCAGAACAACATCAACTTTTTGTTGTAAACGTATTAAGTCTTGATCTAACATCCTCATTCTGTCAATTAACTTTATAAGTGCCATGTGTTGCTTATCAATTTCAGGTTGCAGTTTAGTATTCACAAACTGCCACACAAAATATACAAAATAACCAAGTCCTACTACCATAACAGCAGGAAAGCCATACTCATTAACTAAGCTCGCAATATCCATTATATCAATCTCTTCTTACGTCTACTTTTCCATCTTCTATAAAATTTTCTGCTCGGGCTACTCTTTCAATATCTGGATTTAATCCTAATGCACTACTCACAAGAAGATCAATCTTGATCATTTCATTAGACATCATAGATGCTCTATTTTCCAATGATTCTGCGAACATTGTTAACGTGCCAATACTATCAACGATTCCTTCAAAGATTTGTTTTATAATTACAAAAATAAAGAATCCCATTGTAAGGGCTCCGGCAATAGGCAATCCTACGTCAGATATAAGTTGAAAAATTTCTTCCATAGTAATCCTAGTATTGAAAGGTAAAACCTCTCAATGTTATTTATACATTTTAGATACTATATAGGTAACAAATTGTCTTCTAATAGGCTCCATATTCTCCTTCTAGTCCTCTTGTAATGTATGGCAATACAATCCAATTAGTAAAAATAACCACTTTTAGAGGACATTTATTTTGTTATATACATGATGATTAATATAACAAAAAGTTCTAAAAAGATGAAAAAAGTTGTTGACATTCTTTATGAAATAGATTAGAATATACATTCAACAATTGAAAAAGGAATCAAATAATGTCTACTGAATTGAGAACTGTTCCAACAACAGATATTCAACAAACGCGTTTCTTTGGTGGAAAAGACCGAGGAACATGTATTCAATTAACGCCACCATGGCAATCACAAGGTCACATTCAGCTAACTCGTAAACAGGCTGCTGAGTTGGCTGCAGAATTAACGCTGTTCGCAAATGGTGAAGAAGTTGCCGAGCATCTACTACCTCTATTCCAAGTTGTCAAAAATAAATGAAAAAAACTATTGACATCATAAAGAAACTATGGTATAATGGTTGTATAAATTAAATTAATCAGGAAATAAATTATGAAATTATCAAAAAGTGAAATGACTAAATTAGAAACTTTAATCAATAAAGCTGAAGGTACTGATGTATCGGTTATCATTCAGATGATTAAGGCAAAGCAAAGAAACGATCAGTTTAAAGCTGCTAAGTCTTTTGAAGTTGGTCAAACTGTTTCCTTTACTACAAGGATCGGCGAAAAGATCGTTGGTGAAGTTATGAAAGTCAATACCAAGAACATCAAGGTAAGGACTCCTCAAGGTAACTGGAATGTTACTGCTTCATTACTGTCAGCTGCATAGGACGTTCTGTCCGACCGAAGAGCCTATCTATCTTGGTAGGCTTTTCACTACCCAACTATTAACATAGAGGAAAGTAAATGAGTAATGTAATTAAATTTCCAATGGATCGTATTCGATTAAGTCCAAATGCAGAAGACTTTTTTGCTGATAGAATTTGCGACCAAGCAGATCAACTTGAAGAGCAACTGAACGATGTCTTGAGTCAAGCAATTGCTATTGAAGAACAGACAGCACGTCTTCTTAAAATGATGGAAGCAATAGATGAGGATGATCATGTTTGATTGGAATCACATTGTGAAAATGACTATAATATTTTCAGTGTTTTTGTTTTTGATGTTGGCAATGCAATCTAGCATAAACCATTGGACACCAGAAAAAATGTATTTTGATGCGCCAAACCAGTCCTTTGAGACAGATAAGATTGCATAGCATAAACTATTGACATTTTCTTTTAACTTTGATATAATATACATTATGAATATTTTTATTTTAGACAACGATCCAATAAAAGCAGCTCAATCTCAGTGCGACAAGCATGTCGTAAAAATGATTATTGAGTCTGCTCAGATGTTATCGACCGTTCATCGTATGTTGGACGGCAAAATGGAACGCAGGCCTTCAAAGTCTGGTTCTATGTTAAAGTATTATTACCTTGAAGACAGTCGAGAAGATACACTCTACAAAGCCTGTCATCATAATCATCCGTCCACAGTTTGGACGAGAGAATCCAAAGCCAACTATGATTGGCACTACAAACACTTTGTTGCGTTATGTGATGAATACACTTATCGTTATGGTAAGATCCATATGACAGATACTAAATTAAGACAAGCATTAAAATATTTTCCAACTAATATACCTGATATAGGACCAACTAAATTTAAGTTAGCAATGAGTTCTAATCCTGAGTGTATATTTGAGGATGCAGTTAAATCGTATCGTGCTTTTTATCATACCAAAGAAGAAAGATTTAAATTGGTGTGGAGTAAAAGACCGATTCCTGACTGGTGGCAAGGTCGGAGATTAGCTTAGTTATAATTATGGTAATTAAATAGGAGTGTAATATGCAAAAGAAACTAGGAGAGCAGCTATTAAGCGATGCCAAAAGAAGAATCATTTCAAAAGATGATTTACTTGAAGCTTGTTTAAAAACTTTAACCGATGATCAGATATACGAAATAGCAATTGCTAATGATTTTGTAATGACTGAAAACGAAGATGCAAATATTGATATGGAGAATTCTCCGCAACAACGAATCATTGATGCGGTCTTGGCACGACATGGAGATTAACTTAAGTATGGATCTTTGGATGTATTGGGTAACTGCAATTGTATTTACAGCTCTTGGTTACGCATTTGCACGAGATAAAAAAGCTTCTTTCGAAGAATCAAGACGAATTACACAAGAAACTATTGATACTCTAATTGAAATGGGGTTTATAAAAACTCGTCTTGATGACAATAATGAAATTGAACTAGTCAAATACGAAGAGGAAATTTAAATGGAAATACCAGCAGTAAGTTCTACAGGACCTACTCCAACTTATCGGTTTCAACAGAATAATGTTGAATATGATACTCGTACTGTTAAAGTAACAACAAAAGTAATGAACGATTATCAACAAGAAACAATTTACACATACGATAAGTATGGCCACTTACAGTCAACAGTGATTCACAAATCGGATATTGCTTTAATATGATATCAGATTTTACACTTTTTAATGTTTCTATTATTAATCCATCCACAATGGAAAAAATTGACCAAGGTGAGATGAGATATAAACACGCAAAAGATTTTCTTAATAAAATGGATAAGAAAGGAATACCTGTAATTGTTGAAGCAATCAACGATTCTGATGTAGCAGATTTCATATTATCAAATAATTAAACTTTTTTCATAAAAACTATTGACATTCATTATGAACTATAGTATAATAGACGTATATTGAGGGAAACACCCCCGACTCGCAAGAGAAATGGTAAAATGCAATTACCAAAGCGACGGAGATATCTCGAGGTCATAAAAGTTGTTCTTATCAAACAAAGGCCGAGAAAAAACAGGTGGACAAACCCGACTGGCAGCTGAAGCTGTTGAGTATATCCAATCGTAACAGATATATTCGGACAGAGTAATGAGAGGGCCAATACTGGAAAGTATGTAATTATACGGGTACAGAACAAATCAATAGAGACTGAGGCGAGCCCGAGTTTGAAGAAACGCTCGAAACTAAAGTGGATTAAATTCCCGCAGTCCGAAAAGAGATAGGTTTAGCTTGCAAGCTAAACGACACAAGACGGCAGTCTAGGATCTTCTCTTTTTTACTTGAGAGTATGCTTAAGTGTTACCCAAGAAACTAGAGTTAACGAAGTACGATGTAAGTCCGAGGCCAGCCAGTCGACCTAATAGTTTTACTTGGAATGCTACGATTAACAATTCAGCATTATTTAACGAATTACGTTAACACAGCATTCCATTTTCTAGGTGGTTAGAAACCGCAGCTTAGTCGGCTGTTCCTTTAGAAAGGATCCAATAACAAATGACGATTGTGAGGCATGAGTTCTACACCGAGGCGGTTCTTGTCATACCTTTGATGGGTGTATATGGAAGAACCGCCGTTTTTTTATTAAGGACATAATATGATTCCATTAATTGGAACAAGAAAATCAAAACTTGCTCTTGCATATACTAACAAAGCAATAAAACGTTTAGATATTTCACTTACAACTGTCCTCATTGATTCAGAAGCAGATCTTAAACCTGATGTTACTATTGAAGAATTAGGTAATAAAGGAGTCTTTTCTAAAGAGGCTGAAACCTCTCTAATTAATAATCATATTGATATTGCATGTCATGCATACAAAGATCTTACAAGAGATAACGATCACCTTCTAGAAATATCCTGCGTACTACCAAGAGCTGACTTTAGAGATTGTTTAATTGGTAATAATATAAATCCAAGAACAATAGGTACAAGCTCTCCAAGAAGATTATTTCAATTACAAGAATTATATCCAAATGCACAGATAGTTCCTATTCGTGGTAACATAGATACTCGAATACAAAAACAAGAGAACGGTGAATATGATGCAATTGTTTTAGCAAAAGCTGGTCTTGATTCTTTAAACCTTACTCACAAAGCAAGTAGAATATTTGGAACTGCAGATATGTTGCCTGCACCAGGACAAGGAGTTATTGCTTTACAGACAAGAATACCAAATAATGATAGAGATCGCGATATTACAGGAATGTTATGGGCAAGAAATCATATTGACACTTGGTATACAGTAATGGCTGAAAAAGCAATGCTTAAAGAAATAAATGGAGACTGCCATACTCCAATTGGTGTATTATCATATGTTGAAAATAATACATTACACATGGTTGCGAAACACTTTGAAACAGATAAGCTAAGTTTGAATAAAGGTCCTATTGAAGAATATAATGAAATAGGTTCGCAGCTCGGCAAATCTTTAATATGAAACAAAGAACAAAACAAATACATAAAGAAACATCATTTCAAATTGCTACAGGATTAGCTATAAATTACCCTTTAAACCTCTTTTTACTGTATATCTATATAGAACGGTTTGGCATTACTGACCCTGTCATGTTGGGCACTCTAGTCACTTTAGTTATGACTATTGTGGCATACACTAGAATCTTTCTGATTCGATCTTATTTCTCTAAAAAATAACTGAACTTTTTCTCATAAAACTATTGACATTTGCTCTCATATAGAGTATAATTGTATTATAAAATGGAAAAAGGAATTAAAATGAATAGAGTAGATATGATAGAGATTTGGGATTCAGTTGAATTTAAAATTAACGGAGTTCATCACAGAGGTTTCATCAAAGAATTAAGAAAAGATGGAATGTCAGTTAAAGTCATTGAACAAGATTTCGTAAACAGTTACCATGATGAAAGCTTTGATGCTTTTATGTTAGATATTAATGAATCTGAATTTGATTCTTTTAAATTAGAAATATGGTCTGATGGTAGAGGTGGAGACAATTCTGCTATTGGAGTTCAAGGCTGTCATGAACCATGGAAATTGGTTTGGATGCCTGCCGCTGAATTTGATGAATGGAAAAACAGGAGGGCTGCATAATGAGTTGTGAATTTAAAGATGCAATGATGGAGTCTTTAGTTCAAGAAGCCGAAGAGTTAGGACTTAGCGGTGATGAATTAGAGAACTGGGTCGAAGAGCAATTTGACATGAGATTGAGATAAAAAAAGGCAACCCCGAAGGGTTGCCCAAATGTTCCGAAGAACTTTTAATTGTGGTTTAGTTGACCTAAACTCTTAGTATTAGAATAAGTTAGAGATTCTTACTTTTCTGTAATACTTGTTGGTATCCTGAGTCAATGCACCAGAACCTTGTGAGGCTCCTTCAGCAAAAGGATTAGCAACCATACCGTAACGAGTTTTAAAACCAATTTTCGGTTGGAAACTATTTTCACCAACGGCACGAACCATTTGCAATGGTACGTAAGGACAATAGAATAGTCCAGCGTCAAATGCGCTTGAACCTTTATATCCAACTACTAAGTAGTTTCCGCCTGCGAAAGGATCAACATATACTCTGAATCTTCCGTTAAGAACACCAGCAAAAGTATTGCCTGTGTCATCAACTTCTAGATTGTTAGAGTTAAGAGCAGGAGTATAGTCGAGAACGCCAGCCATTTGAAGTGCTGAAGCAACATCAGAAGAACAAATAACAACGTTACCTTTTCCTCTTCTTGTATCTTTAGCGATAGCATTAGCTTCTTGCTCGATTTGGAACATTAAGCCTTTGAACTTCTCAACTGACCATCTTCCGTTGGAATCAACGTCAAGGTCGAATACACCAGCAGATGCAGTACCAGCGGCACCTTCAACAGCAGTTGTATAAATTGTTCTAACAACTTCTCTATTGATCTCTGTTAGGATTTCAGTTTGAAGAATGTTAGCAAGTTCTGTTTCAGCGTCTAAGCCGTGAACAGCCTTAAGATCCTGAGCAAGCTCAGTTGTATACTCAGCCTTTAGGGCACGAGTCTTAGCAGATACAGTAACCTTCTCGATTGAGAATGCCATTTCTGCATAGTTAGTACCATTACCATCACCTAAAGCTTCCGCTTCAGTTGTTCCCATACCAGTACCAGTTGTAATCAACGTAGTATTAGCATTAGGAAGTGTGTTAGCATGAGTACCTGCACCAGCGAAGTCTGTATCAGCTTCGTTGTACATTGCTTCTGCACCACCTTGTGAGCTGTATCTTGAACGCATTGCGAAGATAAGTCCTGTAGGACCTGTCATCGGCTGAACACCACAGATGTCATATGCGATTAAGTTAGGTACAGCACGTCTTACCAATGAGATAAGAATTGGGTCGTAACCTGCAACTGGACCAGTTGCTGTAGCTCCACCACTAAATCCACCTGTTGAGGCGTCGTTAGCATGTGTCTCTGACAACAATGAAGTCATGTTAGCAGATAAGTCACCAGACTCAGTTAGTGCTTTTTCAGTGTTCTCAAGAATAGTAGCCGTAACTGCTTTTCTATGATTATCACTGATTGGTGAAAAAGATTCGTGCTCTAAGATAGGCTCCCACTTTTCCACTAGTCTTTGATAGTTATCCATTTTGGATCTCCTTTAATTAATGTTTAATTTAATAAAACCAATTATTAATTATTCTTTTTTCTAGTGTTGAAAGCTTCAACAAGAGCATTAATAGAAGTGTGCTCAGAAGCTGGTTTAGTTGCTTCCTGTTCTTCTAGAATAATTTCATCGTTTTCTTCTTGAACATCCTTATTTTCTACAATAGGTTTGTCGCTGAAGAACGATTCCTTAATTACTTGAAGATTTTCAGTATAAGACTCAAGATCTTCAATATCAAGCTTTTCAGACAATACTTTCAAACGCTCTACCTGATTTTCAGATAAACCTTCTGCTAGTTTGTCAAATTCCTGTCCTGCCTTATAGGTTGAAATTTCTTTCGCAAGCTCAATATTTTCATTTACTAAATTATTAGCTTTACCTTCTAAGTCAGAGACCTGTGTTTCTAAGTTTTGAACAACATCAACAGTTTCTTCCGAAACGTTAACATTATGTTCTACGAATAAGTTCTTTAGACCTGACATTAATGATTCAGCCATCTCAACCTTAATTCCAGATTCGATTGCTATTTCATTCTCGCCCATCCACTCAGTTACAACGTAATCTAAATACTTATCAACATTCTCAGTAATTGATTCTAATTTCTCAGAAACAGTTTCTTCCAATGCTTCGTCTAAAGATTTTGTTAACTCTTCGCGAATTGTTTCAGTCTGCTTTGCGACTTCTTCGTTTAATGCGGCTTCAAATACTAAAGATATTTTAGATTTGAATTCTTCTGATAATTCTTCGCCTTCGATGATTGACTCTATTGAAGATTCTACAACAACCTCTTCGATTGTTTCGACTTCTTCAGTTTCAACTTCTGACTCTTCAGCTGTTGGGACAGGTTTGCCAGCATCACCTTGTGCAGGTGTTACTTTCTTCGCGTCTACAGCTCCTTTAGGCTCATCAGTTGTAGTCTTTTTCAGCTTATCCTTTTTGCCTTCACCACCCTCAGGTGCTACAGCATCAGGTACACTAGAGATACCATCATCAGCAACGAATTTTTCTTCTACGTTTGCCATTATTTTCTCCTTTAAATTTGTTTTTAATTTACAAATATCTAATTATAATAAACTTGTCTATTTTATTTATAAAAAGTTAGTTTCTCAAAGAACGAACGAATGTTTCAAACATTCTTGTTGCCGTTGCTTCATCAATAGTTTTTACTACTGTTCTATATTGCTTCTCTACAGTTTCTTGGATTTGTTCAACAACCTGAGTTGCTTTCCAATTACCAGAAGCTATATCGTAGTAATACTCTACGTTCTCCATGATTCCATTTACGAACGCGTTTGGTGCTGAAGGGTCAGTAACAATATCAACAGTAGAAAGGTGGAAATCCTTTTGCACTTCCATTACTCCATCTCTACCTGCCTTGACCGAACCAAGACCTCGAGTCGAAACTCCAATCTTTACTCCTTCGTCTAATAGGCTTTTAACGATTTCCCCCATAGGTGTTGATAAGATCTTTGCCTTACCATAAAAATCGTTTTCATCGCGTCTCATTTCAGTAATTAAATGTGAAACACGATCCCCATTGATCTGCGGACCATCGGGGTGACCTAGTTCTCCAAGTGCACGTTTAGTATCAATAAATTCTTTTTGATAACGAGCCATCTCGCTTTCTAACGTTTTACTTGGATAAATTCTTCCGTTGCGATTCTTGATATCTCCTTGCATAAAGATACCTTCAATAAAGTAATTCTTTTTACCGTCTTCTTTAGCTTCGGTAATTACTTCGCAACCTTCTGTATATTCTGTTATTAAGTTCATATGTTTTTCCTATTAAAACCTATTTATAAGTTTTCTTTAGCAAATGTAAGAATTTCATTATATCCTGCTTCATCAGTGGTCATAACATTCCACATTTCTTTTGCATTTGTTTCGGTCAACTCTTCAAACATTTTGTTTAATAAATTTGCATCTTCTTCTGTTATTTCAACTGAAGATGTGTTATTCAATTCAAACATTCCTGCTTCAATTGATTCGCCATATCCTGCCTTAGCAAATATCTTTGCAGCACCCATTGGACGACCGCTTACCATTTGCTCACCTTTGCTATATGCATAAAGTGATTTAACATTCGAGAATACTTCTGCTAATTTGTTTTGCCACCATTCTTCAGGATCTACACCTTCTCCAAGGTATTCACCGATTTCCTGAGATGCATAACAAATAAACTCTAACTGTTTCATCATCATTGGAATTTCTTGTTGGGGACTCTCAAGAAGTTCTTCCTCTGTAGAAACTTTGCTTAACATTTCTTTAAACGTTAGGCTTATTGTTTTACCATTTGAATCTTTTATAGTAACTTGACTTGGTTTAGGCTTTGCTACTTTAGGCTGTTTATCTAAAGTATCAGCCGCATCAGTATGGTCTGCTTCTTTCTTTTCTTTTTCTTCAGGTTTCTTTTCAGCAGCTACTAATTCGCCTTCTTCCATTGAGTCATCTTTCTTTTTCTTATTTTCAGTCTTCTTTTTATTGACTCCTAGAATTTCAGTAATAGATTTTTTAATCTCTACTTCTTCTTTAGCAACTTGTTTACCTGCACCTGCACGTTGAGGTAGCGTTTGTGCTACTTTATTTTTGTATGCTTTATCGTAATCAGCTTCATCGTTAACCTTGTCAGCTTGACGTTTACCGTCAACCATGCCAGGTATTTCACCAGTAAAAACGTGATCAGGAGCAACAGGATGAGGTATCACCTCAATTGTATGCTGATCCTTAAAGCGCTTTTCTTCGGGAGCTTTTGGTTGGGCAACTTCCGAAACTAGATCTTTAAAATTTTTCATATTTAGTCCCTAATGTTTAATTTATATTACCTATTTATATTAAAAAGGATTATCATCGTCTTCGTGACCACCTTGCGCCTTTTCATCTGCAATCTGGTCTTCCATTGTTTGCTGATCTTCGTCAGACATTTGAAGAACATTACGTGTAATCCACTGATGAGAGAAATACTTTCCAGTATAATCTGATATATCTCTGAGAGTATTCAATCGTTCTCTCAAAATTTCAGCTTCTTTCAATTCTTCAAAATAATTGTCTTTAACAAAATCATATCTTAAATCGTTTCTAATTTCGTTAAACTCTTCAGGTGTTAATATACCTTTGAGTACTAACTGTTTTTCTAAAACGACATTAAACAAAAATGAAAAACGAGTTCTAATTCTTCTAATAAATTTGCCAAACTTCAATTCATCTCTTGTTATCTCTGAAGTTCTACCAAAGGTTGCCATTGCTTCTGGCTCTAAACGAGTTAAAGGTACTTTCAACGCCTTATATAATTTACGTTGAAAATACTCTAAGTTTTCGTTTCCACTCAAACCTGGTGCATTACCACCAGCTAAAGTATCTACCTCTGTTGATCTTTCTCCACCTCTACGAGGGAACCAAAAATCTTCAGTCATTGTTAACATTTTTCTGGCATCGGTAATTTCACCTGTACCTGAATTATATTGTAATTTGTTTTTATGGCGAGCCATCATATCTCTAAGATATTGCTCTGCCTTATTCTTTGGCAAATTACCTACATCAATATAAAAAATCCTTCTTTCCGGTGCTCTTGTTAACGTGTATATAACAACAGCATCTTCCAACATACGAAGTTGATTTAACGCCTTCGTTGCTGGATGTAAATGAGATAATACCAAACTGTTATTCTCATTCATCAAGCCTGAAGTTACTCTACCTATAGAGTCCTTCGCAATTTTTATTCCTGATGTACTTGTGGAGCCACCGGCTCCTGTACCTGCGTTCTGAAACCCAGTTTCAGAATACATATAATATTCATTCTTAACTTTCTTAACTGGTACGCCAGAATGTTTATCTTTCTGTTTCTTATCAACTTCTCGAATTAACTTTAGTTTTCGAGGATCAACATATCTTAATTCAACTACACCTTTCTTTATGTCTTCAGGATCAATTATAATATGATAATTTAATCTTCCATCAACATAAAATTTTGAAAACATATCATATGCATTGTTTGTAAAATCAAATAATGCAAGTATACTATCAAATTCCTTAACAATTGTCTTCTTTACTTTATCAGGTAAATCGGTTTCTCCTAATGAGATCTCAACCACCCTATCATCTGTATTAACACTAATTGCTTCGTTCACAATGTCATCGAGAGCCTGACTTATTTCAGGTTGCATTGCCATGTGACGATATTTTGTAATAAGTTCAGATTCTGATTTAGCAGAACCTTCCATATCCAAAATTGTATTATAAAATCCACCAAGAGCATTACCAACGGTAATTGCTCCATCTTCATTAGAGGGTTCGGCGAAGGAGACCGGTAATGTGGTCTCTTCCTCTGCCCTCTTTATATCAAAGCCAAAAATTTTCAAAATATCACCTATTTAATTATGTAGTTGGAATACCGGTTGCGCCTTCAACTTTCCATAAGTCGTATTCAAAGGTACAACTAAATTCCTGAATTGCGTCATTAGTTGACCAATCCATTGCGATCTGTCCCAAACTTGTTGGGAACAAACCTTCAAACACGTATGTTCTAATTGGATCACCACCTTTACTGTATTGAGTAATCAATGCGTTAGACTTATAGTCTCCAGGTAATGCACGTGTATTTGAATCATGCGAATTTAATGCATTCATCCACGCTTCCAACGAGTTACGTACTAAGAAATCCTCATCATTAATGATAGTAACTTCCCATGATGCAAATGTTCTATCACCAGAATATTTAACCTGTCTTCCAAAATATGGAACCGTGAATGATGCAACATCCGACGCAGGTAACCCTGCTGTCTTAATCATAAACGGCGCCTTAAAATCAGCCGAAGGATCTACTGGGTTGAGAATTTGCACTTGGAAAAGGTTAGCACGAGCGCCGCCACCAACTAATTGGGACTTAAACTCATTTATATTAAATGCCATTCTTATTCTCCTTTATTTAAAAATATTTATACTGTTAGAGCGATCCAACAATTTCTTCAAACTCAACCCCGCTTCTTGTAGCAACAAAGGTCAGTTCAATTACATTAATTGAACGCGCAGGCTTAATAAAGATATTAGCTCTGAACTTACTTTGATCTACAATTGCTGGTGTATTAACTGTTTCATCAGAAACTACTCTGAAATCAATAATACCGCGTCTGCCTTGAATATCTCTCAAGAATGGTTCAACAATTCCTTTGAACTGAGCTTGAGTAAATTCATCGTTCATTTCAAATAAGAACGATTGAGCAGCATTTGCGATTGCTTTTTCAACTGATATAAACAGTCTTCTAACATTTATTCTATCAAATGCACTGTTCTGACCTAATCCAGTCTTATCACCAAATAGAACAATTCCTTGTCCTACTTGACTCATTACTGGGTTAACTTCAGAGCTGTATAGTTGATCTCTTTGAGTTTTGTTAGGATTAAAAGCAAGCTTTACTACATTCTTGATTACACCCTTACGGAAACCTGCTGGACTTTCAAAAGGTTCAACTCTTGAATTAAGACCTGCGATATCACCGTTGAGTGGAGTATATCTATATACATCGTTGTATCTGTCGTATCTATATTTGTAACCTGAATCCATTACATAGTATGAAGAACTAGGTAGTGCATTCTTATATGCGATTACATTTGCTAATTTAGTTTCAGTTTTGCTTTCGTCAACAACATCAGATTTAGCAGGCGAAATAAACGCAATTGCGTCCTTTCTGAAATCTGCAATATTTGATATGAGGTATGTAGCAAGATTACCTGAATCATCACCTTTACCTTGTAGTATGAAAGAAACATCAATTTCATTTGAACTCTTAAACAAATCGTATCCTGCAGCGAGATCTGCCAACGTTGCCGCTGATTCAGTTCTACCTGCTGTTCCACTTGCTAATGATTCATATTCTTTTGTTTTACCTTCAAAATGAGCAGTGTTAGCAACTACAACCCAAGATGAATCTTGTTCTATAACTTCTTTATAGTAATTAGTTTTACCATTTGCTAGTTTTGCGCTTGCTGATACTGATACATCGGTGTATGCTTCTAATAGAGTACCTGCAGTTCCACTTACCAATCCATCTTCATCAATAACGGCAATATGATAGTTGCCTGCTTGAGGAGCTTTGCCAAATGATCCAGATAATCCCCATTTCTTTTCAATGGAAAGTTTATTTAAATCAGTTTCGGCAAGTCGGAAGTTTTGACCTAACGATACTGTATAGTGGTATGCTGTTGTTAATACTGTGTTAGCAGTAGGATCACCTGCGGCATCTCGAGCTTCTTCTGAAATTGAAGATACTGGGATCGTTTGGAATCCAACTGATTCGTTACCGATTACAAATAAATCGCCACTGGCGACATCTGCAACTGTAATTCTTTTTGCTGGTGCAACTTCAAAGTTAATTGAAGAAGCGTTAAAAGTAGTTGTTTGATTAGTGTTTTGCTCGACACTGTTTCCACTTATTCTTGTTGATGGAATGTCACCTACAACAATAATGTCTTGAGCGAAGTTAGTATCTTTAACATATGCAACTTCTATTGAATTACCAAGATCTCCAGGATACTTAGCGTCAAATGAACCGAATGTATGTAATGCACTGTTAGCATTAGTAGTATCGGATGCTGAAGCAGTAGTTGCGCCGTTATCGACACGAGCTACATACAAAGCATTTGCGTATGAAAGATAATCTGCTGCTACAAAGAACGTTTCATAGTTATCGTTATCAGGTGTACTGAAACGGTTTACTAATTCATTCTCTGAAGAAACAAGTACTGCCTCGCCAACAGGACCCCATCTAAAAACACCAGCTACTGCTGCAGGCGGCGTTGCGATGGCAGGAACCGATGCTGATGCGTCCACCTCTCGAACAATTACGGAAGGACTTACGGAAAAAGCCATATTATTCTCCTTTAAATTATTATCTATTTAAAACCTATTTTTTAATTTATAGTTATCACAGTTTTATTTATAAAAATTTCTATATCTCAAAACTTCTTTGAGGATATTCTATCCAGCCTTGGTCATCGGCCATAGGATCCCCTGTATCAATAAAGCCAAAAGGTAGCAATTCTTCATCAAGCTGTTGTTCTGTTTTTTCTTTTAAAGCTGCTAATGTATTAATATCTGTAAGTTCTCTAAAGAACCTTTGGTCTGATAACCAAGCAAATAAAACCAAATTCATGGCGAGATCATCATGTGTTCCCGCTTCAGCCTCATAAGAATTACCCTTTTTACTAAATCGTGATAACTCCTGTATCGTATTATAATCTTGTATTATTAACTGATTTTGTTCAATTAATAACTTCAAAATAGAACAACCTTTAGATTTTACACTTTTTGTTGTTCGTATTCCATGATCTGCACGCTTCCCTCCAAAACCACTTGAAACTTGCTTGCCAGCTCGGCCTGCGTTTTCTGTGAAGAGAAGATTCTCATAGCCGTAGTCCATTAAGAGTACATCAGCGACTTGTTCCCCGATGTCATTTATCTCAATTAAGATAGCACTCTCATTATACATCAGCCCTATTCTATATATAACGGAGGCAAAGTCTACTGGACTTATAGTATTATCCTGAAAGCAACAAACTTGTTTATACGGCATTTCTGTTACATCAAACATTGTAAAGGTTGAATAATCTAATCCTTTACCTCTTGATACATCAACCGTCATTACATACGAGTTTCCCGGCTCCACTTTTTCGTATTGTGTTACATTTTCACTTTCAGCTATTGGGCGTGAAGGAGCAAGTTCCTTTAATTTTGCTCCACTTATAAGAGTTCCTGAACTGCCTAAAAATTGACAGCAGTACTCTTGATTAAATTTTTCTTGGTCAAAGTCTAATGCTTCTAATGTTTCATCTTTCCATTGGTCATCTCTACCAGGAACATCATACCACATAACCTCAACATATTCATATCCATTCGTTCCTTCTTTAGCACCCTTACATGTCTTCCAAAAGTGGTTTAAACCATTAGGAGTAGAAGTCATTAATAGTTTTGTACTTTTTCCTGATGAAATTGTTGGATAAACAGAAGCAAAGAATTCATCAAAGCCTTCAATAAATGCAACCTCATCAAGATATAGAAAAGATATAGACTTACCACGAATGGCGCTTGATGTAGTTGTTCCTGCGTATATTTTACAACCATTCTCTAAAGTAATGTTACCTTTATTCCATTCCTCAATACCTTGCTGCATCCATTTAGGTAATGCTTCGTAAGCTAATTGAATACGACTCAATACCTCTCTTGCGGCGTCTCCTTTGTTTGCTAATATCGCAACTGTTTTAAATTCATTAAACAAGATGTAATGTAATATAACTGCAGATGCTGTTGTTGTTTTACCACTCTGTCTTGCAGTTAATACAGCAACACGTCTTGAATCTGTAATCTTTCTTGTGATATCTTTTTGATAATCATACATGTCCAAGTTAACTAAACCTTTGTCAACATGTACAATTTTAATATAGTTTTCGGCGAAGTATACAGGATCTTCCGCACACTTCATATATTCCTTTAACATTTCCGGAGTAAACTCTATCTGCTCTCCAATCTTTTTAAGATAAGAGTTGCCTAGATAGCCTTTATCCATCCTCATTATCACCTTTTATCATTTTTAATAAATCCGCAGTAGATACTATTAAGTTATTATTTGTAACATTAGTATTCTTATCAGCTGAAGGATCTTCTTCTTTAGTAAATCTTTTCTTTGTCGACATTTCAACATAATCTTTGTTTGCATCAAGTAATGTTTTCATTAGTGTAGATACAACTTCAAATGCTCTAGGTGATTCCGATTGTTTCGCAATTTCTGTCATTTCTTTTACGGCATCATCGCCAAGCTGAATTATATTTTCAATGTTTGCTTTTGCTAATTCAATATCTTTTAAATTTTCTTCAGCAGTTTTAGTAATTGGTACAGGCATTTGAGCTACACTTTCTTGCGGCAGATTCTTTACATCGTCTACACTTTCTACAAGTTCAACATCTTGATTTGTTGAAAAGGAATTAATTGGAATATCAGGCAATTTTTCTGGATTTAATCTATCTAGTGCTTCTTGCTTTTCTTTTTCAGCATCTTCTAATGATCTCATATTAAGTGCCTGTGCTATTTTATCATCCTTCATAATACTATTTATCCTTATTTGTCCAGGCGCAACTCTTTCGTAAACCTGATGTACTAAAACGATGATCTCTTTTATTAAAAAACAATTCAACGTCTCTTTTACGACAAATATCTTTTCCGGTAAATTCTTTATCTCTATATTCTTCACCTAAAATACGAACATGAATTGTATATAATTCTAATATATCTTCAAGATCTCTTTCAGTTGAATATGGAATGATTTCATCAACATAACTTACAGCTTTAAGTTGAGTGTATCTTTCAACAATAGTTTGGATAGGATAATTTTTTTCTTTAGGTCGGTCAGTGGCAGGATTCATTTGTAATCCTACAATTAAATAATCACATTGTTCTTTTGCATCTCTCAGCATTTGAACATGTCCAGCATGAAGTAGGTCAAAGCTACTACAAGTAAATCCAATTTTCATAATATTCTTCCTTCTTAACTAGGTTCGGTATCAGAGATCTGCTCGATAAAGTCCCAGTTGTCATCAAATTCAATTAAGCTATAATCAACAGTTTGTGTTATATCTGAAGTCGCAACATTATTTGCTGTCGACCCAGGTTGCATTGTTTGAAATTCTTCAAACGTTGTATTCGCAAGATCAGTACTTGCGTAACGAACATCAATAAATTTAATTGTGTTCTTATCCTTTTCAGGTCCGAAGAACCAACCTTTCATTGTAAAGTTTAATGTATATAATATACTTCTTCTTGTTGTAAAGGCATCTTCGTAAATATCTTCTGATGCAACATCATTTAAAATTAATGGTATATCAATCGGTTCTAATCCAGTTATTAAATTTACAGTACTTGTAAAATCTGGATTAAAGAATGGTAAAATTTGTTCTAATACTTTAACAGCATCTTCATTATATTTTGCCATAATGTATAAACTGAATCCCATATTATATGGAGTACCTGAATAGACAAATCTTCTTCCACCATTTGCTTGATCTACGGTAGTCTTTCTTAATTTTCTTGTTGGTGCAACTTTTCTTTCTGCATCATATGTAAAACTTGTTAACTCAAAAGACATACGAGGTAATGTAATTCCGTATGGTTGTCCTGCGATCGGTTGTCCTCGTGCATCTGTTGTTGCACCACCTTGTAATGCAGGATCTTGGTCAAGACGAACTAATATCTTTTGATAAGGAGCATATGATATAGGTACAATCTGTCTCTGATTTAAAGTACCATCAGTGCTTGTTCTTCTAACTTCAACCTGATTAAAATATGTACCAAATAAGGCAACATATTTACGAATCGTAGAATTGTAAAAATAATTTGCTATTGCCATTAGTTATCACTTATTTGTATATTTTCACTAAATGGATCTACTTCTGAGAAATCTAATATACTATCGCCTTCAACTTCAAAGTCAAGGTTACGAGCAAGATCATCAGTTGTTGAGATTGCATTTAGTGTTGCGTTATTTGCGTCAACAATAATATCAGTATTGTAAGCAGCAAAGTAATCGTCAATGTTAGAACGACCTGTATTAAATCTTTGATTACTGTATTCTATTAATTCACATACCATATCATAGACTTGTGTTTGTCCCATTTGATAGAATATGCTTTCATGTTCGACATTCTTAATTTCAAAAATCTTTTCATTAAGTGGGAAGTAAATTAAATCACCTTCTCTTGGACGAATAAGATCAACAACTTCTCGAGTCACATGTCTTTCAAAAGTTCTATTAGCAACTGTAAGTGTTAATTGATCTCTTATTTGTAATCCAAACTTAGATAAGAAATCGCCTTCTCCTTCAAAGCCTTCCATATTTTTAACATAAGCTTCAAATTCAAAAGTTTCGTTGTACTCTGGGAAATCATCTTCGTTGAAAATTTTGTCACGGCCTTTGATTGCTCTACTGATGTAAATGACATCAACACCGTATTGCTTGATGGATTCAATAACTAAATCATCAATTAAGGTTTGCTCTGATATTCTAGCGTAATTATTAAAAAATACATTAGTTGCCATGCTCTACCCAATATAATTGTATGATAGAGGTTGTAATTCGTTGACGGCTTCTTCTTCCATTAATTTTCTTTCCTCACGACCGTCTGCTAAAATTTGTTCCCCATTAAATGATACTCCTCCAACTAATTGCATTCCACTAAACTTGGTTAAGTTTGATCCCCACTGTTCTTTGATTAAAGCAGAGGTATAATTTTGTAACCAACGATCTGACCACACATCAGAATATGTTGAAGCATCTATTACATCATAAGCTTCAATAATAATATATTCACCTGGCACTAACAAGTCTTTGTCCATGTCTATGAATAATTTATTTACGTGTTTATTATATCTTATTCTTGGTTTGCCTACAAGCATTTCAGATAAAAATTCCATGTGAGACATTGCCATATAATAGTTTGTGATATTATATCCAGTGATATCTTCAAGATTATTTAAAACAAACTGGTATTGTACATTAAAGATACCTGAACCAGTTGAAATACTTGACTGCATATTAAAGATGCCTGAAATACCAAGCAATCCTGATGGTAAGTCAATGTATCCGTTGTCTTTGTCGGCTTGAGTTAATTGATGTTTTAAGTATACTAATTGACTTCCGTTATAATGATAGTCTCTCCAATAATCTATTGCTTCATCAATACGATCATCAATTTGCTCATCAGAAACATTAATGTCAATGACAGGCGCACCAAGCTTTCTTAAAACCCAGTCTTTAAATTCGTTTCTTGTTGTTGGTTGTGCCATTTAGTTTACTCTATAATTTTATTATTTATATGTTAGCTAGCTTCTGCAAATGTAAGAATCTTAACACCGATTTCTTTTACCTTGGTATCGGCATAACCACTTCCTCTTAACCAAAACTCAAGTTTTCCGTCGGTGTCATGCGTTCCGCCACCAATCTCATTTTCCTCAATAATTTGTCTAACGTCAAAATCTACATCTCGCGAAGTACTTATTGCTAACCAACCTGTATCATTTGATGTACCAACTGTTGAGCCGTTGAGTGTTCTAACTGGTACAACGTAACTACTTCCGTTCGATGTTGTTCCTGACCATACTACCTTCATATGCGAGAGTGTTACTGAGGTGTTGTTTGAATATCCTGTTAGAGGTGGTGAAGTTCTCTCAATTGAATAGTAGGTATCGTCATTATAAACTTCTTCATAAGAATGAATTGTGTACCTAGAACCTCCACTATCAACATAATCGCCAACATTCCAACCTGTGCCTGGTATATTACTCTGAGCTTGAATGGTTGTACCTTGGTATATTAATGGACCTCTATATGTTTCAGGTTCCGAACCACCTTGATAAAGTTCTACTGCATAAGTTTGTGTACCTGTTCTAGAATATACTTCGCCATCAGTAGAGCCATCCATACCTACAAAGCTAACTGACGAACCTGAGCCAGGAACACAGTTACATAAATGTGCAGCAAAATCGCCATATGCTGATCCACCTTCATCATATAGTCTAATCCTAGCGAGTCCAGAATTTGTAGCAGAGAATCTAATTATTACGTCGTTCTCTCCGTAAGCATCGGTTGGTGCATTTGAAATAACATTAGTTGAACAAGTTACTGCATCTCCTGATGATGCATCTTTCATAATATCTATTGACGGAGATGTTGGAATATTGTTACCTCCGCCACCGGATACTCCGCCAGTTGCTCCTGTCGTTAATCCGATACCTGATCCTAAATTAAAAACATGTGTTGGCATAATATCTCCTTAAGCTAGGCCGCTCCATTCGCATTCATAGTAACCTGTGGCTAATATGTTCGAACCATTTGATGTTGAAGAAATTTCTACTTTCATAACGCAATTCATATCAGCGTATGATGTAAGGTTTCTTGAGTCTCTTACTCTAAATTCTCTATCTGAAGATAATGCAAGCCAAGTGTTGAGTGTATCACTATCAGAAACACTTAAACTGCTTCCGCTATGATTGGCTACTCTTATATAATATGTTTGTGATGGTGTAATATTGTTCCATGTAGTTGAATCATGTAAATAAGTTCCTTGCCCACCAACATTATAAATGGATTCATACTTATATACATTTCCGTCTGCATCGAATTTCCAACCCATAATTAAATCATTAGCATTACTTCCTGCTTGGTCATAGAATGTTTCTGGGTTACTTGATATGGCACCTTGTAAAGTAACTGCCTCAGTTGGTGTACTTGATATTGATGTAAATGGAATAGCTGTTGCGTCAACTCTTGTAGAGCTCCAACAATGAAGAGTAATTTGCCATCTTCTATAGTTGCCCCAAGTCGGCTCAGTTCCTTCTGCCCAATTAATTTCTGTTCCAGTTGAAGGCCAAGACGGACCATAAGGTACAGTTGATGTATCTAATAGTAATATAGTTGATGCTCCTTCAGTTACACCTGTAAGCGAAAACTCTGTAGAAGCTCCTAAAGTACAAGTAAGAAATGGTTGAGAAAAATTAATAACATTATTTGTTGTGGTTGAATTTGGATGAAAGTCTCTAGCGACAATGTTACTTGTCGCACCTGCTACTGATAATTTTCTATCGTCTGTAATTACTGCTGTTCCGTTTACTTTAATTGCCATTATTCTTTCCCAGCTAATTTTTTAATTAGTGTTTTTATTTCTTCGAGCTGTTCATCTTCTGTATCACATTCATTAACCACATAATATTGCATAATGTGAGTATTAGCTGTAGCATCAAATATTTTTACTGGAATTTCTATTATATTTCCTTGTGCCATTATGCTGCGCTCCAACTTGTTGATACTACGGATACTGTAGATGCATCCCATGCTGTAAGATAATGTACCCAATATCTCGCCGTAGCAAAATCTGGTTCAGTATCTTCAGGGTATAATATTGTTCCATTTGGAAATGTAAATGATTGGTCATATCCGTTTGCTGTTGCATCTACCCAAAGAGTTCTCATCATTCCACTTGCGAGAGTTGTGCCTTGGATTTGCCATGTTATAGTTCCACCTAATTGACCACCAGAACCCCACCACACCGCGCCTGCGCCTAATCCTTCAGCGGATTGCGAAAAAGATATAGGACTCGTGCCTGCACCTGGATTTGATGCAGCTACTACATAACTCGGTTTAATATTACCTGCATGCTGAGTTGGAGTACTGCCACCGCTGTTATAACCTTTATAAGTTCCACCACCGCCTGTTACTTTAATGGTTTGTGTGTCTGATATTACTTCTGTTCCTGCTACTTTAATTGCCATTATTCTTCTCCATTAAAACAACGGTACTGAACCGATATTTACTGCTAGCCTCAACGAACTTAATCCGCCTGTATCTACTTCTCCTGTAGAATAAAAAGTACCTTGGTCACATTGTATTGTAATTCTGAAATCTGGATTTACACTACCAAAATTTGCTTCTGTTCTAGCTTTTTGATCACCAGGAGGATTGTTTGGATTTGCTTGAGCCATCCAACCAAATCTTAATTGTCCTGATGTAGGAACAGTATAATATGTTCCTGAATTATATCCATCGTTTGTAGGAAGTGGTCCAAAAGAATAATTAGAAGCAGTACAATCAAAGTAACACTGTTGTGATTGAACATTATATTGTGCTTGTACTGAAGTGATTCCAGTTAATCCTGTATAATTGGCATACATATAAGCATAAGTTCCTGGAGCTCCTGAATCACCATGTGCTCTTTCAATTCTAACTCTGTTATTACTTGCTTGGTGTTGAAAAGCTAAATAACACCATGTATCAGGAAAACCAGAACTTGCGAAGTGATTATTCCAAGTATCCCATGCGGATAAAGAAAAATTATCAAATGATGTTGTTCCTGATGTAGATGGCTCGTCAAACCCAACTGCTGTGCACATATTGGTATTTGTACTTTTCTCAACATTTGTAATTGTTACGTGCCAATATCTATGACTTGCCCAACTTGGTGTTGAAGGAAAGAAAAAGTTAGTAGGATCAAAGGTTGGAGTATAACTAGATGTGGTTGTATCAATTAAGAGTAGAACAGTTTCTCCTGCTGAATTACCGCCGCCACCAGCGTTGCTGACCTGGTCGATTGTATAGAGGCCTGAACTAGTTCCACCGTTTTGGGTAAGCGTTTTTTTGTAGTATGGGTAATTATAATTGATTATATCGTCGTTTACAGCATCTATGACTTCAGCTGTACCTGGGTAAAAAGTATCGTATCTTCCTCTTAAAGCAACATAAGATCCCGTCTGTACTGGATAGGAATCTCTTCCACCTAGATGTCTTCTATTATCTATGACACAATTACCGTTTACTTTTATTGCCATCTTCGTCCTCCGACTATTAGCATTTATTAATGTACAGTTTTATTTATACTTAATCTCTTCTTTCAATATCAGATTCTTCGAGTTTATCTCCAAGCCATACTTCAATTACTTTTGCCGTTTCAGTTCCAACATTAGTTGCTTTGTGCCAAACTTCTTTTGGAATGTCAACGCTCATTCCTGCATGATATATTTTTGTATGTTTTGAGCCAGGCATTCCATCATCCCTATCGAGTTCCATTAAAACAGAACCACTTACAATATGCCAATGTTCAGATCTATGAAAGTGTCGTTGGTCGCTTAATGATTTATCTGGGTCAAAAGATAATTCTTTTACTTGCCATGAACCATTTGTATCCAAAACTTTATATGTTCCCCATTTACGTTGCGTTACAGGTTGAGACCATTCTTTTAATATCCAACTTGATGAGTTCTTTTTATTCTCTCCACCAATACCAAACTCAAATGTAACTCCTTCAACTGCCATTTCAGGGATGTTATCTGATGTTCTATCACCACCGTTTACAAATATAATAGTATCTGAAGGATACAAAAGTTTAACTTGTTCTAAGCAATGTATTGCCGTGTCATCTGAATCATCAAAATCAATAACTTTATCTACACAAGCAAGTTCTGAAACAATAGCTGCTCTTTCTTTAAATGGCATAAAGTATTTACCTTTCTTTCTTATAAGCCATTCATCAGAATTTAAACCAACGATTAATTTTAAACCACTAAGACTTGCTTCTTTTAAATACGCAATATGTCCTGAATGAATTGGATCAAAACCACCTGTGGCAACTACTGTAATCATTGTATTGACTCCATAAAATAATCCCATACAAAATTACATTCTTGCGCAGGCGCCTGTAATTCATTTATTGTATCTCTGCCAATTACATCAGGATGAATAAACCAATCTTCGTATGGATGATTTTCTGTAAACGAAACATTAGGAACAACTAATTCATAACCTAGTTTAAATAATATTTCTCTTGCCTCATCTCTTCTTTCTCCACCTAGACGATAAGAATCATGTTCAAAAGTAATAACACCAAACTTATAAAAATCAAATGGAATCTTTTTCAAAATATCTATTGAGGCTTCGTCGCAATCAATTTGTAAATAATCAATGACAGGATCCATACAATGTTTATTAAATAAATCAAGATAACCAATTTCAGTTGCATCTGCACAAATGACTGTACTATTTCTTTCTTCTTTAAATTTATAACACAAAGCTTCTGAATTGTCAATAGAAATACCATTCCAACCAAACTGTGATAATAGAGCTGTATTATTATGTATGTAAGGATCTCCTGAACCAATTTCTAACCAACTGCCGCGTTTCTTTCCATTAAACGCAGATAATACAAACATATCTTGCATGTGTTTAGAATAATTTTTTTGTACTTCTTCAATTCCTATGAAAGGATATTTAAATCTTTCTATATCTGAAATGTAATAATTTATTGTGTCAGGATAGAATATATTGTTTAGTATTTCTTTAGCTTTTTCATGTAGTTCAGATTCTAATTTTTCTCTAAAGATTAAATCAAAAAATAAATGTTTTCCATTTTGTTGACCAGATATGTACCAAGTTGCTAACGCTTGAAAAAATAATATGTCTTGATGTTCTTTATCTGTTTGTTGAAATTGTAATGCAGTCTTTGCATGCGCTAAACACTTTTTCCATTGACATGTCTGTTCGTAAAATTTACATAAGTAATAATGAGCAGCTGTTCTTGTAGGATTTAAAGCAACTGCATCAAGTAATGCACCTTCTACTGTATATCCTCTATCTCTTTGTCTATCATAACATAAAGCAATTCCAACCATGCAATCATATTGTAAATCTACACTATCAGTAATATCAGCAGACTTTAAATACAAAGATACTGCCATTGCTCCTTGCTCTAATCTGTCGTATTCTTGAGCAAGATCAAAACATTTATGTGGATTCTTTGGATCCATAACATGTTCTTCTAATAATTTCTGTAACATAATCTATCCTCTTGCCACAAAGTCAAAAAATAGTTTCTCAGGCATTCTTAATATAAATGTTCCGTTATCTTGATAACCAAAAGCAATTACTACTTCACCATTTATAAATGCCATTCCAGTCGCAAACTCAATATTATATTCATATCCTGTGGTTGGATCTATTTGCGTACCTAAAAAATGAAAATCTTTTGTATGATGAACCATATTCCAATCTTCATCCCATACAACTATTCTATGATTATAATGTCCATCTTTACGCATAAAGGCATCTCTTGTTAAATCAACCTCATGAGTAAATGTCATTCTTCGACCTTCACCAATTGGATAAACTTGAGTACCACCTCTAAGATCTCTGGGTAACTTATATGTTTTATCACTATCATGTACAACAGTAGTTGTTGTTCTTGTATCAATATCGTACTTAACTACTTCAACGGGATTGCACCATTTAACAAAATGCCATGGCATATCAATAATTGGCATCCAGTTCTTTTCACAAAAAGTTCCATCATCTCCTGGAGCAGGTATAGGATTACGTGAAACTTCTTGCCATTCATTATCAATGTATTCTATTTCACACATCTCCATTCGTCCTGTTCCTTGGTCGTCATAACAATCTCTTCGAACACCACATAAGAATAAACGATCATCCCAACTAAATAATCTACCATCCTCAAGACCAATAAAATTCCAGGTAGGTTCACCTGTATCTAAATTCATTTTGATTCTGCTTGCGTTAACAACATTAAAATTTGAATCTAACTCTGTCATAATGTTATGAGTTGTTAGTGTTATGTCGTTTTCTGGATGTAGATATTGTAAAGGACCCCAGGTATGAGGAAACTTTTTACCTTCTGAATGATATAGTGTATAATTAACATGACGAACATTCATTAGAATTTTATCGTTGTGCACGAAAATAGACGGGTTCATAATGCCCGTTTCGCCTGTTAAATCTTTTGGAAGTGTAATTGGATGAATCGTACCGCCTCTTTTTAAGGCGTAATGCACCAATCCGTGATGCCGTAAATCATGCATAAAAGCTCCATAATGTAAATCAAAATTTAGTTTAAGACCAAGGTATTGCGCGTTCGGTTGTTACTAATTTATTTATTGACTCTTGTATTTTTAAATTGTAATCATTAATGGAAGCTTCAGAGTTGAGAGTGTTTAACCATCCCACAACCTTATCTTCTGTTAAATCAGTGAATGATGTAAAGTCTGCTTCAGCGGTCTCATGTGCAGATAAGACTGTAAAACCTACAACCTTACCAGTATTGCCATCTGAATCAACTCCGATCCGTCTCCATTTAATTCTTACAACAGCATCTGACAACGTAACGCCGTCAGCGTTCGTCTGATCTCTAGTGTCAAACTTAACAATTTGCCAAGAATAAGTCATGTGTTATTCCTAGCTTATTCGCCGTCGTCTGCTGGGTCAGCTGCATCGTCAGGTACAGGTGGTGTCACATCTTCAGTTGCCCAAGGCATTGTTGGTTCTTCGATGTTAGCTTCGTCAATTTGCTTTGCTACCATTTCTGAGATATGATCCGCATATCCTTGGTCAGCATTTACTACTGATTGAATCCAACCTAAAACAGTTGCTTCAGTTAAATCAGCAAATGCTACAAATGAACCAGCTGGGACAGCTGCTGCTGTAAATGGAGTAGCTCCTGAGAACTCTCCTTTGTTTCCGCTAGAATCTTCACCTTCAACTTTCCAAAATGTTTGGACAATAGCGCCTTCTAATGTTGCGCCTTCAGAGTTAACTTGATCTCTTTTCTTGAGACTAGTTACGCTCCAAGTCCATGTGTAATCGCTACTTAGTGCCATTTTATTTTCTCCGTTAATATTAAATAACTTTAAGTTATAGTTCTATTTATAATTAATCTTCAGTACAGCCAGCATAATAATCTAATGACTTAAGATGAGTATACGCTTGTACTAAATCTGAATCAGTGGAATCCATGTCTAACATGAATATACACTTTTGGTCAAGACCTGGTGTACCAATTGATAGTTCAGCTTCAACCTCTGTTGCGTTTTCGCCTGCTATACCAATAGGATTTAAACCATCAGTCCTTGCTTGTTTTGTTGCCCACATGGTTACCCATATACGACAAACATATCCCTCTGCCCAATACATATCAGACCCTGCTTCTCTAACACCATCGTTAGTCAATCCAGACGGTAATGAAGTATCGGGTGGTAAAGGAATTTCTTGTGTTCTTTTATGAACCTTTATATCTGTAATAACGTGATAAGCGTCAGGCACGGTCACACCAGTACCTTGTATCTCGTAATCTTTAATTAGTGCCATTGCTACTATTCTCCATTATTGATTGCATATTATATACCATTTCTTTTAGAATGTCAATATCTTTCTGCATATTATTTATTGTTTCTTCTTTACTCTTGATGATAGCGTTTTGGTCCTTAATACCTTCAACAAGTAAACCAACCATCTTAGGATAATCAAGTCCGTATTCATCATCTTCTTCATCGTAAGTTACAACCTCTGGAACAATAGGTTCAACTTCTTGGGCAATAAGACCCATTTGAGTACTTAGGAATGAATTATCACGTTCATCTTCCCATTCAGCAAGCTTACGAGTATATGTTACACCGCGTAATTGTAATACTTTATCAAGAGCATTTTCGATAGTTTGTATATTTTCTTTACGACGTCTATCTGAATAAGCAACTACGTTACCGGTAGCCCATAGTGAACCATTAACTTGCATTCTATAACCGCTTCGTGTTGCCGACGAACCTACACCCAGACAGTTATTACCACGGCTATGATAGTATACCCAACGACCGCCACCTTGTAGATAGATACCACCACTACCGTTGCTGTCGAACATTAGGTGCGGATCCCAAGTAGGTTGTGGCCATGATAAACCGTACCATCCACTTCTGCTACCGTATATTGCCCATGAGCCGTAACTTGTTTGGTTATTCGGGAAGAAGTGAGCACCGTTATATCCATCATAGATACCAACACCGCCGCCACCAACTTGTAACCAAGTATTTGCATAAGTATAACTTGAACCACCGTTGATTTGGAATCTAACAGTGTTTGAGTTATAATCATTCATGAACCTCATGCCTTGATAGCTTGGGTTCGCTCCGAAGTCAAGACCTACGTGATAGTTAATTCTTAATGCGGGATATGGATAACTCCAACTACCTGATGTCTGGAATAATTCATAAGGATAAGAACTAATTGCTCTTCCTGAGTTACTGCCTGTACCATTAAAGTCAAATACGTATGCACGTACTTGGTTCATATTTGATGTTGATGCTGGATCTGTATAATAACTTGTACTATTAGAATCGTAATAACGACCTGCATACATTGATCCACCATTCGTACTATTCTCATCTAATACTGGAATTGTTCTCCAAGATCTCCAACCACTCCATGAACTTCTAAACCTAAGGTTAGTAATTGGTCCACCAACCATCTGCCAACCATAACCTGATGTATTACTATTTCTATAGTGATAGGCCTGAACTCCAACCCAGTGAGATGTACCTGACGGTTGATTAGGTGGATTACTCCAAGAATCAATAAATCCTGAACCCCAAGTTGAAACGACGTTCATATCTTGACGTCCCCAACCCATTGAACCGGTCCAATAATCTGTATTACTTGTTATACGAGGTCTTGCTCTATAATACTCACCGCTGTTTCTTGTATGACCCGGCTGACTAATGTAAGCCATTGTTCTATTACTTACACCTTCAAACCTTGTGCTATGAGCAGAAGCACCGTTGAAGTAATAACCTGTATTGTTTCTATCGTAATAGATTGGTGCTCTTACATCAGTTCCAACATAAAGATTTCTATAAATTTCAGTATAAGAACTGCCTGGGTTAATACGAACTGCCCAACCACCTGAACTATTTAATAAACCGAAACCACTACTGTCGTAATAAAGGTATCCACGACGACCTGTACTTGAGCCCTGTGAACTATTATAACGATCATATATAATTAATCCACCTGATGAACTACCGCCGTCTAAGTGCCAATAACTTGTACCTGCAGCATAGAAGTGTCTTCCGTATGGAGTACTATATAAACCACGACCTCCATTATCGTTTCTGAACCAACCATCGTTGTAAATTTCTCCACGAATATCTAATACATTCATTACTGAAGTAGAAGCAAAGTCTCCATAATAGGCAGTATTATTTGAATCATAATAACGGCCTGCGTACATTGAACCACCATTACCGCTGTTTTCATCCAACATTGGTATTGTACGCCAAGCACGGAAACCAGACCAAGAACTTCTGAATCTAAGGTTAGTGATCGGTCCACCAACCATCTGCCAACCATATCTTGCTGAACCGTTAGAATAGTGATATGCTTGTACACCAACCCAATGCGAAGTACCGCTTGGTTGATTACCTGGGTTTGACCAAGTATCCAAGAATCCTGAACCCCAGTTAGCAACTGTGTTAAAGTCAATTCTACCCCAACCTTTAGCTCCTGTCCAATAGTTGGTATCACTTGTTATATTTGGTCGTCTACCGTAATTACTTATTGCTCCATTTCTTGTATGACCCTGCAATCCAATCATTGCTTGACCACGAGCAGTTAAACCTTGCCAGTTTGAATCACCATTTGGATTCATGTAATAACCGGTGTCGTTTAAGTCATAGAATATTGGAGCACGGAATGATTCACCTGAATAAACATATCCATAATAGAATCTATGATATGAACCGTTATAATAGAAGTTCCAACTACGTGTATTATCATGCATACCCCAGTTGTTGCCTTCGGTTGACATTAGAGTCCATCGAGTACCAATACCATAACCTGACCAACCGTTTCGACCAGTATTATATGTTGAGATGTTTCCGTATGGATTACCTTCACCACCTGCTGAACGAATACCATATCCGTAATCTTGCCAATAAACACCAGTACTACCTTGAGGCCTAAACCAATTATTAGCATATACTGCGCTGAGTTGAGAACTGGCGGCTGGATCTACATAATAGCCGGTGTTATTCCAATCGTAGAATATTGGCGAACGAATATCTGAAGCAAATACCGCTCTACTTGATATAGCAGCTCTAAACGAACCATTGTTAATAATTAACATACCGTGGTCGTTTAATTGATTTGCACCACCTATCGAACCTGCGTTTGGATGCGACCAACCAATACCATACATATTTGCAGTCGAAGCACCATTCGAGCTCGGTCTATAAGCAGCACCCATTGCGAATACTAATTGTAATCTTGTAGAAGTATATGTACCTGTTACACCGATACCATAATTCAAGAATGTATGATAACCACTTTGTTGTGAAGCATTCCAATAGGAAGTACTTGCTGGATTTATATAGTACCCAGTATTATTTAGATCGTAGAATATCGGTGCTCTAAACGAACCTGATGTTTGTACTAAGTTACGACTATTTTGAATATATGAATCGTATGTTAGTCTCCATGCCTGAGTTGGGAAACTATCGTTACCGCCAATAGCAGCATACCAACCAGTTTGACCGCTACCCCAACCGCTTGCATACTTATATAAACCAGTATTAAGATGAGTTCTATAACCTGAATTATATAATGCAGTTTGGTGAGTTAATGGTAAGTATACATTAGATGTACCAACATTGTAATCTCTGTTTCTTGTTGAGATTGGAGCATTAGTTAAACCACTTAAACTTGTTGAATCGTATTTCTGTGGATTATCAACATAGAAGATTGCATTTGAAGTTAATGTACCAGCAAGTGTTAACGCATTTAAGTTTGAAGTACTTGCCGGGTCAAGATAATAACCAGTGTTTTGACGATCATAGAATATGTTAGCACGGAATGAATTAGATGCATAAGTATTACCATCCATCATTGCTTGGAAAGGCCAACCTTGAATACTACCAGTTGCTGCACCGTGTTGACCTACATAGAATCCTGTTGAACCTGTACCGTTATTATTATTTGAGTCAAGGTTAAAGAAGATGTCATGATAAGAGTTAAATCTTAAATCATCTGTTACACCGCCACCATTATCTCTTGATGAAATACTGTGATAGTCAGAATCGTTTCCGTAGAATGTAATGAAGTCACCACGATCTCTCATATTGAGTCTGTCAACTGTGACCGTTCTCATTGAAGCATCACCTTGGCCTGAACCAAAGTAGTATGCTGTATTTTCACGTTCGTAGAATATGTTAGCTCTTACATCATTCATATACGATACACTAGCAAAGTCACCGTAGTAAGCTGTATTATTTCTATCATAATAACGAGTAGCTCTTATATCACCACCAACATATACCGCACTTGTATTATACCAAGCAAGGTAAATGTTGTTTCCGTTTTTAGCGTCTAAATGCAAGTTACCATTTGTAGAAGAAACTGTTGCATATGATGTTGTCCATCTACCGTTACCGCCTACTGCAAGATATTCGCCCCAACTTGCATTAGGCCCGTGTAATGTTCCACCTCTTACTCTTATTGCCGAACCAGATGTTGAATTAAAGTCAGCATAATAACCTGTATCATTTGAATCATAAAAGACTGGAGCTCTTAGTGATGAACCTGCTTGTAAATTATTATTAACAAATACGTTACCAGAACCTAATGGGTCTGAACCATTATTGATTGACATGACCTGAGTTGCCATGTTATAATCATTATAGAATCTCATACCTTGGTAAGAAGCATTTGCACCAAACTTAATACCTGTGTGGAATGCAATTCTTAAATCAGGATAAGGGTAAGTCCAAGAACCACCTTCACGGAAGATTGCATAAGCTGTACTTTGCCCACTAGCAAAATATAAACCAAATTGGTCGTCTTGTGAAACAGCATCGACGTGCGCAAATCTTTGTGCCTTAACAACATTCATTACTGAAGTTGAAGCAAAGTCTCCGTAGTAAGCAGTGTTGTTTGTATCATAGAAGATAGGTGCTCTTAATGATCCACCAGCAAATAAGTAATTAGGAACATATACAGTATTATTTGATCTTGTCTGCAATGTTTCATAACGAGTACCTGCTGTATTCGTATTATAGAATGTCATATAACCGTTAGTGTCAAATCTCATGTAAGCCTGACCATGAGAAGTATTTGGTCGACCTAAGTAATATTGATTTGTACCACCATTGAGATTATTATCAACATTATAACCGAAGCCTGCACCAGACCAAGTTCTTCCTGGTTCTGATACCCACATCTGTAATGGTATTTCACCTTGTCCTGCTCCATTATTTGCGGCAGGTAATGCCAATCTTATTGATGTGTTACCATGACCTGCACTTACATCTAATGTCTTAGTGCTGTTGGCTGATCTTGTTCCAATTCCTAATCTTAACACCTTACCATTATTAGCAGGATCTAAATAATAATTAGTATCGTTGTAGTCGTAGAATAATGCAGCTCTTGCATCTCCACCTTCAACATATAAGTTATTACCACCTTCAACTCTAACGTGTGTATCACCTTTACCTACTGAGAATAATACAGTACTTAAGTCTTCGTTGTTGTATATACGAGTACCACCATAGCTTGGCTGAGCACCCATACGAATACCAGTATGCCATCTTAAATCAAGCTTGGTATAATTACCACCGTAATTTTCTAAGTTTGTACCGATGTAATAGTTGCCTACAGCATTACTATCTCCACCACCAAACATTAACCTTGTTGAACCAACTGAGTTATATGGATTGTTTGAGAAGTTACCACCAATTACAACATAGCCTGCAGTTCTTAATGTATTAAGTGCAGATTCACTTGCTGGGTCTGTATAATACGAAGTGTTATTTGAATCATAGAAGATTGGAGCACGTGATTGTCCTCTATGCCACATATATGTATTGTTTAATCTATATCTTTCAGCACCGCCTGCTAATAATCTTAGACCGTAAGTATGAGATGTACCCATACGAATATCCATACCGTATTCAGTAGCTGAACTACGGTTCTTATTAATTACTACTCCCCAATCATTATTTGTGGTTGCAGTGAAGTAAGCAGTTGCATCATTACTATTTTGTCTACTACCGCCATCGACAACCAACTCTTGCATTGTTTGTTTTACAGTATTAGAATTAGATGCAGGATCGTTATAGTATGCAGTGTTTCCTCTATCGTAATAAATGTTAGCATCTATACGATCAGCAGTAATATCATCAACTGATAGATCACCCGTTATTGTTGCGTCACCACCAACAATTAAATCATCGAGTAATTGAAGATCATCAGCTAATAAGTTAGATTCAGCATTACGTCTCTTCAACATAATACCGCCATACTCTCTTAAAGCACCACCTGCGTTATAGTTAAGTAATATTCTTATTCTTACATAATGTACACCACCACCATCAGACCCATTATATGGAGTATGAGATGTTGGCATTGTTGTATGGTTTCTTAATGTTTCCCAGTTTGTACTTGTTCTGTTTGAACCACCAACTACGAAATATGTTGTACCTGTATTACCTGCGATTGGTTTCTTATCTTTATCAAATCTCTCAACACCGTAGTATAATAAACCACCAGAGCCTGAAATAAGTCTTGTTGATATTTCACCATATATTTCTTCACCAGGAGAAACAGGAATATAATTTGAATAGAAGTTTCTATATGCAGATGATCTTAATACATATCCACCTGCGAAAGGACCATCTCCTTTAATATATTCACTTGTAGTTCCTGTAAGAAAGTTTTCATTAGCGTCAATGTTTTGTATTACCCTTGCTTCCATATAAGGGGTCATATCGAATAGAACAAGATCTGCTCCACCTGAACCGTATGCTGGGTTCAATGATATGTTTTCATTACCACCATTTAGTTCAAAGTTACCTGCAGAAACTGAACCTTGGAAATATGCGTTACCATTATCGAGATCAATACTTGCTCTTACATTACCTGAACCTACAAATACTAATTCATTTGGATTAGAAGTACTGAAGTGTGAATAAGCAGGGTTAGTATTACCTGCCCACATAATACCCCAGTTAGTAGCAGTTTGCCATATCCAATGAGTGTAATCTTGCGCTCTCAATAATATGTTAGCATTACCGTTGCCTGAAGTAGTGAATCCTAGTCTGTCATATATACCATTTGTTCTAAACGCAGTACTTGTATTACCTGATCCTTGATTAGAGTAATAAGCAGTATTATTTGAATCATAATAGATTGGAGCACGCATTTGGTTAATTGCTTCAAAGTAACCGCTTCGAGTTGAAGCCTGTTCTGAACCATTATAATATAATTCTACTTCAGCATTTCTTCTAGCTAGGACTGCCCATTTGTTATCAATGTCGTTGTAGATACCGGCATTGTTGGTGCCATCTGACATAAAGTTCCATTGACCATTAATAGAATAACCGGCCCAACCATTTTTAGCACCGCCAACTTCAACTGTTCCATAATCACCTGATGCAGCATCCATGTAATATGTTGTTGCATGATTGAAGTAATATCTTAAGGCTTGAACTAAATTAAATCTTGATGTATTATTTGGATCTACATAATAGCCTGTATTATTTGAATCATAAAAGATTGGAGATCTTATTTGATTATTAGCAAGGAAGTATCCATTTTCTGTTCTTGCTTGTTCTACATTGTTATATAGTAATCTGATAGCAGCTTGACGATCTGCATACATAAACCAATGATTATCTACATCGTTATAGATACCTGTTCGGTTTGCATTATCGTGCATGAATACAGAACGACCACCAATTGAGAATCCTTCCCAACCACTTCTTCCACCGCCGTCGACCATTAATGAACCATAAGTACCAGTTGGTTCTGCTAATACAACTGCATTACCATCAAGAGTAATTGTATCCATTCTTGATGAGCCGGCTGGATTTACATAATATGCAGAGTTATCTGAATCATACAATATTGGTGTATGAATATTTGTATCAACTTTTAGAGTACCAAATATTTGAGACTTAAATGAGTTTCCTGTATATGATCCCCATCTTTGAACTGCTGCCCATGATCCTGTACCAATTGTTTCTGATAAGTAAATCGGTACTCCGCCACCATGGTCAAACTTATGGAATTTATGAGCCCAGGTATTACTGTTGTAATTACCTCTCATCATTAATCCGTTAGTACTTGAGTTTGCACCACCTGCGTTTTCGTTACCAACATTAATATTCATATACTGTTGATAAGAAGTACCTGCTGGGTCAGCATAGTATGTATTGTCGTCTGCATCGTAATAACGGCTAAAGTAAGCATTGCTACCAGTTACATTACCTGAGAAGTTACCAACTTGAGCATATATGTTAGACCAACGATAAGTAGATAAACCTAAATTACCAGCATTATTTTGTCTAGGTATTAATGATCCACTGCCTGCTCCATTTTGTTGTGCAAATACATAATGAACATTATTTTCTGAAGAATCAAATAGCATTGCCAATTCAGCACCAGTAGTAACTGAATTGTCGGCATGGAATACTTTAATAGAAGCTTGTTGTTTTCCGCTTAATCCTGGAAGTTCACCGGATTGGTCGGTCATTGTAATGCCGACACCACCACCATTACTTTGTTTTTGTAATTCTATACCTGAGCCGTAAACTTCAAATTTATTTCTTGCTCTTACTGCTGAATTAGTTACTTTAAATCTTTCAGTACCGTTAGTATCAATTTTAACAGTATCGTTACCTGAGAAACCAATTAAAGTATTTGTATCTCCACGATGTCTTATATAATCATCAAGATCAATAGTGCTTAATTGTGAGTTACCATCTGGGTCAGCATAGTATGCTGAATTCTGATATGAATAATAAACATTACCATAATATGAACCTTGTGTATATACATGTTTATTATTTCTTGAGCGGAGATATGTTGTATCAAGCATATACCAACCGCCACCCCAACCGAATCCTAACTCTTCATCTTTAAGGAATGTTGATGTGCCACGACCAATTACAATAGCATCGTCATTACCTGCTAATTGAATTGAACCGCCTATGTGTAATCTGTTTGTTGTAAGTGCTCCACCAACTACTGGAGTATTATCACCTACCGTATATGTTGGAGCAGTTGAGTTTGCGATCATAACGTTTCCGCTATCATCAACAATTAATGCTTCACTTGCACCTGATGTCCAGAATCCCCAATTAGTTCCTGATCCTAAAATGTTATAGATATTTCCAGAACTGTCACCGCGAATCGTTGCTCCGCTTGCAGCACCATCAGTTCTAAATTCTATAAATCTATTTCCATCATTAAATGGATTACTTCCAGCATCAATTCTATTAAGATACATTAATGCATATGTACCTGAATAGTTACCACTAATTGCTACAGTTGTACTTTGACCTCCAGCTATATCTGCAGGACCTGCTAATGCAATACCTCCGTCTCCACTAGTATCACTATAACGAGCATAATCAGAAATATTATGAATACGAACACCACCAGCAAATGTTGCTGCTAATCCTGCATCAGCTGGATTTACATAATAGCTAGAATCTTGTCTATCTGCAAACTTATCTGCAGTGACTGTGCCTTGAACAGTAACAGGTGTATAGAATGTTGATAACGAATTATTAATATCTAAACGAGCATTACTTCCTGTAACAACTCTAAAGCTATCGTTACCTGGGAATCCTATATAAGTATCAGTATCACCACGATGTTTAATATATGTATCAATGTCAATTTCTGACATCTGAGAAGCAGACGCAAAGTCGCCGTAATAGTTTGTGTTATTACTATCGTAATAGACAGGTGAACGCATTTGATTAGTTGCTAATGCGTATGTGCCATTCACAAGGAATCGTTGATTTCCACCTGCGACAAATTCAATTGAATTGGCTCCATCAAAATGAATGAAAGTATCAGTATCTCCGTCGTGAATAATCTCACCAACTAAACTGATATCATTAACTCTTGATGTGGCTGCAGGATCTAAATAATAAGTTGCGTTTTGTGCATCGTAATATCTTGAAGCATATAAGTTCGGGAATATACCATCAACCGTACCTGTAATGTTTGTTCCATTAATTTCAAATCTTTGAGTACCTGCTGTCGTAAAGATTATATTGTCAGTTGAATTAAATCCAAAGTAAGTATCAACATCACCGTTATGTTGAATGTAATCCTCAATACCAACACGATTTAATACTGATGTTCCATTAGGATCAAGGAAATAGCTATTGTTATCAGCATCTAGGAATCTTGAAGCAGATAAGTCACCACTGAATGTACCATCTACTGCTGTAATATTTCCACTTACATCAAGATTACCTGTAATATCTACACCAGTATTTTTAACTAATACTCTTTGTCCTCCACCCGTTACGATTTCAAATTGATCTGCTGCAGCAAAATTTAAATATGTATTAGTGTCACCATCATGAATGATTTCACCAACTAAGGATATATCATTAATAACTGAAGTACCTGCTGGGTCAACAAGATATGTATTATTATCTGTGTCAATAAATCTTGGACCGTATACATCAACCGATGCTGTAACTGCTGAAGGAGTAATTGTTAATCTATTTGCACCACTTGAACCAATAACGACTGTATCTTCTGCACTGAATCCCATATAGGTATTCGTATCACCATTGTGACGAACATAATCGTCAATATCAATAGTATTCATTACTGAATCACCAGCAGGATTTACAAGATAAGAGTTATCATCTCCGTCTACAAATCTTTGTCCAATTACATCGGTTCCTGCCGTGACAGTTGTTGCTGCTGATACTGATGTTCCTGCATCTACTGAACCTGCTGTTGCTGTAATGTTTCCAGTTGTTGCTGTAATATTATTTTGTGCAACAATACTATCGCCTGCTGTTACATCGTCTCCTGCAGTTACATCACCAACTGTTGCTGATATATTTCCTGCGGATGCTGTTATGTTTCCAGATGTTGATGTAATATTTTGAGCAGCTGTTACATCGTTATCTGCTTTTACATCTCTGCCTGCTTCAACATCTCTTTCAACTTCGAGATCACCATCACCGTCTGATTTCATTGCCCAGTTGGCTGAAGAATTTAAAAATCCTATTTCACCAGCTGCTTGATATAATGTTCTATTGATTCCATTACCATCAAATATGATTTGTGCAGGACCTGCATTATCTCCAATTGTAAGATCACCTTCAATTGTTATATTACCTGTGGCAGTATCGTCTGCATCACTACGGAGGAATTGAGATCCTTCTAATCCATCAACAGTATCAGCATCAAATCCATTTCCTGAACCTTCGTCTGCAGTTGTAATGATTCGACCAATGACTTGAGAGTTTGCCTCCAACTGCCAATAGTCTGATGTTTCATTCCATACAAGTTTTGCGTTAGCAAGAATGCCACGCTCAACCTCAATACCGCCATTCTCTGTTGGTGTTCCGCCTGTATAATTTGCATTAAGAGTAATAATATTATCAGAAAGTAATATCTCTTCAGTATTTACATAAGTGGTATTACCTGAAACGGTGAGATTACCATCAATGACTGCATTACCATCAACTTGTAAATTTTGTTGTGTTCTAAGCAATGCTTTAAATAATGCACCTTGGTCAACTGTAAGAGTACCATCAATTTGTGCATTTCCATCAACATTAATATCTTGTGAGAAAGTAATTGTTCCTGCTGCAGTATCAGCAACATCGGATCTTAAGAATTGGCTTCCTTCTAAACCATCAACGGTATCAGCATCAAGTCCGTTACCTGGACCTTCATCAGCTGTTGTAAGAATTCTATTACCTTCAATTGTTGTTGAAGAAAGACCTGTAAAATCAGTTCCTGAATTTGTGAAAGCTAATTTATCAGTACCTGCATATTTTATAACAACTCCATTGGTACTATCACCAATAAGAATTGCATTGTCTTGACCAGGATTTGTTATTAAATAATCGCCTGCAGAAGGATTGCGAACTTGAAGCGAATCAGAATCACCTTCAAATTGTGCAACGATAGTGGAGGCAGATGCACCTCCTGAATTTGTAACTTTAAGTGAAGCGGTACCGGCCACAGCCTGTGATATCGACGTTTGACCTGTTAGTTTTGATGTTCCTGTGACCTGAAGTTTTTCGCCCGTATCGGTAGTGCTACCTATTACAGCGTTTTCAGGAGTCAAGAGTCCATTCTTGACTATAAATTTTTTATCGTTTGCCATTCGGTTCACTCTCCCCAGATAGGCGATTTAAATTATATTGTACTGTTTTATTTATCAAACTTTTATTAGTGTAGCAGCAATTTGATAGGTAGTTGCATTAGAACTTGCTGGTGTTGCATTTAATTGCACATTTCCGCTCTGTATTGTAACATCATAAGTTGCCAAACTGCCATTCGTATATATTGTCGCAAACTCAGTTGCTACTGCAGTTGAACCATTATGAACAAGTAATAACTTAGTTATATGCCTATTACTTCCATCTGTTGCTGTTATTATTAACTCTGCGCTGTTATATGTTCCCTTATCAAAAGAGAAAATTTCAGCAGCGAATGTAGAGTTTGTTGTCGATTCATCGGATGTTAAATCAGATGATTCTAAAGAAACTGTATTACCAACCAATGTAGGAACAGTTAAGTTTCCTGTCATTGTATCGCCAGTTACATTTACATATCTTGCATCCGCAATATTAATTGTTAGAACTGCAAGATTATTTTTTGTGAATCCTATAACGTGGCCAAACTTATCAAAGTTCATACTCTCAATAACTTCAGCGTTAGGTAAATCTAATACACCTGTATTCGCAACACTTGAAGTATCGGCATGAGTTAAAACAATGTTAGCAGTTAGAGGTCCACCACCTGTGACACCGTCTGAACCTGTTACTGATCTATCAGCTGCTTTAAGGAATAACGTGTCTGTTTCGGTTTCTGTATAATATCGGTTATCTAATTGACCGTTGTCTAATTCTGTTTCTGTGTAATATCGGTTATCAAGCTGACCTGCATCTAATTCTGTTTCAGTATAATAACGAGTATCTAATTGACCTGCATCAAGTAATGCTGATGTATAATAACGATTATCAAAATCAACTTGGTCAAGACCTGTAACGTGTCCATAAGTATCAAGTACTACATCTTGTATTACTTGTCCGTTGCTTCCTAATACACTTGCTTGTGAACTTGTGTCAGCATGATCAAATGTAATTGTTGTTGCACCATTTTGATTAAGTGTAAACGATCCTCCACCGTCAATTGCATTTCCTGCTGTAAGAGTGATTTGAGAATCAAAAACATTATTTGCTGCGCCTGAAGTTGCCGCGGCAATAATATCAGCTGCATGTTGTCCGTCAAGTAAATCAGCATCAAGTCCAGTTCCTGTCCCATCTACTGTCTTAATTGCTGTTAATATTTCAGCCGCTGTTTGATCTGCGGTTGCACCTGCTTCTATAAGATCAAGTTTTGCTCCATCTACTGAAAGATCACGACCATCAACTGTTCCTGATATTGTGATATCACCAGTAATATCAAGTTCACCAAATTCATGAATATTCGCAAGGAAGTGAGTACCATCTCCTGCTTCTAAATTTAATGTTGTATTTGCATTATGCCAAGTAAGATTTTCAATACCTTTAACACTTGCTTCTCCTGCTGCTGTGAGTCGACCATCTTCGTCAACTGTAAATGTTGGTATTGATGTTGTAGATCCATAAGATCCTGCCGTAACCGCAGTATTAGCAAGTTCTGCATTTATACTTATAGAACCATTACCTAAATCTGTAAGTATTGTAGAACCGCTTCCAGTAACTTTACCGGTCAGTGATACATCTATTTGAGGATCAGGTTTATTTGTTGTATTTGTAAAATCTAAGTAATAACTACCTTCTTGACCGTCAAGTAAATCTGCATCTAAACCTGAGCCTGTGCCATCAACTGTTTTAATTGATGTAAGTATTTCAGATGCTGTTTGGTCGGCGGTAGCTCCTACCTCTATACCATCAAGTTTTGTCCCATCAGTAGCCAGGTCTCTGCCATCAACAGTTCCTGTGACGGTAATGTTTCCTGTGACATCAATTCCTGAACCGAAATCAACATTTGCATCGAATTGTGAAATGTTAGCATCATATTGTGTTCCATCACCTGTTATAATTTGATAAGTGTTATTTGCTGTTAACCAACTTGTTGAACTGATACCTGCGACTGAAGCAGTAGCAGCTGCAGTAATACGACCGTCAGCAGCAATTGTAATAATAGGAATTTCTGTTGCACCACCATATTGAGCGGCAGTAACTCCTGAAGCAGCAATGTCTGTTGTAATTGTTCCGCTTGCTAAATCTGTTAATGTAACTGAACCTGTAACATCACCTGAAAGTGTAATTGTTGGATCAGGCTTGTTAGTTGTATTTGTAAAGTCAAGATAGAAATCGCTATTTGCCCCATCAAGCAAATCAGCATCTACACCTGAAAAGGCTCCATCATTACTTAATACAACATTTATAATATCTGTATTACTTGGTATGTTTGGAGTATTTGTAAAATTAGTAAAATCAAGATAATAAGTTCCATCTTGACCATCAAGGGTATCAGCATCCAATCCTGAACCTGTTCCGTCATTTGCTAATATGACATTTAAGATTTCGGTATTTGATAAGTTAACTTCAGCACCTGATGAAATGCCATCGAGCTTAGTACCATCTGCTAATATATCACGACCATCAACGGTTCCTGTAACCGTTACATCTCCTACAACATCAATACCTGCACCAAAATTAACATTTAAATCAAAGTCAGATATTTGAGTATGGAATTGACTTCCATCAACCGTTGAAACTTCAAATGTATTATTTGCTTGGTACCAATCAATATCAGATACACCTGCGACCGCAATATTTTGTGCAGCAGTTAAACGACCATCTTCATCAACGGTAAATGTTGGTATTTGAGAAGCAGAACCATATGAACCGGCTGTAACTGCTGTATTCGCAAGTTCGGTGGCAATAGAAATTGTACCTGAAGCTAAATCAGTTAAAGTGGTCGTCCCTGACCCTGTTACCTTCCCTGTTAAACCGACATCAATTTGTGGATCAGGTTTGTTCGTTGTATTTGTAAAATCTAAATAATAAGAACCTTCTTGCCCATCTAATAGGTCGGCATCAAATCCATTCCCTGTGCCTTCATCATTTGTAGTAATGATTCTTCCAGTTGTTCCACCAGAAGCAATTTCCCAATAATCATTTGCTTCATTCCATTGTAGAACTACATTTGTATCGTCTCCTCTTTCAACTTCGATACCTGCATTTTCTGAAGGAGAACCTGTCGTTGTACTGTTAAGAGTAATAATATTATCTTCGACAGTTAGAGTTTCTGTATTGACTTGAGTTGTATTACCTGATACAGTAAGGTTACCTGTGATGATTAAGTTACCATCAAAAGTATCGTCTTCGTCTGCTCTTAAAAATTGTAATGAATTTAAGTTATCTAATAAGTCAGCATCAAGGCCTGATCCTGCTCCGTCAACTGTTTTAAGTAAAGTAAGAAGGTCATTTGGATCGGCACTAAACTCAACGATGGATTCTGTTCCACCGACATCTTGTTTAATGTAGATCTTACCGTCAGCTGTGTTAATCGCAAGTTCACCTAACTCCAAATTTGAGGTAGTAGGCACTCGTCCCTGAACGGCACTTCTTTTTAGCTTAATTAATGTTGACATATATATGTCCTTCTATATCATATACCTATTTAGGCAAATTTAAAAGGTTCCTCCATCAAGTGTTGTGACTGTAACATCGCCACTTGCCACTGTAAAGTTTGCTACGTTAAACGATGCAACTCCAATATTGGAATCGCTCGCTAATTCTCCAGCAATTGTTATTTGATTATTCGCAACCGTTGTGTTAATTCCTTCCCCTGCGGAGTAGGTAATTGTTTCACCTAAGGCAACTACATCTGTGGTACCTGTTTCGGCTGCTATGTTTATACCTGCAGTTGTTAAATTTCCAACTGCTGTATCTAAAAATTGTTTATTTACTGCATCTTTGCTATTGACAGGGTCGTTAACATTTGTTATAATAGAGTTATCAACGCTAAATACACCAGTAGTAGGATTGACTGTAATATCGCCACTTGCATTACTTATTGTATTATTTGCGATTGTAAGATTGCCGCCTATGGCAATCTGTGTATCTAAATTTAATCCTTTAAATCTGGAGTTTTCTCCAGCAGGGTTGAGCAAATAGTCTACATCTTGACTATCAATAAAGTTTCTTGAATATACTGAACCGTCTTCTACGTGCCAACCATTGTCCGTTGTATCAAAATATGTACCGAAGTTAAACGAACTACTTAAGAAACCTGCCTTTGTTCCTTGAGCATAGAAATACATATTACCTGAACCTGTTCCCAGAATAATCTGAGAGTTAGGTTGATTATAACCAATATGTAAATCTTTTAATCTTGATGTACCTGCAGGGTCAGCATAGAAAGATAAGTCATCTTTACTTACAAATTTTGTTGCTCTTAAATCACCGTTAGATGTATCACCACCTTGTGCATTGATATATCTCTCATCAAGAGTTACATAATCAAATGTGGTTGTGATTGCTACGTTAGAGTTACTAATAACCGTGCCGCTGCCAGTGACATCTCCTAATAACGCAATGTCAAAGTTATCAGTAACAAAGTCTAATTTTTGTATTGCACTATTTGCTGTAACTCTAATACCACGCTCAAAGTTACCATTACGAACAGCATCTTCTACTACACCATAAATGGACGGAACAAAGTCAACAACCGCATTGGATGATACTGATAAAGGAACGTTAACTAACGAACGAACACGCCCATACACATCAAAGTTAAAGTTTGGAACTGTACCTTCAACACCTGCTTCTCTTAAACCTGTAAATGATTGCCATACAGGATCAAACCCAATCGCAACTACATTATTTGCTTGGTCGTATGTTTCAATTGTAAGACCAGTACCAATCTCAATACTTGGCTTATCTACTTTATCAAATAAATCTAATACATAAGTATTGGCAGCTTTGGTAACATGAAAGTCTCTATCAAAAGTTTCTTCAAGATAAAACTTAGTTACCGCATCAGTGTTGCTTACAGGATCAGCAAGACCTGTTATGACAGTATTACCTACATCAATATGACCGCCTATTTCAAATACTAAATTAGCAGTCCCTGAGTTAATTCTTTGTTGACTGTCAACTATAAATGCAGATACACCAGCAGTAACAAAATTGAGTTCGTCGTTATCTGCACCAGGACTTGATTCGGCTTCAATAAATGTATCTTGGTCAACGTCCTTAACACCACCTAGTGATGCCCATGCATTTCCACTATAACCTTCAAACACTCCGTCCGTTGTATTAAAACGAACCATACCTGCAGCTAATGAAGAAGGTCTATTTGCTGTTGTACCTACAGGAACTGTGATTGCTCCTGTTGTATCAATAACTAATACTTCGTTATCACTATCAATTTTTGTTACGAATAATGTATTCCACTGAGAACCTGAAGCACCAAGATTATATGTTGCATCATCTTTAGGTAATAAGTTTGAACTAAAGTCAGCAACTACATTAATTGAATCTACTGCTTGGTCACCTAATTGTAAATTACCTGCGATTGTTAAATCACCTGTAAATTCACCAGAACCAACGACTCTAAATAATGATCCATCCCAAGTAAATCCTGCATCGTCTGTTAGTGCACCTGAAGGACCTGCGAATACAACTCTTCCATCAGTAAGTGATCCTACTGATAATACATCGGTTGTTTGATTATATGTTAATCCTGAATCACCTTCAATTGCTCCATTTGCTCCAGCAACAAATACTTGGCCTTGTGAAACTGTTTCAAATGTAGGTGCTGTTCGGAATTCAGAGGTTGCATTAACAACCATATGACTACCGTCAAACTGAATATTATTATTTGATGATAACGCACCAGTATCTGATACGAACATCATTGTGTTCGCTTGTAAGTTACCTACTGATAAACTGTCGCCTGATAAACCACCTGATGTACTAAAGTCACCATCAACTGTAATACCACCAACGATTGTTAAATTAGTTCCATCCCAGGCAAGGTTTGCTTGACCTTCTAATGTTCCACCTGATGATGTATATACAACAGACCCAGTAGGAATTTTTGAAACAGCAGCATCTGTAAATGTTGCCTTTTCACTAGAATAGTCAATTGTAATTCCGTTATTGGCGCCGAATGTTAAATCACCATCTTGGTCAATTTCCATTCTCTTAACGCCTGCGGTGAAGAATTCTAAATCATCACCGTCAGCACCTGGCGAGAGTTCAGCTCGAATAAAGGTATCTTTATCTACGTCTTTAACACTACCCGCTAACTCAGACCAAGCTGTCCCGTCATATCCTTCAAATCGGCTATCTGAAGTATTGTAACGAATCATACCAACCGCGGAGGTTGGACGATCAGCAGTTCCACCTACTGGTAAAGTAAAGGCACCGGTTTCATCGATAGTAACTACACCACTATCAGATTTGATTGTAGGTGTAAATACTCTGTGCCAATTTTTAGTAGGTGCTCCTAGGCTATACAAACCAGGTGCATCAGGAATAAGATCGGAAGTAAAATCTGCGACAACATTAATTGTATCAACTTGGTTATCACCTAATGTAAGGTTACCACCAATTGTCACATTACCTGTAATATCAGCATCACCATCTACTGTGAATGTGGTTCCACTGAATGTTAATTTACTACTGTCTATTAATTCGCCATCAAGACCTGAGAATACAACTCGTCCTGATGTTAAGTCAGTAACATTAACACTTCCTAATTCTGTTTGCCCAGGTACTCTAAGTATATCTAAAAATACACCACCTGTGGCTGTAATTGAAACTCCATCGAAAGATAAGTTAGCAGTATCAATTAATTCGCCGTTTGCTCCGGCATACATAATTCGACCTTCGGTCAAATCAATAATATTAACACTACCTAACGATGCTTGTCCAGGAACAGACATGTTATCCAAGAATACACCGCCTGTTGCGATAATACTTGTATCATCAAATCTTAAATTGGCAGAGTCAATTAATTCTCCACCTGCTCCTGCATATACGATACGACCTTGTGTAAGGTCTGAAACGTTTAAACTATCTGTATCTGTTTGACCATCAACTTGTAATCCATCTAAGAATACCGCTCCTGTAGCTGTAAGAGAAGTACCGTCAAAGAATAGATTAGCACTATCAACAAATTCTCCGTTGGCTGCTATGAAAGGTATTCTTGTTGCTGTTAAATCTGAAACACTTAAACTATCAACATCAGCTTGACCGCTAACGTCTAATGTATTTGATGAAAGCGGACCACCAATATCTAAACTTGTTAATCCAACAAGAGTATTAGTTGATTCACCTAGTGTAAGAGAGGTATTACCAATTGTGATATCATTAGAAGATATGATTGTTGAATTGGCAGAAAAGTTTAATGCGTTGAAACTTACATTCTCAAAATCTGTAATATGTCCAAAAGTATCAATGGAGATATTCTTTGGATAAGATAAATTTTGGTTTGTAGTACTAACAGCATTTGATGTGTCAGCATGGCCTATAACAACATTTGCTGCTTGATCGTTAACAGTTTGGGAAACAACAATTCCGTTAGCAGATTCTATTTGCTGAACGTAATTACCAATTGTGTCGATACCGAGAACAACAGAATCAGGAACGATCTGTGGCTTTCTCTCAGCTGGTGCAACAATAGGAGTTGACTGACCTTGTTTTGGGACGGCCTTTATCGCACGGCCACCACCGATCTTGACCTTTATACTCACGAAACCTCCGTAATAGTATCAACTACGATTGCTAAGCCTTCAACTATTTTGGTGAGTTCTCCTGTTTGTTTTTCCATCACTACGTCGTATTGGTATTTACCAGGAGCTAAAAGATCTGTCTGCTGGTCAGTTAATACTAACGTAATATCGTTATTTGCGACTTCGATTGTAAAGTTAGTAGCTGCAGTACTTGAATATACTTTTCTTATGCTACTATAGAAATTATAAACAGAGATAGTTGCGTCATCATATTCGACACCCTCATCATTAAACAGATTTAGCTCTGTTCTGAAGTCCAATCCTTTATCAATGTATATGTTAGCTCTTGATGCCATGGCGATGAAACCTTTTTAAATTTTTATATATTATTACCTTATTTATAAGATATGACGACTCAAATGAAAAAGGACATTGATTTAATGCCCTTTCATAGATAGTTATATGAACAGAGCAATTATACTCGACTCATAATATAATTACTTCTTCAATTCGTCAATTTCTTTCTGCTGCTCTTTAATTGCTTCAATCAGTATACCGACCAAGTTTCCATAAGATACAGTCTTAGTGCCATCATCTCTTTCGCTGACAACTTCAGGCATTACTTGCTCTACTTCCTGAGCAATTACACCGGTTGAAGCCTCACCGTTATCAATCCAATTAAACATAACACCACGTAATTTCATTACTTTATCAAGTGCATTTTCAATTGTTTCTACATTATCTTTTAGTGACTCATCAGATGTTGTGTTAAAGTCACTTGCCGTAATATCACCTGTAGTAGTAATATTATATGACTGACCATCTAAGTTACCACCTAGTTGTGGAGTTGTATCTTCAACTATATTATTGAGGTTACCACTACCACCTCCACCTGAAGGCCACGTTGTAATTGTTGAACCGCCTAATGTAACTGATCCATCAATTGTTAAATTTTCTAATGTTAATTCGTCGTCATTAGCAGTGTAGAAGAAGTTCTGATCTCCACCTGGGTTAGGTGTTGTTGTTCCATATAATGGTCTTGAACCTGATCCACCTTGAGTCATGGTAATGAACATTGCTGTTCCTTGTAGACTACTTGTATGAATCGACGCTGTATCAGGGCTTCCTGTTGCTCCTGTTGTTCCTTGAGCACCAGTTTGACCGTCGTTACCTTGGAAACCAATTAATCCTTGAATACCTTGTAAGCCAGATCCTGTAATACCAGAAACACCTTGTGGTCCGGCTGGGCCAAGAGTTCCTTGGAAACCAGCAGAACCTTGTGCTCCTGGGTTTCCTGCTTCACCTTGAGTACCTTGAGCTCCTGCACCAAATGCTCCTTGGAAACCTAATGTACCTTGAACACCTTGAATACCTTGTGGTCCAATTGGGCCAGAAGGACCCTGCGTACCTGTCGCATCCTCACCTGTAGGACCTTGAGCTCCTGGAGGTCCTTGAATACCACTTGACCCCGATCCCTCAAATCCTTGAATACCAGTAATACCTTGAATACCTTGGTTACCTATAGGACCTTGAGTACCTGCACCACCTGAACCACCTTCGTTACCTTGAACACCTTGTGGTCCGACTCCACCTTGAATACCTTGTAAGCCAGATCCGTTTTCACCTTGAATACCTAAGTCACCTTGAATACCTTGAATACCTTGAGTACCTAATCCACCTAATTCTCCAGGAGGACCCTGAACTCCTTGTATTCCACCTGGGCCTTGAATACCAGGAGCACCTGTACCGTCTTGACCTTGTAGTCCTTGGTTACCTTGCATTCCTTGGAAGCCTTGAGCGGATGCTCCACCAATAACTCCTTGTAAACCGATAAGACCTTGAATACCCTGTGGACCGTTGGAACCTTGAACACCTTGAGGGCCAAGATCACCAGCTCCAGTTTCACCTTGTATACCTTGAGGTCCGCTCGGTCCTTGAATACCGGCACCATCAATACCTTGAGGTCCTGATTCACCTTGTAAACCTTGAATACCTTGTAAGCCTTGAACACCACTTCCTGTAACACCTGAAGTACCCTGTGGTCCTTGAACACCTTGGATACCTGAACCTGTTGTTCCTTGAGTACCTACCGCGCCTGGTCCTTGAACTCCTTGTATACCTTGAGAACCTGCTGCTCCTACTCCGGTTGTTCCTTGAATACCTTGAATACCTTGAGAACCTGCTCCAGTTGTACCTTGAGTACCTTGAGAACCTGCACCACCTGGCTGTCCATCTCCACCGTCAGCTCCTTGTAAACCTTGAGCACCCGGTCCACCTTCTGGACCTTGAATACCTTGTGTACCTTGGAATCCGTCTGAACCGGTTCCACCAATACCTTGTGATCCTGTGACACCTTGAATACCTTGAATACCTTGCGCGCCTGCTCCTGAATCACCTTGAATACCTAATCCACCTTGTATTCCTGCATTACCTTGAGCACCTTGAATACCTACAGAACCAGTTGTTCCTTGTAATCCTTGTAAACCTTGAGGGCCTTGTAATCCTTGTGGTCCGGTTGAACCTTGAGCTCCTGCTCCAGTTGTTCCTTGTAATCCTAATAGACCTTGAGTTCCTTGTAATCCTTGTAAGCCTTGCGTACCTTGATTACCTACTGCTCCGATATCACCTGTTCTTGCGAATGTAATTGTAACATCTTCTTGATCTGCAAATGTACCGTTACCACTAACAAAAGCACAGGTAAGAATAAAGTATCCTGTTGGTTCTGCTAACGAACTGATTGTAAATATTTGGAAAACTTCAGGTTGTGATTTCTTTGTAACCTTAAAGTGACCTTTAATAGGACTTGAAGAATCGTCTACTGTTCTAAGAAAAGGTTCAATATTAATAAAGTTATCATCTCTATCATCAATATACAATGCAGTAGCTGATGAATAAGTAGCATTATTGAATTTTAATTTACCAATACCTGGATCGTTATTAATAGTAGATACGTCAAAAGTATAGTCGAATGTAATACCACCGAATGAACCTTCAGCGCCTTGTAAACCTGAATTACCTTGTAAACCTTGAGGTCCTTGAATACCTGCGCCTGTTAAACCTTGTAGTCCTTGAGTTCCTTGAGAACCTGTTGATCCTTGAATACCAGCTGGGCCACGAGGAATAAATGTAATAAGTGCGGCAGGACCGTGAACTGCATTTACTGCCGTTTGCCAATTTGTTACATTACCATCAACATAGTTAACATCAAAGTAACCATAGTTCTTAGAACCTGAATCCCAAGTCCAATCTGTAATTTCGTAAACTAACCAATGATGTCCAGCAGGACCATTTCCATCGTCGTAATTACCTTCTTGTACTTTAAGATATCCTTTAACTGTTCCTGGCTGATTATCAATAAAATCTAGGAAGTCATCAATCTCTTGTGTAAATTGGTCAGCAGGAATATCATCAAGTGTAATTAATGTAGCAAGAGCCGGATTTGAATTGTTAAATTTAAAATTGTTTGTACCAGGATCGGATCCGCCAATTGTATTATTAACAAAATTCCATATCCAAGTTAAACCACCGTATTGACCTTGCTCGCCTTGTAATCCTTGAATGCCTTGTATGCCAGTTGTTCCTTGAACACCTTGAGTACCCTGACCACCTTCTCTTCCTTGTAGTCCCTGTAGACCTTGTAATCCTTGGATTCCTGTAATACCTTGTATACCTTGCGACCCTTGTATTGCCTCGCCTTGAATCCCTTGTAGACCCTGTAAACCTTGAATACCTGTCGTTCCTTGAACTCCTTGTAAACCTTGAACACCTTGTGGACCAAAGTTACCTTGTAATCCTTGGACACCTTGTAGACCTTGAATACCACGATCACCATTTCTTGAGAATGTTAAACGAATGTCTATACCGTTTGCGAAAGTACCTGCACCACTTATTTTCTCAACAGCATACTCCCAATAACCAGTCTTATCTGTTATTGTATCAATCTTAAATAATGCTTGATCGTAAATATCTACTGCATTAATAATTCTTACATAACCTTTAGGAGAACCAACAATTGAGTTAAGTTCAGCAGATAAGCCATCCATAACATTGTTAGCACTTTGATCTTCATCATCAATCCATAGCTTAAGGTTAGAAGCTGTTAAATCAGTATCACTGAAACGAATCTTTCCTGTACCAGGATCTGCATCAGTTGTGTTATTGTCGTAATCGTAATCGTATGTTATTCCACCGAAGTCTCCGGTAGAACCTTGTAATCCTTGTAAGCCTTGAAGTCCTTGTGTACCCTGAACTCCTTGAACACCTTGTAAGCCTTGAGTACCTTGTGTTCCTGTATCACCTTGTATGCCAGTTGTTCCTTGGACGCCTTGAGTACCTTGAGGTCCAAGTAGTCCTTGAGTACCTTGAACTCCCTGAACACCTTGCGATCCTGTTATACCTTGAACACCTTGAGCACCACTTCTTACAAATGAAAGTATGAATGCAGGATCTGCAGCAACGTTTGTTAATACTGCTCCTGTACTTCCTATATGATTAACAAGTATTGTGAACCAACCAGAGTTATCTGTTATTTGTGTAATTTCATATGTAATGAATTGTGATGTATCACTGATTCTTGTTGCTTGTATATAACCTTTAACAGGACCTGATACTTGGTCAATAGAATTTAGTAATGCTGATACATCTTTAGATTGTTTTGCTGTTGAGTCAATGAATAGTGCTGAAGCAGAGTTAGCCGCGGCTGAATTAATTGCGAACTTACCAACTGTAGGATCTTGAGCAACTGTTGTGAGATCAAAGTCAAACTCAAATGATACTCCACCATAAGAACCTACAAAACCTTGAATTCCATAAAATCCTTGTATACCAGTGATTCCTTGAACACCCTGTGGTCCTGCACGTCCTTGTGTTCCTTGGAAACCAAGATCACCTTGAATACCGGTAATACCTTGAACACCTTGTGGACCACGTCTTCCTTGTATACCTTGAATACCGTATATTCCTTGCACACCCTGAACGCCTTGAATACCACGGAATCCTTGAACTCCACGATATCCTTGTTCACCTTGAATACCTTCTTGACCTAATGTTCCTTGATTACCTTGTAATCCTTGAATTCCTTGAAATCCTTGTACACCACGGAAAGATCCAATATTTACCCAATTGGCTCCATCCCAAATCCATAGTTCATCATCAGCTTCATCAATAACACCTTCACCAATATTAGGCGAGGTAAATGCTGCGTTTAAAGTTGCTTGTGGATCTCCACCTGCATCAACATCTGCAACTGAACCAATAATTGTAAAGCCAGGTCCGTAATTACCTTGGACACCTTGATTACCTTGAATGCCTGAGAAACCTTGTGTTCCTTGAGGTCCTGTTCCAAGTGGCTCCCAGGAAGTACCGTCGGAATATCTTAACTCTCCGTTATCGGCATAAACCACTGCACCTTCAAAAGGAGCAGGATCGAGAGTGATAGGAAAAGTTTGCGGAACACCGTGTCCGATTAATTGGTTCTTTCCTGTCAATGTTCCGAATTTACTGGCCATTTATTTTATTTCCTTAAAGTTCAAACCTTATTAATAATATATTTATTATGTTTAAACAACATCGTCTTCTTCAGACTGACCTTGTGTAAACGATATTGTCGCATGAATAGCCAAATCGGCCGTTGCCTCGATTTTTAACTCATCTCCTGTTTTCAAAAACTGACCGTTCAATGGAATCGGTATCGTCTCATATGCTGGAATTGGCATGTTCTTAAGTATAAAGAATTCTGCGTTTTCTATATGCCTATGAATTTGTAAATCAATATTAACAGTATTAGCTGTAACATTGCACAATACAAGAGGTGAGATAATTTCAGCAACACCTGGCTCAACGACGTTTGATCCACCAAAGACAAGCTCAGGTACATTATAGTTTGGACAATCCACAATCACACTCATATTGGTTGTAACAACCTTACTGACGGCAATTGGTTTAGCGTCAGGTGCTTGTGAGGTATCTATAGTAGTTATTGACATTTTTAATTTCCTATTTTAAATTACTGCTCTACTGTTTGAAGCTCTTCTTGCGAGTTTTCTTACAGAAGATGTAAATGGTCGACCTTCGATTCTACCTGTTCGACCGTTAATTCTTAGTCCTCTTGCGAAGTACTGGTTATTCAATTCATCAGCACCTGACCATCGGATTCTACCACCGTCCTCATTAAGAACCGAAGCAACTGCTGATATAGCAGCACCTAAGTTTCTAAAGTTCAGAGGTAATGCATTTCTGTTAACACCTGCTGATGCACCGTTAAACTGGTGAGCAATAGATTCAACCAATGATCCAAATACTAATGTATCAGGTTTAAGTACATTACTCTTCAGACAATTATCAAATAATGCTTGTATCATTGCTGTATGATCTGAATCAGGAGATAGATTATTTACAAGATAATCTCTCATTCGATCCCACGATCCAGTAAATGCATCTAACAAGTCTGTATTGTTAGCACCTTCTAATACCCAAGTTGAACCATTCCAATAATATATATTACCTGCATACAGATTTGTTGTGAAATCAGTAGCAACAATATATGCCCAGTTTGGTTTCTGTCCTGTAATAGAACTTAACGCAGCCACATCAACAACTGATCCTTTATATTTCAATCCTTGCATTGTTGGATTGAATACTGGGAACACATGAGTACCATCGTAATCAAAGAATGTTGCTGTAAATGTTCTTATTGCGTTCTGATTACCATTTGTTTGATAGCTTGGTCCTACTGCTTGTGTATCTACATATTTGAAATCATTCTGTAAAGCAGTTAGTAAGTTTCTTGCATCACGTCTTGTTAGATTAATATCAAGGAAGTTATATGTAGCATTTACATATCTTACAGTATCTTTCTGTAATCCTTTTCTTCTTTGAGCAAGTATATCTTGAGCATCTGTAAATACTGCATCGCTGTAACTGTAATCAGGTTCAGTTTTAACAGGTAAGTACTTAGTATCATTATTTATTTGAGTTAAGAAGAATATATCTGCAAGATCTTTAACCTTCTTGCTTTCAACTGCAGTTCCTAATTCACCAAGTATCTTCTGACCTTCGTATTCACCAATTACAATATCTTTACAAATCTTACCTAATTGACGATATGCTTTTGCAGTTGGTTCTCGTTGATCTTCAGGTAATCTGTAAACTTGATTCCAGAAGTAGAAATCAGCATTCCATCTTGACGCGGTATTACCACCGAAGTTCAAGTCAAAGCTGAATGCATCAAGTAAGAAACCTGTATCTCTTCTACATTTATCTTTGTTGTAATCAAGTACAGTGAATTGATTGTTTATAAATTCAGTTACATCGGAAGCAAGTTCTTCAGTATTATCAACAAGTTTCTGAGCAGCATTACTAAGTTCAGTTGTTGGGAAACTTGAAGTTGATACTGGTCTTGGCAATTCGTCATTATCATTAGATCTTATTGATTGTTCGATAATACCAACTAAGTTAGTAACCTCAGTACCTTCAGTTGAAGTAGCTGCTACACCCAATGTATTTTGCGGAGTTAAAGTATATGTACTTGCATTAGTTACTGGAGTTTCTTGAACTACTTGAGACATTGCATTACCAAGCAACTGTAATATATCAGCGTATTGTCTTTGCTGATCTACTTTAAGTACTGATACTTCTTTCTCAAAGTAAATGCCTGCTGATTGTAATGATGCGAAGTTTGTTTCATATTGAACATCGTGTGATATAGCATCAATAGTATATCCTATATCTCTTCTACATCTTGCTCGAGGGAAACTCAATCCGTTATGATTAACTGATATATAACTGATAACACCTTCTGCGGCAGTATGAGATAGTCTTTCAACAAGCTCTTTAGCAGTTACATAGTTATCTCCCATCCAAGTTTGATCCACATCAATTCTTTCAGGAATTGTAGATCTTACTTCATAAGAATCATCAACCGCATTGGCAATAAGTTCAACTAGCTTTCTTGTAGCAATACAAGTATTTGGATTTGCACCGTGTATCGAGAAGTCTTGAGCTTCTGTTGTTTGATACGAAGGTACGCCGTTCCAATATTCGTATTTAGTTACAATATCACCAGTATAATATTTTCCTGTTCTTGGGAATAGTTTTGTTTCAATATCCTTAGCACCAACAACATGTTCTATAACTTTTGCCATGTGTAAGAATGCATCTCTTGTTCCCATGTATTGTTCGATCTGTAATCCAGTATTTACTGTATTTTCAAAATACATTCCTGCAGTTTGAACTGAAGCCGCATTACCTCCATATTGAATGTCATGAGAAACTGCATCAATAATATATCCAGCATCTCTTCGACATTTCTCTTCACTGAATGGAAGTATATCATAATTTTCTGCAAGATAAGCAAGCAAGTCTTTAGCAACCGTTTCTTTAACTCCAAGTACTTCATTAAACGCTGTTTGATTAACTGCAGCATAATTTGATACTTTAGGCAATTCATAAGCAGGATTCAAGAGTAAGGTTGCACTTGTAAGAGCATTTGCACAAAGATCAAATAAACCTTCCATTTCGGCGCCGAGTGGAGCACCACCTGAACCTGAACTGAAGTCTTGACTTAACGCATTATTTGCTGATTTTAAACCAGCAATATCAGTATCTTGGACAATTAAATCAACACAATCTCCAATATGTTTAAATAGCATAGCTGAAGGCTCAACTTGATTTGTAGGTAAGCCAACATTAACTCCCTTTTCAAAATAAAGTCGAGTAAAGTTTTGAGTAGCAAAGTTACCTTGATGTTGTCCGTCAAATGAAACTGCATCAATCAAGTATCCTGTATCTCTTTCGCATTTAGCAACATCGTGAACATGGCTTGGATAATTTGCCTCAACCCATGCTGTTGCTTCAGCTATTAAGAATGCTTTGTTATTTTGTAATTGAGATCTACCATTTATTCGAGCAACACCTTGAGCATTTGTAGTAAAGTTGATTGCATCAGCAGCACTTCTACCATTTGTCATAACATCAATTATTTCGTCAAATGCTTCTTCAACTTTAACCTTTAGTGCTGAATCAGTAACTGCTTTAACTGCCAAGCCTCTTGCAAATTTAATACCTTCAACTGTTTCAGTTAATTGTTCGTTAATTACTCTGTTTGTACTTACAGTGTCAATTCTGTAAGCAGTACCATTAAATACTGCATTATAGTTAGAACCGGTGAGTACATCAACCGCAACTGCATCAAGAAGTAAACCTATGTCTCTCTTACATCTATCTCCATCAAATGTATAATAACGATCTTTCAGATAACCTTGTACTTCTTCAATAATAAAGTCTCTGTTTTGTTGTAATTGCTTTCTTGCTAATGTTCTATTCGGATCAAACGAAGCCTTAGTTAATGTTGGGAATTCATCATCTTCGATATTTACATCATCAACTAATTGAGCAATTGATTCAATTAAATCATGCAATCTTGTAGCTGTTGCTGTATCAGCTGCAGTTCCATCTGTATTTTGATAAGGACCTGTACTAATTGCACCAGTATCGGCTGAAACAAATGAATGTGCATATTGACCTGAACCACCAGTACCAACATTCATTGTTATAGATGTACTAGTAATTGATGTAATCTTAACTGCTTTTCTATAATGAGGATGATGTGCTTGTGGCTCGGTATGATTTTGTGGACCGCTACCCATATCACAACTGAATGTAAATCCATTTGGTTTTAGATAAACTTTGTTTCCTACATCAAGTGTATGACTTCCAATTGTTGCTGTAAATACTCCAGTTGCTGGATCGTAAGTGGCATCAGTTGGATTGAATGTTGTAAAGTTTGTAGTATGAGCAACTTCTTTCGCAATCTTTTCAGCAACATCTGCTAAGTGAGAGAATGCCTTTTTCGTTGGTTCTCGTTGTTCATAAGGTAATACATTAATTGATTCTCTTAATCCTGAAACATTAGCAGTATCTTCATAATCGGATAATACTTTAAACTGTCCTTTTACTTCAATAGGTAATACATTAGTTGATCTTAATTGTTCGTAATCAGCCGATGCAGAATTGAATCTTCTGAAGTAGTAATCAAATACTTCTAATGTATTTTCATTTCCACCGTATTCAATATCTCTTGATACTGCATCAACAATTAAACCAACATCTCTTTCACAAACCTCGGCAGCATAAGGTAATCCTTTATGTTCTTTTCTTAGGTAATCAATTACTGACAATGAAATATTTTCGGATATTCCATCAATTGCAGCACAAGCAGTTACCATTGCAGTTTCAACATTAGGTTCGATGTAATCAGGCAAATGATCTATTGTATCATCAGAGAGTGCTTGAGTTACAATATTAACTCTATCTCTTGCTAAGTTAGCAACCTCAATACCTCTATCAGTTCCTGTAACATCTTGTGTTACTGCATTTCCTGTGGAAGGTGTGATTGTTATATCTCTAACAATACTCCAAGCAACTTCAGCTATATGTTCCCAAACTTTAACAAATGGTTCTTTTTGAGATATAGGTAATACTGATTCTCCGTTTTCAAAATACAATCTTGCAAAGTTAACAGAACATGTATTTCCGCCAAACCTAACATCTTGTGCTAGTGAATCAACCAAGTAACCTGTATCTCTTGCACAATCAGCAGTATCATAAGAGTGGCTAGTATTCTGAGAAAGCCAAGCATTAGTTTCAGCAATAATAAATGCTCTATTAGCAATTAATTGATTAGAAGCTTGTTTATGATCTTCTGTTAAAGCAGCTTCATCACCGTATGTTGTCACACCAGTATTGGCTGCACCATTTGATATGATATTAATAATTCTATCAAAGTGTTGATTTGCTCTTGTAAGTGCGGTTCCTGTAACATTAGGATCACCGGCAACTTCAGATTTTAAGTAATTAATTGCACCTACTGTTTGTGTTAACTGATCGTTAATAACTTTGTTAGCACCTACTGAACCAGTTCTATAACCTAGTCCCATGAATTGAGAATTCCAAGTAGAGCCTGTAGCAATATCTCTTCTTACTGAATCAAGAATGAATCCTGAATCTCTTGTACATTTTTCACCGTTGAATACAAAGTATTCAGAATCTAAATAATTATTAACTTCTTTTTGTAAGAACTCTCTGTTAGCTTGTATTTGTTCTCTTGCATATTGACCTTGAGAATTATAAGTAACTTTAGCTACTGAATCTTTAATGGCCGATACAAATGTATGAGTTCCACCTGAACTTGCAAGAAGCTGAACAGTAACATCATTACCATTAACGGCTGTGACAGCTGTTGGAGTATTATAAACTGCATCACCTTTTCTTGGATACGAATGTTCAGTTGCATTACCGTCTTGTGTACATGTATAAGTAAATGAATATGGAGCAAACTGAACATAGTCATTTGTTGTTAAATCATGACCAGGAATTGTCATTACAGTAATTCCTGAGGTAGGATCGTAAGTAGATGTTGTTGGTGTATAATGTTTAACAACTGAAGCAGGATCTGTAAATAATAATGCATCTGCATCTATACAGTTAACCTCTGCACTAACAAACGTATGAGCTCCACCAGGACCTGCTCCTACATTCATTGTAATTGTATCAGAAGTTGCTGAATCAATTCTTATAGGCTTCTTATAAGTAATACTATGATGTTCTTGAGGAACTGCATGATTGTAAACATTTCCATCCATTGTACATGTAAATACAAACGACCTAGGCTTAATTGTTATATAATCGCCTGCTTCTAAATTATGTTGTCCAATTGTGGCAGTCATTACACCGGTTGCTTCATTGTAAGTAGCAGTTCTTGGTGTATACGTAGATATGTAATTACGTGTCTTAATATTATTTGCTGTTGCTGATATAAATGTATGAGGAGATGTATCAGACGAAGTACCTGCATTAATTGTAATCGTTGTGTTTGATGTAGCAGCTACTACCATTGGCTTCTTATAAGCAGGATGTTCTCTTGTTCCTTGAATGGCACCTGTAATAGCAGATACAAATGTATGAGTACCTGATGCGTAATTTCCTCTTACCTTACCAACATTACATCCAATTACATTACCTTCAACTGAAGTAAGGGTAACTTCTTTTCTAAAGTTAGGATGGTGTTCTTCAGGTTCAGGATGACTTGTTTGATTATTATCTAACAGGCAAGACCATGTAATACCTCTTGTGGCAAATTTAATCTTATCGCCTACTCTTAATTTGTTAGTTCCAATATCAGCAGTAAACTCTCCAGTAGCAGGATCATAAGTAGCTGTACTTGGAGTAAAGTTTGTTACTGTCTTTGTTGGATACGAATGCTGAGATGCATTACCATCCAAATCACAAGTATATGTTAAGCTCTCAGGAGCAATTAATATTTCTTGTCCGATTTGTAAATCGTGAGAACCAATTGTAAGTACGTTTAGACCTGTAATAGGATCGTAAGCAGAATCTGAAGTTGAATAAGTTTTACCTGTACTATTTAAAATACTTGTAATTTTATCGAATGCTTCGTCTGATCTGAACCCAGAAGCTTTATCATCAATTGCCTTAACATGTGAGATTGCATTGTTTGAAGCAGATACAAATGTATGAGGATTAGATCCACCGTACCCAACAAACATTGTGATAGTTGTTGGTGTTGTAGATTCAATTGGACAAGGATGATTAAAGAAAGGATGTCCTGGATTTGGAACTGCATCGTTTGTAGGTCCACTTCCTGTATCACAACTGAATGTAATACCATCTTCAGCAAACCTTACATAATCTCCTGCTTGTAATTTGTGACGACCGATAGTAGCAGTAAATATTCCAGACTCAGGATTATATGATGCATCAGTTGGAGTAAATGACAATCCTTGATTCTTTGCAGGAGTAATTGCGTTTGCGACTGCAGATACAAATGTATGTTCTTGCTGTCCTGTTGATCCACCATAACCAGGATTCAATGTAATAGTTGTATTTGATACTCCTATGATTGGACAAGGAACGCCGTTTGCATATGGGTGATGCGCTTCAGGAACCGCATGGTTTGTAGGACCTGAACCAGTATCACAACTGAATGTAATACCTTGCATCGCAAATACAACAGTATCTCCAACAGCCAATGTATGAGCACCAATAGTTGCTACCATGATTCCGGTAGAAGGATCGTAAGTTACGTCAGTAGGCTGGAATCCGCTTTCTGTCTGAAGTGTATTAACTCTTCTCTTAAGTTCGTTTATTGCACCTGTTGTTTGTACTAACTGATCGTTAATTACATTATCAGCTAACTCCGTACCTGCACGATAAGCAAGACCTGTTTGATATGCATTATAATTTGAACCTGTTAGAAGATCTCTTTCAACTGCAGGTAAAATGTATTCTCTAACATCTCTTCTACATTTGGCAGAATCATATCTGAAATATGTTTCATCAAGATATCCATCAACGTAATCCATTAAGAATGTTCTGTTTCTTTGTAATTGCTTTCTTGCGTTTCTCTTATTAGCAGGAATGCTTGCACTATCAGACCATTTGATAGTATCGCCTAGTACTGTAACTGCGCCTTGTGCAGCTTCGATGAATTGATACTCAAACGCAAATGGTTGTGTACCAACGTCAACTGTAATTTTATGAGGTACTGCACCTAATACTTCGACTGGAGTTTCATCAGCAGGATAACCTGCTTTTGGATAATAGGCTCTTGTTGTATGATTATCTCTGCTACAAGTCATGGTGAAACCACCTCTCTTAAGCAATACATAATCACCTATACTTAATCCGTGACCTGACTGAATAGCATTTGGAGTAGCAGAAACAAATGTATGTACTTGTTGACCAGTATCTCCACCATAACCAACATTCATTCTTATTTTATTTCTACTTACACCGATAATTGGACATGGCTTTTCGTAATAAGGGTGGTGAGGTTCAGGAACCGCATGATTTGTAGGACCTGATCCAGTATCACAAGACCAAGTAACACTCTCAGGATTAAACCAAACAAAATCTCCTACTTCTAATTCGTGAGCACCTATATTGGCCTCCATAATTCCAGTGGCAGGATCATAAGTTCCATCAGTCATTTGGTGAGCTTTTGAATTACCCATTGTGATAACGAATAAACCAGTTACTGGATCATAAGTTGCACCAGTAGGTGTATATTGTTTTCCTTTATTCTCAAGGATTTGTAAAATGTTATCGTAAGCATCATCAAGTCGTTGTGAAGCAAGATAAGAATCACCATCTATTAATTCATTAGTTTGATCCTTTAATCTATTATAAGCAGCAACTGTTTCGTTATTTTGATTTTGTATAACTGCTTTTGCAGATTGCATATAATATGCTCGACCTGCAGTAAGTGAATTATAGTTAGTTTCAAATAACATGTCATTCTTAACGGCAGGAATAATATAATCAGAAACATCTCGACGACAAGATTTACTATCGTATGCAAAGAACTCATCGTTGTTTTCAATCCAATCAATTAGCTCTTCAGTAACAAACTCTCTATTGTCCTGTAGTAGTGTTCTAGCTGCTGTTCGAGGCACAGAAGTATCTTGCCATATAATCGGGTTGATGTTCTCTTCACCGTATTCTAAGACATTTAGAAGTTCAGCAAAGGATGTATCAATTCTTGGATTAATTTCATTATTTGCTGAAACAAAGATTTCTTTTGACCTGTCTCTTAAGTATTCGTTTGCACCTTTTGTTTCTTCAAGCTGTTCACCAGGAACAACATAACTGATTGGAGACCTATAAGTAATACCAGCAAGTCTTCCCCAATAGTTTGTATCAAGTGCAACGTCATAACCTGTACCGTCAATTATAATACCTGAATCTCTTAAACATTTTTCTGAATCGTATTCTTTATAACCTAATCCACCGTTTGCTGAATTTGCTGTTAGGTAATCAACTACATCATCAATAACATCGTCAGCCGCATTATCAATTGTATCAGCGAAGACTGTATTACCAATAATAAGATTAGAGTTTATACCTCTTGGAGCAAAGAATTCAGTTGTACCTTTTGCTCTCATTGATATATCACCGAACTGTGTACCTGAGTTGTTCAGCGTCATTTGACCACCGTTCAGTGCATAGAATGCACAACGAACAAATATTGATAATGAACCAATACCGTTAACACCAGCACCGTCTCTAGCAACATATCCTAAACCGTTTTGTGTACGAGGTGTGAAACCAAAACATAATACATATGTATATAATGAATCAGTATCAAGTACTCTTCTATCTGCAAGTACACAACCACCACCACGACCAACTTCTCTATTTGGGAAATCGTCCATGCCGATTGATTGTATAACACCTGTACCACCTGACTCACAAGTTACTGTATCTCCTACAGCAAATCCTTCGCCATTCTTCAGATTACGAACTCTGATAATACGATTTACTTCGATATCTTTATCGTTACCTTTTGTTACATCGTCAGTATCTTCCCACGATAGGAATCCTACAGCACCTGATGAGAATACAACTTCATCATCTTTTTGCCATAACTGTCTTGCTCCACCGTTACCTGGGTAATTACCTAATGATCCATTTCCGCTATCAAATGTATGGCCCGGTGCCAATGTAAATGTTTGACCAAGGTCAGCAAGAGTACCTTTTGAGTTATAAGGATTAAGAGGTGGTTCAACATCTTGTCTTAAGAAGTTTGATAACTGAGTACTATCTCTAAGATATGGAGATCTTAATAGTTTAGCACCTGGTCGATATGCAATCGCAAATCCACCTTCTGGGAAATCAAAGTTATCAACTTTAAAGTTTTGATAACCGAAACCTTGAACATAACAACCAGAACCAACTAGGATTCCGTTATTGTTCTCGAATCCAGGAAGTAATTCAATTACTGTAGCATACTGACCTGCGGTTGAAGTACAGGAACAATCATCAGGTAACTGCAGATTACCTTTTGTATAATAAGTTCCTGGTCCAACCGAAATATGAACAGCATTATTAATTGCGTTACGATTTAATTCGCCACCTGCTTTTTCTAAACAAAGTTCAAATGCTCTCTCAAGAGTTTTAACAGGAGCTAACATTGTGCCAGGATTTTTATCATCACCTGATCCTGCATCAGCATGTACTTTTAATGCTTGAGCTGTTTTCTTAGATACTTCTTCGAATAATTGACCGAAGTTAATTTGTTCTGTATCACCTGTCTTTTCGTTACGGATTGCGAAATATGAATCATCATCTATAGGAGCTTCAAACTCTTTAGTAAGATCCATATCAAAGTCGGCAAGTCTTGATCTATCAATTGTACCGCCACTAAATACTGATCCTGAAAGTGCACCATTATCAAACGTTGAATTATTTGCTCCAAGACCATCGGCAGATGAACTACGGATTGTCATATCGGTTGCTACGACATTCTGCATTGTACCTTGGAAGTCAGTATTAGAAATTGTTCCATCGGTGAATACTGAATCATCAATAGTTGAATTTGTTAATGTTACATTGTTTCCTGTACCATCGTTAAACTGAGAATTTGTTATGATAGTGTTATTTGAAGTACTATCATTAAGTTGTGAACTTGTAAGAACAACATTATTACCTGTGGAATCTGTTATAACTCCATCATCAAATATTGAACTTGTAAGTGTAACATTATTACCTGTGCCATCATTAAACACTGATTGTGTAATTGTTACATTGTTTGCTGTTGAGTCATTAAGAACAGAATTAGCAAGTCTTATGTTATCACCATCAACATCTGACATTGTGCCAGTTGTAAACGACGAACTTGTTATTGTAATATTATTTGCTACAGAATCAGTAATTGTAGAATCATCAATTGTAGAATTAGTTAATACTACATTATTACCTGTGCCATCATCAAACGACGAATTAGTAATCGCAACATTGTTTGCTGTGCTATCGTTAAGTTCAGAATTTGTTAGAACAACATTATTACCTGTACCATCATTAAACACCGATTGTGTAATTGTTACATTGTTGGCAGTTGAGTCAAATATTCCACCGTTCGTAAACGTAGACGATGTCATTGTAATATTGTTAGCGGTAGAATCTGTTATGACTGTATCGTCAACAGTTCCACGAACAAAATTAGTATCTTCTATATCCGAATTATCAATTTTAACGTTATCAAGTCTAGAATCTGACATGACAACACCGGAGATTGTACCTCCTGTAATAGTTATTCTTGAAAAGACCTCATACTGAATTGCTTCAACTAATTCTTTTCGAGTAATATTACTTGTGCCGTCATCACCTTGAACAAGGTTAACGATGACAAATAGGTCTTCTGACCTGGTATTGGCACCGGTAATCGGAGGTAATTCTGAAATTTTTGCCATTTAGCTATTTCCCTTTGGTATTACTTATATTTATAAGACCAATCTCAAATTAACCTTTGTTTTCGAGAAGGTTTTCTAAAACATTTACCTTTTCACTCAAATCCTTGATTGCTTCTATAAGCACCGGGACGATTTGTTGATATCTTACTGCCTTGTAAGTATCATCTTCCATACTAATATCATAAACTACTTCTGGTAAAATATTTTCAATTTCCTGAGCAATTACACCAGGAAGTGTATCCTCAGGTCTGTCTTTATAATTAAACGTATATGTCTTAATCTTTTCTATTTCTTTAAGTCCCTTTTTAAGAGGAACTATATTTTCTTTTAATCTTTCGTCTGAGAAGGATCCGTTTGTTGTTACATCACCTGTAAATATTGCTGAACCTGTTTGCGCAATTTGTGCTACAACGGCGTTACCACTATTCTTAATTTCTAATTCACCTTTTAAATTTAAATCTCCATTTAAATTTTGGTACCCTGTTACTTCTATTCCGTTAGGGAACCATCTAAGAACATCATAAGTTGTGCTTGACCAATCAACTGCAAGACTACCTGCTGGTATTCCGCTTGGTCTTGAACCGTCTATGTAAGCCTTTTCAGCTCCACTTACTGAGCCTGTAGTAATAAACTCGTTACCTTGATAAGAATTTAATTCACCTTCTCCATCAAATGATATGGTTCCGTCTGTAGCAACATTAATACCGTCTCCGCCTGTAAACGCTGCCCTTGCTCTTGCATTAGTATAAAATAAGTTTGTAGTTCCTTCAGTGATATCATCTGAACTTAAACCTGATCCACCTGAACCTAATGCCAAACTATTTGCTGTTAATGATTCGGTGACAACAACATTAGGTACTGTTAATGTACCTGCGGCTGTTAATTGAAACTTTGCTTGACCTGTGCCTGTATCAATAATAAAGGTATGGCCACCGCTAGAATCATGTCCTATGTCCCAAGCTATTGAACCATCAGTATATCTTGTTTGACCACCTGTTCCTGAATATAGGAATGTTGCCGCAACTGATGTACCACTTGTTACTTGAATAGGATCTGAAAAATTAATTGTTGATGCAGATCTTGCACCAATTGTATCTGATGTAAGTTGACTTGTGGCTACTAAACTACTTCCAGTAAAATTGCCTGTAATAACAGCATTGCCGTCAGCAGCTGAATCAGTTGCTCCAGTCGTAACTACATTGTTTCTAAACGCTGCAGCAATTTGATTAGTCTTATCTAACCATTGCTGAAATGTGTCGGTAGTATTTACATCGGTTATATTCTTGGCCATTAGTTATTTTCCAATTTTTCTATTCGTTCATAGATTTCAATTATGCTGCGTTTTATATCTACTAAGTCATTACATATTCTATCAACTTTACGATAATAATTGCGTTCTAATTTATATTTATCGAGAGCGACAGCATCAGTACTTAATACTGCTCGTGATTTTTGATCTCTTTTAATATTACTCATAACAAATACCTTATGTTAATGCGATTCCGCGATAGTCTTTTAGTGTAGGTGCGTTATGAATATTTGGAGATAACATATCAATACGAATAGCAAATCTCTTAAATCCTTCGAACACTCCTGAATTACTTGTGTATGTTAATGCGCTGCTTACAAATCCACCTGTCTTATTTGCATTAGCAACTCTATATTTAAATTCTCTGTAATCATTAATATTTGAAACAGTAGAGAATACACCTACACCTTCAAATAGTTCAAGCTCAATCCAAGGAATAGAATCGAAGTCATCATTATCATAACCGTTTTGTGGTTTAATATAAACTTTAATATCTGTTCCTGTTGGACGATAACCTGTTAATGTTAAATTGAAATCTTCAGCATCTAAACTTTCAGCAAGTTCAATTGTTTTTGAAACATATCTTGCGGTCGTATCTGCACTATTTGTTATTTTATATTGATACGCAATTAACTTAGAAGATTCAATGTCAACAAATGGAGTTGAAGTTACATTACTTCCATTTTCTAATCCAACATTAATCTTAAATGATTTTGAACCTGATGGGTCATTAGATTTAGAATATACAACAACACCTTCTTCTGAGAAATGATTATTGTCATTAAATCTCATTGGTTGATTATATGTTATATTAACGTTATCAATTGGTACGAATGTTCCACTCAACGAAGTTTTACTTGTTGAATCATTTGCTTTCATAATCATTGGTTGAACATAACTTAAATTAATATTATCAACTGATGCTATATTTGCACTTGAACCAGAATCAAATCCATTCACAAGTGTTGATGCTACGAATTGTTTTGATGAACTTACTGATGAACCTTCCAAATGCATTGAGAATGGATCTCTTATATCATAATAAGTTAAAGTACCTGTTACAACTGGTTCATGAGTTGCTGATCCAGAATCAGCAAATCCCCAAGCAGATGTTAATGTCAATTGACCTCCACTATCAACAGAAGCAATTTTAAATATACCTTTGTTGGCTCCTACTTTAATAAGTATCTTATCGTCATCGTTGTATATTGCATCAAGTCCTGAACCCGTTACAATTTTGGATCCTTGAGTAACACCCATGCTTGTACTAGGAGATGAAACTATTTGATAAATTGTTTCACCTGGAGTAAATCTTCCTGTAAGATTGTTGACTGAAAGGAATTCATTGTCGTTATTTGTTAACGAGACGGAACCAGTTGAAGAATTAAAGTTATGTCTTCTTAATGTAAATTTAATATCTTCATCTTGATATGATTTCCAAGCCGAGTTGTTAGTTGATGTAAATAGAATACCATCACCCCAATCCTGAGTAATAGCAGAACCTTGAGTTGAGCCTGGTGTTAAATCAACTCCACCAACTTTAGAAGTATATATTAAGTAATTAGGATCTGATGCATCAGGTTGAACTACAACCGCATATTCTTTTTCAACATCTAATCTAACAGGTGCTTCAAATTCAAATGTTGTTGCTGATGAAGCATCTTCAGATACACTTACTGCTGCAGGCAATTTATGTACTGCAGAGAAAGGAATAATTTGATTTGTTGGATAACCGTTTGTTACTTCTCTTATTTGTACTGTTACACCGTTTAGTGCGGAACTAGTATTATCGTTTGTCTCTGTTGTTGAAGGCTTACGTTTAAAGTAAACATCAATTTCTGATAGATAAACTGAATTGCTTCCTGCACCCATACCTTTCTTAATAAAGAATGTTTGTGCAAGTGGATCTCTACCTCGAATACGACGAGCAACATTTCTAACTGTTGTCGTTGTGTTAACATCAAAGTTTGGAGATCTTGTTGATGTTGTTAATGCCGTCTTTTCAACACTGAAGTTATATGCCCTGTAAGTAACAAATCCTTTTGATGTTGAAGCAGAATCAATACTACTATAAGTATTTACATCTACAATTTCTAAAATTCTATCGCCGACAAAGAATGTTTCAGGCGGTAAACTAAATATTGCTCTTAATACACCATTTGAATCTGTTGATATGGCAGTACCTTTATCGCCGTATCTTTCGACATCATCAATTGTATCTGCTGTAATTGATCCTGGAGCAACGTGTGAATTTACATCAACACCATCAAAGAAGAAGTAATGTCTTTGATTAGGTCTTAGTCCTGACATATAAACTTTGATATCTCTACCTGCCATATAAGGTTCAAATCTAAAGTCAGAAACAAACTCACCAACATTTTCAACTGTTACTGTACTTCCATCAATTACAACTTCACTTGAGGTTGTTGTTGTCGTTGTTGTTTGATTTCCTGCACCACGCCTTCCTGCTCGACCACGATCTCTTTCAAAGATTACCTCTGAGGATACGTCAGTCATAGGAACAAATTCTTGAATTGCATCAATGAACTCTTCAAACGGCTGAGATAGATCTATATCAATTGAAGCAGGATTAACTGTTGTATCATAAGCAGCATCATAAGGTGGAGAAATAATTCCATCTCCGACATACTTATAAAAGTTACTTACACAGTTTCTATAATTTGAAGCATAAGGTTGAGATATAATATCAACATTACTATTCCTTCCAATTGTTGCTGCCTTTCCTAAACTAGAACTTGGGAAAACAGAAGCACCAGTTGATGAATCATATTTTAAGTCAAGTGGGAAAGTCTTCAGCGAAGGTTGTAGAATTTTTTTGTTAAATGGAACTGAGGCATTAAATTGTGGATTATCAACCGCAGCCAATTTTAAATCGTTAAATGGATCTACTACGAATCCATTCTTAAATCTGTTTTGACCGTTTTCATCACGTATAATCAAATTAGCAGTATCGGACTCTAATTGATTTAATGAAATATAATAAGCCATGTTATCAATCTTCTTCTCTAAAGAATGAAGATCTTTCATTGTATAATTTCTAACACCTGTACTCTTTGGCTTAATTGCGTAATCTTTCTTACGAAGAACATCGGATTGTTTCTTAGATAGTGCAGGATAACCGGGAATTTCAACATTAGCAATTGCTACTTCATCTGTTGAAACCTTAGGCGGTATTGCGTACCTATCTTCGGCTCCTTTTCTTAATGTTATTTCACCGTAAGAATCACAAACAATAGTATCTATTCTTGAAAGATAGAATTCTATGTCTGTTGTAATTGCTTGTGATGCAGCAGGTAATAATGGTACTCCGAGATTATTAAAGGCAATCGTATTAGAACCTACAGGAGTTGTAAGTGTTGGAGCAGAGGCTGCAGAAGCATTATTATAATCTGCACTTGTGTCTTTATTTACATGAGGTCTGAAATCAAAACATTCTCTCAAATTAAATTCACGACCTGATGAAGAAACATAAGTTGGAATTTCATATCTCTCTAATGTATTTGGGTAACTATTAATTGTAAAGAAGTATTCGCCTGTACTGTTTGATGCTTCAAATACACTCATTTGTATTGTCAAGACACCATTTCCTGGTTTTGGTCTACCTTCAATGTATTCAATATATGAAAGATCGTAATAAGTATCTTTCTGATTTGTTTTTAATCTAAAGCTATTTGAATAATCTTCGTCATTTGAATCTACAATACTCAAGATCTTATATACATCAGGAAATCCTAAACTGTATTTAGAAGTTGCTGCTGTATAATTAACTTTAACATAAGGAGTCCTAATAACTTTATTATAAGGATCAGTTCCACCTGAGGAACCAATTAATCTTTTATTAAAATATACAGTAACAGTTAGAGATGATGTATCAGCAATATTAATATCTAATTGTGAATTATTTAAACTTGTGGCTTTACTTACGACAGGATGTTGTGTACTTGTTGAATCTACAATAAGAATATCATTGTTATCGCAATTGAAATCTTCACCAGGATTTGCTGTAAGTGTTATTGTTCCTGAAGTTGAAGTACCTGCTACTTGAGTTCTTACAGGAATAAGAGAATCATTAGTATTAAATAAACTATTAAGTCCTGTATCAAAAATTAATGCTCTTTTACTTGCTTCTTGAATTCTAGGTGTTACTGAAACATATCCATTACCGTCTGTAATTCTATCAAGTAATGATATATCTGCAGCACCATTCATTCTTACCGCTGATAGATATACTCTCTCATTAGTTAAGTTTGAACAAATAGCGGTACCTAAGATATTGCTACTTGCATCTTGTAAAGTAACATCAGTGTGATCAAGGTCCAACCTTCCACTGAAACCTGTAATAGGAAGGTAATTGCCGTAGTCCATTGAAACACTTTGATTTTCAGTTTCTTCAGTACCTGAGATTTGGTCAATGACGAATGAACGTTCGCCTGAGTTTTCAACTCGATATCCTTTAACATAAGCAACTCCTGTTCCTACTAAAACATTTACATCGGATCCACGATCATCAGTACTTAAAGGGAAACTTTGTAAAATATAATTACCTGATTCTTCGTATGTTCTTCGAGCCATTTCTTCACCAAGAACATTGAATTGAGAAACGTCTCTTACTGTAATTGCATTACCATTTTGATAACGAATTAAAGTAAAGAAGTCTGAGTTAGCGGTTGCTGTCGAAGTATCTTGTACTGTGAGAACAGGTTCTAGTTTTAATCTATCTGCACCAGGAGCATTTTCGTTTTTAGAACCATTTGCATTATCAAATAGTGTATCGTCTTGTAATGAATTGATTAAGTTTTCATTAACAAGGTATCCTACAGACTTATCATTAGGAACATCAGAATATTTTTCAACAACTAAACGCTGTTGTTTTGTAAATATGAAATGACCTTTTTGGAATACGATACCAGGAGCGGCTTCAATACCGAATGCTTTACCTACATGCGGTGTTGATATACCAGCTGATACTGAGATACCGGTTAGTACTTGTTTAGGATTCAATGCATCAGTTGTTGTACCGACCTTAAATCTATATTTGTTAATAACTAAAGCTTCACCAGCCTGAAACTGAGTTGCTGATGCGCCTGTATTTAAATAGTTAATATAGAAAGTGTTTAAATCTGGTGGTCTTGTTTGAAATCCGACCGAGGCTTGAACAATCGTTGCTCTTAATCCTGAACTTTGTCCAACAAGTTCGTAAACCACATCAAGTTCAACTTCTTGATTTAGAACTGTTTCTGTTGTTGTTCTGCTAATATATGATTCAACATTAAGACCTATTTTGTCATTGATCTTAACATATTGTAAATCATCGAGTTCTGTAAAGTTACAACCTTTGACGATTGAACCTTCTTTGAAAATATTATCACCAAACGACTCAACCTGATTTTGAAGCATCGTTTGCAGTTGAGTAAGTTCTCTTGCCTGAACAGCGTACCCAGGCTTAAACATAACTCGATAGAATTGCTTCTCAACATCGTAGTCATCGAAGTATGGTGCTTGGTTTAAATTTTTATTAATAGGCATCTTTACTTACGTTCCTTAAAATTCCAATACAAACTTAAATTCCTCTCGGGAGAGGTCGGTTCTTGCGAGTGGGAAGAAGTTTTCCATGAAGTATACTTCGCCCGATCTTTGTATATAGTCTGAGTAAATTATATTATCTGCTACTGGATTATTTATTGTGATTGTCTGTCCTCCTTCTGATCTTATTGTCAAATTAGGATTAAAAGATGTATCTCCATTTCCAGCCAAACCATTATTTACATTAGGTCCCATATATTCTGCTAAGTAAACTGTATTTGCGCTTGTATCAATTTCATGTACTTTTGCTGTAAATACTATCTCGTTACTTCCGTCAATTTGAGTGATTGTACTGTTTGCTGTTAGTTTACCGTAATCGTTTGTTACGATTGCGATTCTGTTATCAAAAACATCAGGTGTAGGTGCAGTGTTTGCTTGACCACTTCTCCATACTCCATTTCTAGGTGCAGTGTCTACATCTAGAAAATCCGGGCCTCTTATAATGCCAACCGCACCATAAGTATTTACATCACCAATTTTTGTATTGTCTTCTGCTGTAATATATCCATACATTGAAAAATGCTTACAACCAAATTCATCAAATATATTATATCCATGTCCGCCTGCTGGTTCAATAATAGGTCTTAAGACTGCTCTTACATCAGAGGTTGCATCATCCTCAGGATTAAATCCTACATTTGGATCAACAAGTGTGGATGTTGCATTTCGATATCCTGTACCACGATTTAGAATTGTAACTTTATTTACTTTTCCATTTGCTATATCAGGAATTGCGATTGCGCCTGTTCCATCTCCAACAATATCTATTCTTGGAAACAATTTAATATTTGAAGATGCTGAAACCCCAGAAACTTGTAAATCTTTATCTGCTTCAAATGTTCCTCCGCTTGTATAAGCTCCAAATGCAGATCCGTTAACCGCAGATGATGCAGCCGCATCAGTATATAACTCAAACGTATCAGCGTCTATTCTTTTTGCATAATAGAGTGGAGTACCATCGTTATTGACATCGTTAATATCTGTCATTCCTAATACATCTTTAAATGTTATTGGCTGATTTACTGCTGAGCTTAATCCATGAGCTGTTGAAGTTATCACAATTGGACTTGCCTGAGTTGCTCCTTCTACATTACCTTTTGTTGGATTTGATATTTCAGGACTTAAAATAAAATCAGCGTTTGTTGATGTTGGATTATAAGTATAACTTCTTATTTTGAATAAATTTGAAACATTATTAACATTGTTTGTTACATAAAGATATTGTCCTACATAAGAATCTGGAATTTGAAGCCAATCTGTTTCCTTTGGTGCGATTGTCATTGTTGAAGTATTGAAATCAATATTTCTTGTAAAGCCTGTCTTTTCAAAATATCCGTTATTATCCAATGCATTTTCTACTTGAATATCAGACATACCGCCACCTACAACTGGAGATGGGGAAGTATAAGCTCTATCAATAGGAATATAACCTAAAGCATTATATGCTTCAAATTCTAATGTTGATAGACGATACATATATTTCCATACATAACCATCTGCAGTTTCATAAATCTGATTTAAATTTGCAGCATCATATGTAGGAGGGGATTCAACTGTCCCAGCTCTATTGTTATCTAGACATTTGTAAATTCTGTAATCACCGGTGTCATTATCATTAGGACCAACTACTGCATAGTATTTAAGTCCGTTTAGATCAATTGTATCATCATATTGAGAATATACTTGTCCTCTTTGCCAAGGATAGTATCTTATCATAAAATTAATATCGTCGTTATTAATTCTTTTTCCAAATAGTATATTCTCTAAGAATTCGTTTTGAGACACCGCAGAATCCACAGGATTAAAATTCCCAATTGTAGAGACAATCATATAATAATTCTGATTTGCCTCAGTATCAGTAACAAAGAGTTTATTTAGATCACTCTTGAAGTTATTTGTTAGAATTTCCATGTTTCTGCTTTCGCTCTTCTATATTATTAGTTTATTTATTACAAGTTATCTAGGATGAGTACGATACCTTTGGTCGAGGCCATGCTCTACCTGATAATGGTCTTCTTCCTTCGCTTGTTTGTTCTGAACCACCTGCGATATATTTACCGCTTCCCATACGTATTCCCCACGGAATATGTACTCTTAATGGAGGTGTTCCATATAGTTCTGTTAAATCTGCTCCACCGTTTTGATAATCATTATCGGAAATACGATTAACATTAGATGATGAATATAATTTTGATGATGCAACATCGCTTGGAGGATAAACGTATGGAGGAGTAGCACGGCTTCCTGCTACATTAGAAAAATCAATACCGTCCATTCCTTCACCAATTAAATTTGCCTTTGCGTGCTTTTTCATCAATGCTTTTAAATCTGCTATGCTTGGATATACTCCTCGTTGAGTAAAATACCAATCTAAGAATACAGTTGCACAACCTGCAGCGACAGGAGCTGCACAACTCGTTCCACTAAAGTATCCCCAATTTCCATCAGAATAAACACCTGCTGGATTGCTTGTCCAAGTATATGCTCCATAAGCAGCAAAATCAATCTGAGGTCCACGACTACTATAATCATCCATTAATCTATTTGTATCATCTTGTTGGCAAGCGGCAATTGTTAACTGATTATCTCCACCAGATATTTCCGTTCTTAAAGGATACAGAGTAACTTGAGATGTTTGAGTTGAAGTAGTAAAAACATTTCTGTCGTTAGTGATTGTATTTGTAACATAATCAGCACCAGCGTCAATTCTTACTGATGTATCAAATCTAGGATCTGATGGACTTGCACCAATATGTGCGTTATTACCTGCACTTGCAAAATGATATATTCCATTATAACTATTATACTGACCCATAACCGTATCAAAGAAAGAACCTCTTGTTTGGTCAGGTATCGAAATCATCCACTTATCAGTACTATCTGCAGGATCATTAATGACCCTTGGAATAATTAAGTTATTAGCAAATGCTCTAAAGTCTCCTAGCCATCGAGTTGTATCTTTTGTGCAAGAAATAGTACCAGTCATACTTGAATGAAAATCACAAACATAATCATATATGACTGTTGAGTCAGGTAAAGTAAATGTAACAGTGCTTGTTCCTTGGCCTGTTACTCCTGCGACATTAGAACCGCTTTGTCTGATATATAACGGATGTCCACCTGAAGCTTGATTATTAATAATAACAGTATCACCTGGATGCGCAGTGATTCCTCTATTATTAACACCAGCACTTGCATTTGTTCCTTCGTATATTCTATCTTCACCTGAAACAATATATGCAGACGAACCTGTGGCAGTCATTGTAATGTTCCAAGTTGCTGGTTGAGCATCACCACGATTTATTGTTGTTGAATTACCTTCTGCATCATAAGCTATGATTTGATTTACATCATCAATTTTATAAAACTTTTCGTGGTCAACGCCAACATAACCCCAAGCACCTGTTACGACCGTTGCATTACGAACTCCTGTGGATGGATTTACCGCTTTACTATTATGCCATTGAAGTACTGCATAGTAAGCGTTAGTTGTACCATCAGCCAAATATATAACTCTTAGTGTTGACTTTTTACCCCAACCACAAAACTTACCACCTGCTGCACTTAATACTCCAATTGCATGAGATGAGAACCAGTTTGTGTTATTATTTGTTACTTGATTATTTCTTGCGGATGTAACTGCACCATTTTGAGTTGACCAATCCATAGGAACGAATTTAGAATTATTAGAATCCCATTCTTCAAAATCAACATGATCTTCATGACCTGCATTTCCTGAGGCAGGACTACCTGCTTCAATCGCAACAATATCTACAAACTCTCCAAGGAAATTACTTTTAACTGTATCATCAAATTGATAATCGCCAAAATAACCTATTGGAGGAGATGCGTTTTGTGCAGGATCAAATTCACTTGTATAAAACATATTCATACCAGTATAATCTGCACCGTTAGAACCGCTTGTTGGATTATATCTTGTTCTATATGTTACTGAAGGACTTTCATATCTTGGTGTTGAAGTTGGATATGACATTTCCACAGTTGGTCTTTCTGGTAAACATTCTTTAACAAAAGAAACTCCTTGAAGTATTTCTCTTTCAGGATCTGTTAAATTCATACATATCATACCATCCCAAAGATCGAAGTTATTGAGAACTTCCATTCCTGCTGCTTCGTTTGAAAGAAAGGCAGCTTCATCTGTACCTGGTTCTAGAATTACGTTATGAATTCGTTTACTCATTTATTAGCTCTCGAGTTTTAATGCGTCGATGGTACAAGTAACTGTACTGGTAGATCCAGAATTATTTTGTATTGCTACTGGAACTTCGGTTTCACTGTCGTCTAACCATCCGAAGATGGCAGGAGTAATTTTAAACTCCTGAGTACCTGCAGTTGTTGAAATAAATTCTGCAAGAACACCTGATCCATCTGCAGGATCTGTTCCTTGAGTCCTTCCTGCATCAGCAGTTCTTGAAGATGTATCAGAATATATTCTTACCCAACATTGCTTATCAACTGTAACTTTTTGTAACGCAAACGATTTGCCTAATGTTGCATATGCAACTGAACCTGAAGCACCATCTGCAATTGACCCAGTTGTTTCTGCTTCTTGAACTCTTGCAGCTCCACCGCCACCTGAAGAAGGATCTGAAATTACAATATCACCAATCATATTTGAATGGGCTTGACACTTATACTTATAAGTACCGCTTATATTTCCTGGTACTTTCCAATATAATGTTCCTTCGTATTTAGCTTGTGCGTTTGTACCTGTTGTTTTAGTACCGTCGTTTGCATAATGAACAAGACCTGTATTATATTGAGTTGAACCATTACCTTCTAAAATTAAGAATGGGTGTGATGATGTTGCACCGTTTAATTCAAATCCAACTGTTTGACCAGCTTGTACATATACTGTTGGGTTATCACCAGGAAGTTGATCCATTGTATATTTTGAACTGTCAGGAGCTACAACATAATAAGTCGTTACTGCAGTTGCAGCCATGTCGTGAATATCAAGATCGGCTGTATCGACTTCAGTTAATGCGGCAAGAGTAGAAGAACCACCTCCACCAGTTGCATCTGCAACCCAAGCAAAATCAGAACCTGTCCAACTTAATATCTGATCTGCACTTGCACTGCCTGTATTTAAATGAGTATCAACATCAGAGTTTGAATATTGCGTAATGTCGTTTGATAGTTGACCTGAAGAAGCAGATAATCCTGTTCCTGCGAGCATAGCAACAAAGTCTGTTACTGTTTCTTTCTTTGTATCACCTGAATCATCTGCATCAATAAATGCAATACTATCTGCAGTGACGTTGAGAATAGCCGAGTCAACACTATTTAAATTAACACTGTTTGAACCACCGCCGCCGCCTGATGCAGCGATTGTTATTGTATCACTTACAGAGTTAGCAGATAAAGTAACATTAGCACCTGCGACAAAATTTAATGTATCAGTACCTGATGCTTGAATGTTAACACCACCGACTGCGATAGTTGTAAACGAATCTCCACCGCCTCCGCCACTTGCGGCAGCCCAAGTATAATCTGAACCATCCCATTGTAAGAATTCGTTAGTACTTGCACCTGAAACATTTAAATGAGTATCAACATCAGAGTTTGAATAAGAGCTGTTAGAACCTCCGCCTCCGCCGCCGCCAGATACTTGAACCCAGCTGTAACTTCCGTTTGCACTTGTTCCAAGAACATAACCATCTACTTCACTATTTAATATATTGGCCGAATATACAAATGAATTAAGTGGATCTGCATAACTTGGTATTGTACCTTCTGATGTATCAGCAAGTAATCTTCTCCAACCTGCATGTGCGTAATACAAGGACCCAGTATTGTGGGCATGTCCTATTGATCCATGATAAGTACTTGCGTCTACCGCAAAGAGATCTGTATCTGTATCATATAAGAATGAAATCTTATTTGCTTTTGATGGGTAATCAATATTACCGTTTACGTCAAATATTCCAATTGGATTAGTTGAACTACCTAAAGCAAGGTAGAGCTCATTAAAGTTATCGTTTGATTTATCAAATGCATTACGTAACGGATCACCTGTCCCGTCATTTGCGGATGCACCTATATTAATTGTTTGCTTGGCCATAGCGTTTTCCTAAAATATGTATTTTTTTATATTTATTACTAATATGTTATACTATAATTATTTTCCAGGTATTTATTGATGAGGTTTCGATGGTCAGCAGAAGTTGTATGTCCTACTGCATCGTTCAAAAATATAACATCTCCGTAGTCAACGAGGAACGAGCTCGTTCCATATGATGTACCGTTTGATTGGCTACCTGAAAATCCTTGTGCTTGAGCAAACGCAAATGCACTATTTGGAGCGCTCAAGTGAGTCATACCTGTAAAGTTAGCACCACCGTTATATGGAATTACTGTATCGTTTGTTCCATTGAATTGTACTATTTTTCTTTGAGGTATTGGGTTTTTAATTGTATCATATCCATCGTTAGCATATGCATTACCTGTAAGTTCTTCATCTGCTGGATAATAGAAATAACCACCTCTGTATTGGTCGTCATTAGTTTGTGATCCTCCACATACAATAACATCAACTGCCGGGTCAGTTATTTCTACAGCAGCTCTTAGTGCAAGTGCTCCACCGTTTGAGAATCCTAAAATTCTAAACTTGGTTGTATCAACATTATTATAAAGTTTCAGTTTAGTAATTAAATCATTTAACATTTCAATATCAGGACCGTTACTCGGCTCGTTTGAAATATTCCATGTATCATTATAACCGTCTACTGCAACTAATACGTGTCCTGGTAATACGGAAGTATATCCACTAATCATACCTGCACCATTACCACCTGCTCCGTGTAATAGAATAGCAACTGGATAAGGAGCTGATCCTGATGAAGGCATTTGTACTGTTACTTCATAATCAAAGAAGCCTTGGCTCCAATTTTTTGTTATGTTTAAATTTGAATTTGCACTTAAGGTCAGACCGCCCGTTCCACCAGGTTCGTGGTCAGCCGAAACAAATGTACTATCTGAAGTAAAGTTTGTAACTGATGCTCGTAATGTTGCTATATCAGCAAGGTCTAATGGCGAACCAACACCCTGATCATTAAACATTCTTAAGAATCTTGGTTTAATTGTTGGACTTACTTCAGCTTTAAATATAAAGTCACCAAACAGTTTTGAACCTGCCATGTGAACATTTTCTTTTAATAAATCTTCGTATTCTTGTAATGGTAAAGTTGATTTAATTTGATATGAATACTCTTGGAAGAAGTTACTATCTTGAATTCTTACTCCAGAATCATAATAATCTAATGTATTGTTTGCGCTGTCAATTGGTTTATAACCACTTAAATGCGAATTTTCACCAGCCCAGTAACCTGCTGTTATACCTTGAGTACTTGCTTGAATTACTCCTTGTACTATAATTTCGTTATTTGCTCCTCTTAACTCGCCTATACCAGTTTCAAATGTTCCTTCGCCTGGTTCTACTTCAATTCCAGATTTTGTATAATCAACATATCCGAATCCTGACTGTAATATAGCAACTTCTTCAACAACACCTGTGGCAAAGGAAGTATCAGTAGAAATAATAGCGTTCTCTCCAAATGCATCTGATTCACTATAATCTCTTTCAACTGCTGAAACATTAAACACTTCAGTTGCTGTACCTTCAATAAAAATATTCTGTCCACTAAATCCGTAATAATCAAATGGAGTGATTATAATATTTCCTGCGTCTGTATTTACATTTTTAACAAGACCTTTAATGCCTGAAGATTGTTCTTGTACTCGGTCTCCTATTGAAAAACTACCTGCATCACCTGAATCTGTAAACACTATAACTTGATTCTTACGATCATATATTGTAAATGAATTATCTTCAGCAATTGCATATACATCATTTATATATTGACTTCCTGGATTAATATTATCAAATCCATCAATAGAACCAATAGTTAAACTTTGAATATCAAAAGCTTGATTGAGAGGAGTGTTAATATTAACAGGACTTGCTGTTCCTGACATTGGAGTACCTGCTCCGTAATCAGCCGCATTAAGGAAGACTCCTGTATATGGAGTTATGACATCGGCAATAACTAAAGCAGTAGATGTATCTGAAAGTGAAGATACTTTAACATCATCGACATCAGCCGTGTCTGGAAAAAGTTCTCCTGGTGAGGTATCGTTTCTTGCCGTTACTTGATTACCTCCAGTATTAACTACAACTGAAAATTCGTTTCCACCTCTTTGTGTTGTTATAACACTTGAGACTGTAAATGCGTCTGCGTCTGAAGTTGCGTCTGACCCATCCATCTTGAAACCAACGGAACTAAAGTTTTGTCCCATGACACGTCCTGAGTTACCTAATTGGTCTGCAACTGTTTCTCCTGGAACAAAACTTAAAAGCGCATTATCAAAAATAAGAGATTGATTTGAAACTAATAGTCGAGTATTTTCTAGAGTATATCCATATCCTCCATCAGCTACTTTATATCTTATTCTTCCTGTTAAATCATTTGTTACTTTTGTTACAATTGCTTTACCGGCATAACCGTCTTTTTGTGCAATATCATACACATCTCCAATCTTTGCTCCTGTCGCATATTCAACTGGATAACTTGAACCACCTGCTTGTGTTAACTCTCCTGTTGTGTCGACAACAAATCCTGATAGTGATCCATTTACTGTACCAAATCCAATTGAGTCTCCGCTTATCTTTGTTATAACGCTTTCGTATTTTTCAAAGTTGCCTTTAATATTATCAAGATAAATGACTGGAGTTTTAATACCATTTAAGATAAAGAAGTTAACTGAACGAACCGCTGCGATTGCACCTGACTTACTACCTTTTACATTACGAGACAATAAATCGTAATAAGTATATTCAGTTCCATCGTCTGCTTGAAACCTTCCGTTATTTGAAAACATCTGTAGGTATACACCTTGTTTCCATTCTGAATCAGAAATCTTTGCCATCTTTGTAGATGGATAAACTATTTCAATATCGAACTCTTGATAAAATATAGCAAAAAATAATTCTATACCACGTGCAGTACCTTTTGAACGATATAGGTCAAGAATATTTTTAATAATAAACTTAATAATATCGGATTTAAGTGGAAGATCAGCAAGAAACTTTTTCTTGAAGAATATTATCATACTCTCTAATGTAGTATCAATATCCTTATTCTCAAAGTATCTTCTTTGTTGATAGATATGCTGATCTGATTGAGTTTCAGAAAATTTGTAATACTCTTCGACTAATTTAACAAGCTCAGGACCGTCCTCACGATATATCGCAGGAAATTGTTGCCTTATAAAAAGCGAGATGTTTTTTTCAATTTCACCCTGAGGCATTATTCTTCTCTCTTATTAATATGATGACGATGAACCAGATGAAGCAGTCGATGTTGTGTTAGGCGGATTCGTCGCTGATTGCGTTGCTATTGGCCTTGTGAATTCCTGGAGATCCATAACAGTTTTAACATCGGTATCTCTTAATATAAACACACGTCCTTTTGGAGCCTTAACATCATTTTCTTTTGTCTTTGCTGTAAACTTAATTGCTGAACCAGTATAACTTTCTACTTTAAATTTAATAAGCTTAACTTCCCCAGTTATATAATTTACTGTACCTGCTGTAGGGTTAATGATTTGTGGATTTGTTATTTCATCTGTGATTAACATTATATTACCTTGTCCATCGTCTTGTAAAAATACACAAGTACCATCAACATCAAATGGTGTTGACTTAATCGCAGGTTTATAATCTACAAATCCATTTGCTGCCTTGTAAGGATAAGGTTTAGTAAGTTCAGATTCAAATTTAAATGAAGGATTTGTAACAAAGTTAACAACTGGAGAATATTCAATAATAGGTAGAATAGAAATTTCATTACTTTCAATACCTGCATCTAGGTTATCAATAATACCTGAAAGTTTTGATACTCTTAATGTCTTATTAAAATCTTCAAGGTTATCATCAGAATATTTAGCAATTGCATTTCTTACTAATAGTTCAAGTTCAGCTGCAGTCTTTTCTGTATTCTTTTTACTATACTTAACATTTACATTCATATCTCCGTAAACAAACTCAGTCTGAACAAAGATAGGTTCAATACCTAAAGGTGATCTTTCATTTAAATATGATACATACGAATTAGATAACGTTGATGAAACAATTTCAGTATCATCATTTAAGAAAACTGATATAGCAACTCTTCCATATTGAGGTGGATCTAACTGTTCACCGCCGTATGCTGATACTGCTTTAATTTCTGGAAATGCTTGTTGTAATAAAACTTCGTAGTCAGATGTTGTGACCGCACGTTCTTGAATTTGTAATGACTTAGGAGCAAAGTATCGAATAGACTCCATTGATTCACGTTCGGCTCCACCTGAAGCTGATGTTGTTGTATCACAATCAATTGTTGCGCCTTCAATAAATGTTGCAGAGAATTTTGCATTTGCTCCTGCACCGTTTGGTTCTATACCTGAACAGATTCTATATCTTACTCTTACATCTTCAAATTCTTCGGGTTGTAAACCAAACTGATTCTTACCAAAATAAATTGCATACTTATCATCAAGATATGGTTCTAAATAAAATACTTTATCTGTAGGCCTTACACCAAAAATAGTATTGGCTCTTGTAAATACATTTTGGTCATCAGTTTGTTCAGCATCAACAAACACAACAATAGAATCAGTATCTACTTCGTTGTTTGTTAAATTAACTCTTAATACTCCATCAGCATCTACAATAAATCCTTCTCTTTGGAAACTTTGTAGTATTTCTCCTTCAAATATTTCAACGCCTTCGGCAACATAATCATTACTTGGGTTACCACTTACATTGGAAACACGTCTTGCTACATACGCTTGATCTGTAATAAAGTTATAACTTTCTCCTTCATGAGAAACAGCAAAAGGTGCATATTTTGGAATAGTAATTGTTGATGATGTTTCTGTTGTACTTGTAATTGTAACTTTAACAACAGCCTTTGCTGATTTACGTGAACGAGGAATATAGTTTAATTCTTTTGCATGTGAAACGATTGAGTTCTTGAGGACGGCAGAGTCAAGAAACATTTCGTTAAGTGCCATGTTAGTGTAGAAATTATTTTGATAACTATTAAACGCAAGAACATCCAACAGGACATTCATATTTGAGCCTTCAAAGTTATAGTCTTTAAATTGTGTTTGTGTTTGTAAAAATGTTTTGAGTTGACTCTTTGTTGAGTCAAAGTCAAGATTTGTAATTGGTGTTTTTGGATTTGCCATCTCTATCTATTCCTTTGTAATATAATGTCTAACTGTATTGGTTGCTCAGCATTACGAACGTAAAAAAGAATTTTTACTGCAACATTGTCACTATCTAAATTACCTGCCACTTCAACATCTAATAATTCAGCTCTTGGCTCAAACGTTTCGACTGTACTTACAATTCTTTCTTTTATTAGTTTCAGAGTACCTGGTGTCATATTTTCAAAAAGCATTGCTCTTATATTGCCACCAATATCTGGTTGCATTAATCTTTCACCACGATCTGTTAATATTAAATTTTTAATTGAATCTTTAACTGCTGCTTCATCTTTAAGCAATGCAATATCTTTTGACACTGGGCTTGTTCTAAGATCCTTATGAAAATCAGAATTTAAACTGATCTTCTTTTTTGTCGGTGATACATATTCTGCAATTGCCATTAAACTATTTCTCTTATATCTAAATGAATGAATTTATCATATTCTTTAATAAACTTAAACCCAGCTTTTCGAGCCTCTTCAGTAAACTTTTCAATATCAGATATACCATCTTTTGATATATCAACAACAAGGCCGCTTAAATGACTATTTTGTTCATCGAACTTCATTTTGCTGTTATAGGCCTTACTTACCCAGCCGTTGGTAATTATCAGCTTAGTACCTATAGCAGCCTGTAACCGCATTAAATAAACCTTAACGTCAAGGTCTACTCTTGTATAACCATATATTCCAACACCTTCTTTTTCATCAAAGGATTCACCTTCGACTCCGAAGATATTTGAACTGCCACTAAATACATGTCCACATCTTGGTAAATTCTTATATTCTTCTGCGGTTGGTTGTTTTACATTTACAGGTTGCTTCCCTGTATTTGTTATAACATTGCCATCAGGCTCAGTCCATCTACCTTGTAATCTATTTATCACTGATTGCCTGGTTGATGGAGAATACCTTATAGCTCCAGCTCTTACAGCTGTAGACTTATTAATGTTAGAAATTGTTTGTAGTCGATTTACAATCTTTGAGTACCTATTTGAATAATCATCAAGTGGTTTATTAATATCATTCATTAGTGCTTCGATGTTAGCAGCAAACGAACAAATTCTTGCGATTAAAAATTGAATCTCTTCTAAACCTGGACTTTCAAACAGACTTACAGCATACTTAATTAAATTTGTTACTTTATCTTTTAAACTCTTTTTATTTGCATCAGTAAAGAACGCACACATTTGTTCTCTTGTTGTCATAATACCTTTTGTTACTGACTTATCTAAAAATGTTTCAAATCCACTTGTAATTTGAGACGGATCAAAATTGTCTATCTTATCCTGTACTTCTTTAAAGATTTTATCTATTACATCAGTAATCTTTTCTATAACTTCATCAATTAACTTTTTAATTAATCCTTGTGCTGTTAAATCCTGTATGCCTTGATATGTTCTTATTTTATTTACAAGACTTGTTATATCGGCAATTAGATTTTCTACAGAATCAACCAAATCAAAAAATGCATCAATAGAGGCAAACACAGATTGGAATCCATTACAAAATCCTCCAAGTATACTTGTACTAAAATCATTTTTATAATAGGAATCTAAATTACGAGCAAGTCTTTGATAATCATTGGCTCCAAGAAATCCTGCCGGAGTATAATTGTATGCTTTAAGAAAGTCTGCCATTTCAAGATTTGAAATATTTCCTTTCTCCCATCTCGACTGTAAGTCTGGATAATTTTCTGTAGATCCAATTAATTGTCTTAATAGACCATTTAAATAATCGGTTGCTTTATATACATCATCACCGTATTTGTTTACGGCAACCATAAGAGGATTTGTTTCTGCGTCTTTTAAAATATTATTTGTAAGTTCTTGAGCCGCTGAATCAATTTGTGCAAGAGTAAATCTACCTGCACCGTCAGTTAAGGCGGCAGAAGATAACGCTAATTGATTTTGCGTTAATTGATCGTTTGTGTCAATACAATCAGTCATTAATTTCCGTCCTTGGCTGTGTCATCTGTTGGTGCAAGATATCCTAATGCATATCCTAATGAAAAGTAACCTCTTTCCATAATCGATGTATTCTTTGATGGTGGCTCTGGCATTTTTGCTCTACCTGAACCATCGTTAGGTAATGCAAATCCTAATATAGGAACACTCGTCGCAGGAGCAGTAATCAAAGGCAATGTTGGTATGGAAATTGTAGGAGGTGGAACAACAGCAGCTGTACTTCCAATAGGTCCTGTATATGCAGCGGCAAGTAAGACTGCAGCTGATGCAGTTCCAAACACTCCTGTTGTTGCACTCATACCTGTTGCGTTTAATGTTGTAAAGTTTCCAGTTGTTCCAGTTACAATTGCACCATTTAATGTACCTGCGTTCCAAATACCACTAAAGCTACCTGTTGCTGATAATATATGCATAGCAGGTGCTGTAATACTAAATCCTACTCCTGCTGGGTTTGCCGCACCATTAAGTGGATTAGGTGGTACTAATCCAGTTGATGTAAATATATGATTACTTGCTTGACAATGGAAATCCAATAAAGTAGTAATCTTCATACTCTTTGTTGCATATAATTGAAAATCTAATAAAGAAGTAATATTTACATTTTGAGCTTTTGCTTGTATTTGAGCTCCACCTTCGATTCTTACTTCCTTCTCTGCGTGTAAAGAAGCAGTACCAACATTTGCATCAACAACTACATCAGCTCCACGGATTTGTACTTGATCTCCACCATTTATATTAAATTGACCACCTACACCGTATTCGGCATTACCGTGAACTATTTGTTTATAGTCTCCTTCAATTTCTTCTGTCTTATTACCTTTAACATAAACATGAGCGTTTCCGTTAATCGTAACAACAGAGTGACCTGATGATTCGTGTTTTGTTCCAATGTTGACTTCATAGCGGTCTCCTTGTGCTCTTTCAGCGACTGTGCCTTTACTATCAATTTCAATATAGGAACCTGCTCTATGGTGAATCGTAATTCTTTCTGCACCTGGAGAATCGTCCAACTCAATACTATGATTGGCAGTTTTAATAACTCTATTATATGGATATTTGGCTGCATAAGATGGTCCTGGCTCTGACCAAGTATCTTCTTCACCACCAATCTTTTGATCGTGAACTTTATTTGCTGCCATTGAAAGCAAGTATGTTTCTAATAAATCTTCAGCTCTTGATAATCTATCAGGACCACCACTTGCATTAAAATCTCTGGGAGAATAACCTTGTGCTAACAAATCTCCATTCTCTTCAGCAATAACTCCGTATCCATCAACGATAGGATTTAATTCTTTATTATACATTCCTGGTATTAAACCAAGTATTAATGGATGCTGTGCCATTCTTCCATCTAAGAACATTCCATAAACAAAAGAATTAAGAGGAGGTGGTGGATTGTTTGGATCATAACTACCTGACGCACAAATAGCCCAAGGCAAATCTTGTGTTGCGATATCGGAATGTGTTCCGTGTACGCCAAACGCTCTTACTTGTATTTTTCCTTCGTGTGTTTTATCTACATTGTTTTCAACAACACCAATAAAAAATTGAGGAGATGAAATTCCACTATCGCCTATCATACTATACCTCTATCCCAATCATATTTAACTAATTCCATTTTACATATAAGTTCATTCATATCGAGTTCGTGTGTTGTCGACATAATTAACCATTTACCTTGTAATCTTTTATTTTGTTCAGGACTTAATGCAACACTTGGTTCTAAAGTTGAGAGATCAATTACTTCACCTGGTTTAATATCTATCCTTCCTTTCATCCCAGCTGATACCTTAGTATTTTGTAAATGATAATTATATGCCATTCTATTCGATATAATTTCTCTCATATTTTGTTGTGGCCGATTTATTGCTTCAGGTACATCACCCATTCCGTCAGGAGCCCAATCACGAAGAATAACTCTTTGTGTTTGATTGCGCTTAAATGTTTTTTCTATAAATTCGTTTGTATGTTTAGCACCTTTAGGGGATCCACCACTCATGCCTTTGTATTTCTTTTGCGCTTTTTTGTAATCGTAATTATATGTCTTTTTCCAATGTTGTATTAAATCAATTTCCATAACACTATTATAATAACCACCACCTGACATATCGTCAGAAGTATTAACGTGAGCTGAATGATTAAAATATTCTAATGTTTCAACAATACGTTCAGCTTGTCGAGGATCTCTTGAAATTGTATCACCAGGAGTATAATATAAATTCTTTACTGCTTGATTTTCTTTTGCATATTGTAATAACCATTCATCAGTTACAAAATTATAACCTTCTATTGTTTCAAAGAATCTGTATGTTGAAGATATATTTTTACTATTATATGCCTTGGCTGCTAAAAATTGCATTGCTTGCGCAGGAGCATAATCAGGAATCGTAACTCTCATAGTATTTGTCGAATCCTGCATTTTAACTTTTCTTCCATCTTTAAACTTATAAATGACACCATCTTCAAACGAGCCTTCAGCTGTTAATTGTCCATAGTTCTTTTTAAATAATTGCGTAGCACAATAAGAAGCGGTATGATTTCTAAATGAAGTAATAATCTTTTCCTGAGCAGCTTTAAAAGTTGAAGTAGAAACACAAGAACATGTATATAATAATTTTTCTCCTTGTATAGCAACATCACTTACTGAGTATAAAGAAAGATCTAAAATAATAACAGTTTGTAAATCATGACTTCTCATTTGTAGTTTAAGAGTTTCTTCACCACGAATTGGAAAGTTATGTATTAAAGCAATTGTATCTAATATAGTTACATCAACCATATACCCAGACAGATTTAAATCTTGATCTATTTTAACATGACTAATCATTGTAGTAATGTCAACCTTCCTTTTATCAAAAGAAGTTAGAGTTGCACCTTCGATTGTGCAATATCCGGGGTTAAAGGTTTCCATTAATCTGTACTAACTGATTGTTTAAATTCATTTGTTAACTGATTGAGAAACGCATTATCAAAGAGAAAGATTTCTTTCTTATTGTTATTAATCAATTGTTCATGTTCGTAAATACGATAAGGTGTCCAATCATCTGGAATGATTCTCTTAATAATAATTTTTTGTCCTCGTTCAGTACGCATAATGACACGGTCCTCGCGTCGAAGATATATTGTTCTGAATGATTCTGGTGCTAATATGATATTGTCAACTGCCATTTGCTATTCCTAAACTGTTTTAATATAATATAAAATATTTTCGTCTATGTTTGGGTTCTTTGTCCAATCAATTACGTCTTCGCCAATTTCTCCAGACTGATCTGTGTATTTTGCTACAAGATAATCGTTAAACGTTTGTCCGTCCATAGGCCACTCGTAATATGGATCTATGATATTATTTGCCATGTAAACTAACCAAACATAATCAACCGAACCATAATACTTATGTGCAATATCTTCAGCTCTTTCGTTTTCTTTAACTGTATAAGGATAATATACGTAAGGGTTAGTTGATACTGCTCTTACAAAGGATGCACGTCTAGAAATGTCTCTGACCTTTCTTCCTTGATATTCTATAACAGGAAAGTTTTCAAAATATTTAGTTGCCATTATTCTTCTGCTCCTCCATCACCCAGATCATCATCAGGATAATCTGCAGCGGTTTGTATTTCTATTTCTTGAAGTGCTAAAGTAAGTTTAACTGAAGCAGGTACACCACCTTGTGCAATCGTAGGTAATCCTTCTCCTGCATAATCTATGTTTACACTTGATACCATACACGGTTTAAATTTAAGAAAATGACTTTCATCAACACCAAGTAAATTAATAAAACAAACTGCAGGATATCTTAAGAATGCTCTAGTTGCTGCTGCGCCGCCAATATCTGCTAGTGTCGAATCAGCTGGTCCCATGCTTTGAGTTTCAGGTAAAGTATTTCTTTTAATTGCATTCGCAATCTTTCTTATAGTTTGTGCTTCAGCTGCAGACTCTGGTCTCATTTGAAAATCAAACTGAAAGCTTCTTAAATCAACACCTGAGAAAAATAGTGTTGCTTGTGGATTAGATACAGATCCAGTCATTGCTCCAAGCGATGCGGTTGAAATTCCTAAAGCCTCAATTGTACCTTTTCCCATCTCTGCAAGAGCACGACCTATTACATCTGCGTTTATACCTACTGCATCGCTAAATGACTTACGTTGAGCTTGTGCTGCAGCCGAATTACCAAATAAGCTCGCGGCAGATGCACCTAATCCTTGTAATGCGGATGCTATTTTATTTGAAGCGGCTCTTGGATTATCTACTATACCACTTAATGTCTTTGATATTAGAACTTCCGCAACCGATCTTTCGTTTGCTGAAATACCGATTGACGTTGCATCTGCTAATTGTGCAGGCATTGGTAGTTCAATTACAGTTTCTTTTTCAGTTGTTGCTTTTTTTCTGTTTACAAAAGCGTTTTCAAATCTGCTACCAGCAGGATCTGCAATAAATTCGTTATAATTATACTGTTTAAATATAAGCTGAATGCTGTGAGGTAGCGGCCTTGAAGGATAAGTGAGCCGTGTAAAAGATTCCTTATCTGCGGCTTCCATATGCATCATTGGTCTTGTCATTGTTATTCCTTTGAGTAACTCCGGTTAATTCTAATAAATATGTTAACGGATTTGTAGTTATTTATACAGAAAGCGAGAAATACATCATGGCATATAAAGGTCGATTTCGTCCTAAGAACCCCAGTAAGTATAAAGGGGACCCAACTAAGATTATTTATAGGTCTTTATGGGAGTTTAAAGTTTTTAGATGGGTTGATACACACCCTGATGTTATTTGGTGGCAATCAGAAGAAGTGATTGTTCCTTATAGATCTCCGCTTGATAGTAGAATACACAGATATTTTCCGGATGTTATTGTACATAAAAAGGATAATCTAGGAAATGTTCAAACTATTATGATTGAAATTAAACCAAGTTCACAATGTGTACCGCCAAATCCAGCAAATAAAAACAAAACAAAGACAGGTAGAGTATCAAGAAGATATTTAAATGAAGTAAAACGATACGGTATTAACGAAGCGAAATGGAAAGCTGCAAGATCCTTTTGCGCTGACCGCGGATGGTTATTTACAATTATGACAGAAAAACATATACCAGGGGCAAGGTAAGTGGCACAAATCTTTTCAGATATATTAGCAAAAGGTGTAAGGCGTGGAGAAATGCCTGCTCGTACTCAGACTGCGAGAGATTGGTATCGTAATGCTGCCAAAGGTATGACAATGGTTACGGCCGAACAAATCATAAGTGATACAAAGAAAAAGAATACAAGAGCATCAGTATCTAACGAAGGTCAGATTGGGCAAATGATGTTATTTCAATACGAAGCAAAATATAAAGACACATTACCTTATTATGATCGCTTCCCTCTTATATTCCCAATAAATATAGTTAAAGGAGGATTCATGGGTATAAACATGCATTACTTACCTCCAAAACTAAGGGCACAATTAATGGATGCATTATATACAGTTTCTTCAAATAAAAGATATGATGAAAAGACTATACTAAATTTATCTTACGATATATTAAATGGAGCATCAAAGTTTAGATTGTTTAAACCAACAATAAAGAAATACTTAACAAGACAGGTAAGATCTAGATTTATAAAGATAGAAGCAAGTGAATGGGATATTGCTTTGTTCTTACCACTTCAGAATTTTGTTGGAGCTTCAAGTCAAAAAGTATATGCAGATTCAAGAAAGATTATAAGAGGATAATAGATGTCATTTAATGTTTCAAAATTTAAGTCATCATTTGAAAGAATGGGTGGTCCTGCTCGAGCAAATTTATTTGAAGTAACAAGATCAACAAATTCTGAGATTCCTGTTAATCCATTCTTTGGTATCAACGAATTTAAATATTTTTGTACTGGAATAACATTTCCTGGAATAGCAGTAAATACAGCAAGTGTAGATTATATAGGACAGTTAACAAAATTATATCCAACAGGTGTGACTAACCCAGGACCAGTTACTGCAAAATTCTTAGTAGATTCAGATCATAATGTTTTAACTTTCTTTCACAATTGGATGAGAGCAGTTGTTAACTTTAGTAAAACAGACGGAGCTGCAGCAGAGTTTAAAGAAAAGCTTCCACATGAAGTTGGATTCAAAGATGATTATTGTTGTGATTTAATTATTAAACATTTTACAACAGATAGTTTTCCAAATTCATTTTATGAGGCAACATTATTAAGAGCGTATCCAATTGAAGTATCAGGTTTAGAATTAGGATGGGCACAGAATGATTCGTTCTTAGAAATAGATGTAAAGTTTGCACTTGATGATTTTAAATTCTCAGGTGATAAAACAGGAAATACCGCAGACCGCTCAAAGAGAGGTGGTGGCCTGTTAGATATACTTGGAGATGTAGCAGGATTTGCTGATACAGTAAGAGGTACAATTAAATCAGGAAGACCTAGAACAATTCAAGATGCAGTAAACAGATTAAACAGATTAAGTAATTCCTTTGGAAACTTGAGTGACAATATTTAAAATTAGGAGTATATAATGGCACTACCAAAAATTGACTTACCTTTAGAGGAAATTATAATTCCATCGACTGGTAAGAAAGTAAAGTTAAGACCCTTTACGGTAAAAGAAGAAAAGATATTATTAGTTGCGGCGGAATCAGGAGATGCAGTAAATGAACTGCTATCAGTTAAGCAAGTAATTAATAATTGTTTAGTAGATTCTACAGTTGATGAAATGTCAATGGTAGATTTAGAATATGTGTTTTTAAATCTACGAACACGTTCAGTAGATAATATAGCAACTTTTAGTATCACTGATCCTGATACTGATGAAAAGGTTAATTTAGAAATTGACTTTAAAGATGTTAAATTAATAGAAGACGAGGAGCATGATAATAAAGTAAAAATTAATGAAGAGTATACATTATTTTTAAAGCATCCAACGATTGCACAATTTGAATATGTGTTATCATTAGATGCAAAAGATCCTTTAATGAATTATTTTATTATGACATCATGTTTAGATAAATTGGCTTCGGAAGATGAAGTACATAATTTTGCAGATTATAGTAATGAAGAAATAGATGATTTTATGAACAGCTTAGATGGTAATTCAATTAAGCAAGTTTCTAAATTCTTTGAAACACTTCCTAAGTTGAGACATGAAGTAAAATATACAAATATGAATGGAGATGAAAAGACATTTGTGATTGAGGGCATGCGAAGTTTTTTTATCTAGGGCTAAGTCATATGACACTTAGCCATTATTACAATATGATCTTTTCGCTTTGTCAACATCATAAGTATTCTATATCTGATGTTGAAGGATTAATACCGTATGAAAGAGATTTATTCTTTCAGATGTTAATTGAGTATCTTGAAAGACAAAAAGAAGAACGAGCAAATAGGTAAATATTAAATGGCAGACTTAAGCGCAGAAACACAAGCTATTATCAGCGAACTTGATAAACAAGGAAAGCTGTTACGCAATGACGGACGAACAAATTCAATTAAGATGGTTAGACAAGATCTAGCAAAGTTTGAACCAATCTTTATTAGTATTAATAAAGGTATCGGAAGCATGGCTGAAAAAATCAATTCTATGGTTTCTTTATCTGCTACCGAATCAGAGGGTGCAAGTAGAATTGCGACCGACGATCTTGATGATGAGTATGTTGGATTACAAAAAGAAGCTGCTGAGCTTACAATTAAAAACGCTAATCAAAGAGAAAAGCTTGAAGCTGAACAAATGGCAAGAGATGAAGTTGCTCGTAAACAAAAAGAAAAGGATGATAGAAAAGCTGAAACAGAAAAAAACAAAATAATGTCTCAAGGTCTTATATCAATGGCAAGAGATAATAAGATGGGAATGTTTAAAGGTGTTTTAAAATACGGTTTACTTGGATTTGCTGGATTTAATATAATAAAAGGTGCAGTAGATCAAATGTTCGATGGTGCTGCCTCTGAGTTTTTAAATAATGTTGATTGGACTTCGTTATCCGAAGGGTTTAATCGTATGACAAGTTGGATTACTTCTGATATTTGGAAAACATTAGCAACTGGTCTTGCGGCATGGGGTGCATTAGAATTTGGTTTACCGTTTATGGTTAACACTGCTGGTGAACTTATTAAACTATCTGCGTTTAAGAGTGCACTATCAGGAATAACATCTGATAATATTAAAAATACTGGAGGCTTTCCTGGTTTAAGAGTAGGTATAGCAGGTGCGTTAGGAGCTGCATTGGCGATGGGTATGCCAGCAATTAAAACTTTTATAAGAGAAAGTATGATGGGAATGACACCAGCTGAATTAGAAAAGGCTCAAGCTGATCCTGGTATATTAGATGCCGCAGGTTATGCAGCAATTGGTGGAACTCTAGGATTTATGTTTGGCCCGACCGGTGCTTTGGCAGGGGCAGTACTTGGATTCGCTGTTGGTCTTGGTTCAATGTTAATTGATAATTTAAAAGATGATGTTAAAAAGGCTGGAGCAAACGAAGAAGTAGAGGATCTAGCAATAACACTCAGAAATCTTCAGGATAAACAAAAAGAACTGGAAACATATAGAAAGAACATGAAAGCTGACGGAATGTCAGACGATGAAATAGATAAAGCAATTGCTAAGTTTGGCAAAGAGTATTTAAATTTAGATACGGCCATTATTACGGCAGAAGAAGATTTAGCTGCAGCAGTTGAGAGATATAACACATCAAATGCTTTAGCTGCTGAAGAAGTAAAAAATAAGGAAATTTCTGATACTAAATTGGTACCAAGAGTCTCCACTTTTGGTATGGCCATGCCGTATGAAGAGCAAAAAACGCTTGAAGAGTTTAATAATGATATAAAGGCAAGAGATCAGCAGGTTGAACAAATATTAGGCAAGAGCGATGATAATTTACAATTGGCTGCTTCACTTATAGATTTAGAGACGGTAAACGCAAGAATCGCAAAACGTGAAAAAAAGAATAATGAAACCTACAATAATATGTTCAGTCCTTTTAATTGGGATACATACCAATTTAATTTATCCGATGAAACTATTACAGCTTTACTAAATCTGACTGAGTCTTCTGAACAGCTTGGATCACTACAAAGAACGGAGTACTTTACTTTACAATCAAATAATAAAGGAGGGGATGTAAATGTTTATTCAACCTCTGGTGATACTCATCATAATAGAACAGTTAATGGTTTTATTGGGCAAGGTAATGGAATGTTATCGCCTGTAGGAACAAATTAAAAAGGAACCTCGAAAGGTCCCTCGTTTAATTTATTTACCTTTTAAATAGGCAAGTACATTTTCAGGAGCGGTTTCTCCATACGGATCTGATTGACAATCGTCCATCATTCCTGGTTCAGTAAATAATCTTTCAACTTTACCATTGTCTACGACCATAGCATATCTCCAAGATCTTCTTCCGAAACCAAGATTGTCTTTTACGACTAACATATCCATACCAGCAGTGAATTCACAAGATCCATCAGGAATGAATTTTACATTCTTAACTCTTAGATCTTCAGCCCATGCATTCATAACGAAAGTATCATTACAAGATACACAATAAACTTCATCAATTCCATGCTCAACAATCTGATCATATAGAACATCAAATCCTGGGACTTGATTATTTGAACAGGTTGGTGTAAAAGCGCCAGGTAGTGAAAATACTACTACTCTTTTTCCATCAAAATAATCTGCTGTAGTTGGATGGGTCCAATCGAACTCACCGGTTTCTACATTTCTACTTCTTACTTTGAAAGTTATATTAGGTACAGTTTTCATTATATAGTTTCCTTATCAGTTGGGAGGCCATTGCGACCTCCCGGATTAAAACAAATTAACCTTTTAGAAATTCTTTCTTAGTGTCAATTTTAATTTTACGTGCCTTTTTTGCCTCAGGAATTATTCGTTCCAATGCGACAGTTAAAAGACCGTTTTTGAAGTTGGCTCCGATTACTTCAATATCGTCTGCAAGAGTAAAACTTCTTGTAAACTTTTTGAAAGAAATACCGCGATGAACATAGTCACCTCCGCCATTGAAGTATTCTCCTGCTTCATCCCAAACGGAACGAACAGTTAATACATCTTCTTTTACTTCTATTTCAACATCTTTAATATCAAGACCTGCTAACGCAAGATCAATAAAGAACTTTTCGCCTTTGTCGGTTCTGATATTGTAAGGCGGAAAGCCTTGTGGTTGATGTTGGTGAGGGAATTCCACCAATCTGTCAAAGACTCTATCAAAGCCTACGGCAAAAGGGTGAAGTTGGTTTATATTTAATCCAGTCATGTTTATCTCCTATTAAGCAAGATTAATTAAATTTGATGGTATTACCCATCGGTTATTGTAAGACCCTTACGGCGCCCTACAAATTTATTTATACACCAGTTGACCCAACACCACCTTTTCGGTCAGTTTTTTGAGTCGGTTGCGTATTTGTTTCTTTTATTTTTATTTGGTTTACTTCAGCTAATCTACATTGTGCCAATCTTTCACCATCATGTACATTGACTAAACTATCTGATATATTATGTACAATAATATGCGTTTCGTCAACATAATCAGAATCAATTATACCAACACTATTTACTAATGTCAATCCTCTTTTCGTTGCTACACTTGAACGAATAAACATTTCCATTACATGATTGTCTGGAATGTCGAAGATTAATCCGGTTGGTATAAGTACTCTTGTTTCAGGCGGAACCTGAATTGTTGGTTTACCATTTTTTAATTTAATTAAAATTGGTATTTCTTTATTCCAAGCATCGTATCCTTTAATGCGCTCGCCTACTGTTAAACAAACTTTTATATCAAAGCATGCTGAACCTTTGGTTGCGTATTCAGGAAGTGTTGCGTTATCTCGTACTTTATATACATTCATAATATACTCTCTTTCTATTTTATTGTATTATACAACAGTTCTTTAGAAATGTCAATAGTTTATTTTTTTCCGATATTATATTTAACAGTCAGTTCCCAATCGTTCTTTTCTTTAAATGAAATGATTTTTATTTGGTTTAGAGAAGCAACTGGATCTTTAGTTTTTGAAGGATCCACTATTTTAACAAGTTCCCATTCTTCTAATAAATTCACAATCGTATTACGACGTGATATATCTTCTTCTGTTAACGTGTTATGCTTTCCATCCAATATAAACAATTCTTTAAAATGAAGAATGGAATACCTACCTTTCTTATGTAGGATATGACATGATTGATATAACTTCTTTTCCTTTCTTGAGGAAATTCCGATTCGTGTTAGAGTTTCTTTGATTTTGAGAAAACTATCCGGAGTAGGTAATGCTACTTCAGCACCGACTCCTTTGAAAATATCTGTGTTGTCCATGATTTATATTCACCTTGTAAATTATTATTAGTGGCAATGGTATATAACCATATAACATTTATTTATAATATACATATCTCAACCACCTTCTGTGAGGCGGTCATGGACAGTTTCAAGTTGTTCTTTGTTCAATACTTTAAGATATTGTTTCGCAACTGTTCTATTACATTGATATACTTCTTGGATTGCATCAAGATCTTTATCTTTATCAGCCTTCGGCCATTTTGAAAATCTTTTACGCTTTCTTAGGACAGAACGATAATAATCAAACTGAGCTCCACCAAATAAATCATGTCTCATATTCATTTCGTTTGCATGTAATATTGTATCTTCAAAATTAGTAAAGCCACGGTTCACGATAAACGCGTTATACATCTTTTCTGTATGTTCAGGTATATCACTATTGCGAATAAGATCCTCCTTTGAAAAGGACGCAGCATTCATAAAATCAAATGGTGTTAGGTCTTTCATCAAGAACCTCCTGTAATTGCTTTGCTAATTCATCGAACTCTTTACCGCACGAGTCACAAAGAATTACTTTATGTTTACCTTCGGCAGTATTCATTTCAACTGTAAATGCTTTTTTCTTTGTTGTTGTAGCATTACAATAAAAACATCTTGTCTTTATCATTATGCATACTCACACTCAATCATTACTTCAGTTAAGAAAGCAACCATATTAATTTCTTGGTCAGCAACTAATCCTGACTTATACATATAATCTGCAAGAGTTACAATAAAGCCAGCTTGACTATTAAGTGTAACCTTTTCAGATGCTGCATCGTATAGCCTACGAAACATTTCATTCATATCTTGATCTGAATTCTTGGCAACCCATTTACGCATATCGGTAAATTGTTTTGTCTTTAGCATTTTAAATAATTCATCAATAGATTCTTCTTTTAAATTAACAAAGATACCTTCATCAATTTTACCGCTTGCGGCATATGATTGTAATTCAGTTAATACTCTACGAAAATCAGGAAAGTGTTTTTCAATTACTTTAGCAACTACTTGCTTGTTATATTCAACACTTTCTTGCTCAAGTATTCCCATAACACGTTTGAAGAACTCCATTGCCATTTGTGGACGATCATCAGTATCAATTGTAAAGTCAACTTCGGAAAGTCGAGATCTCAATGGACTAATAATACGATTCTTGAAATTACAAGTAAAGATAAATCCACAGTTAGAAGAATATTCTTCAATGAAGTTACGAAGAGCAGGCTGAACATTTGCTGCATTCAAATAATCTGCTTCGTCAAAAATTACATACTTACGACCTGTACCTGTTAGAGAAACAGCAGAAGCGAAAGTAGAGATGTCGTATCTGAGGGTATCAATATTAACATTAAGAGAACCATTCTTTACGATATAATCGCAACCGAGTTCTTCAAGCATTGCCTTTGCGATTGTAGTTTTACCTACACCAGGACCACCTGTTAATAATAGATTTGGAACACTTCCGTCGGATACGAACTTACGGAAGGTTTGTTTTGTCTGTTCAGGAAGAATAGTATCAGCAACAATTTGCGGACGATATTTTTCAACCCATAAGACTTCGTTTGATTTTGCATCAATCATAGATCACCATAAACATAATAAAAATAATAAAAGTCGAGAATCGAACGTAGGGGGCCTTTCGGCTCCCCACTTCTCGAGAATAGGTAAAGCTACTGATTAACTATCAACAACTTTGTCAGCTAAAGGAGCATCTCCACCAGCCATAACATCAACACCAGTTTCAGCAACACTATTGTCTTGCTGTTGTGGAGCATTCTGTCTTAGGAATGTTTCTACTTTATTTCGTAACATTCCGACGCCGGCAAGTTCTTGCCCTTGGAACCCACCACGTTGCGCACAGATATCAATTATCTGTAGTAACGTAGAAAGGTCACCAAGGTTGATCTCAACCTTTTGCTCTTGGCCTTGTTGGCCAAAATTACCTTGTACTGCTTCATTCATATGAATCACCTTTTATTATAAGTCGACTTTGAATCAATTGCCACATAATATGTGACGCCTTCTCCTTTAAATTCTGAGATACCTTTTGAACAAAGAGTAACCTCATAATCTAAAGGCATTAATTTCAAGTTATCGGTCTTAATGATAATCTTGAATTCATCGTCAGTGTCGCCGATTTCAACGCCAAAGTCATCTGCGTTATCGTTAGCACTGTCGATTGCTTTCAGATAGCATTTGCCGCTTTCGCCTACAAACGCAACTTCTGAAAATTGTAATACCCCTGCTGCCTTCAATACAGAAGACAAATCTCCATTAGATACACTTACTACAACATCTGCTTCAGGAATTGTTATATCCTTCTCAGGTGGTGTATGTATCATGGATAGATCAGCATAAACGTATTTAGTCCTACGCTTACCTTCTGAGATAATAAAATATTTATCAAAGAATTCAACGTCGGGATCATTATATAGAGATAAAATTGATAAAAATCTTGATAGGTCATAAACACATGCATCTGATGGAATTACATCAGGTATGTTTGCTATCGCAATCAATGTTTTCTCTGGAGTTATTGTCTTAAGAACACTACCTTCTTTCATCAAGATTGACTTGTTGATAGCGGTAAAGCTTTTAAGAACTGTCAAGGTTTCGTTAGAAAATTTCATAATATATAGATTCTCCGTTTATTATATTGTGGTATATTATATACCAATTACTTGGACTTGTCAATAGGGTTATAAGCTTTCTTTTTAGATTTATCATCCGCAGTAGCCGTTACTCCTAATTGACCTAGACTTCCCATATCGCCTTTAAAGATATAAGAACCGACATGGTTAATTTTCATCCAAGGACACATCGTTACTGATAGGCCTGCTTTACGAGCCATCTTACAGAAGAAGTAATCTTCGGATAGATACCTTTTTGATTCTTCGTCTATGACGCAATCAAAGAAGGCATGTATTTCTCGAGAGCCATCAAAATTGTCGTTACGAATATGGTCAGGTACATATGACAATTCAGGATAAGCTTCTTTATACTTTTCTAAAGCCTCTCTTGTAATTAACATAAAACCAGTTCCACCTTCGGCAACTTCAACAGGCTCCGAGAGTTTAAATTGTTTTAGTCCTTTAACAGGATTAAAGACAAAATCTGATGTAAACTTTTCAAGGTCAAAAGGATTGTCTGTACCAATACCTTGTTGTGCAGCTACTGCAACCTTTTCCCAAGCAATTGTTTTCTTTGGATATGGACCACAAACGATATCATATTTGTCTGGGTCTGAAATTTGTAATGCAAGTAATGCCAACGCATCTCTTGGATCAAATCCAATATCCGAATCAATAAACAATAAATGAGAACAGTCCGAACGAAGAAATTCATCTACGATATAATTCCTTGCTCTTTGAACTAGACTCTCATTAAATAAAAAATAGTATTTCATTGGAATCTTATGGGCTGAACATAACATACTTAAATCATTTGTTGATTTTGTATATATGCCTGCACACTGACCACCATACATAGGTGTACCAATGAATAGTCGTTGTTTTGCTAAATCTTCTGTTTTTACTTCAAGCTTCATACTCTTATTTGCCCCATATCATTTTCAGCTCTTACAATACTTTGTAATCTCATTACATCTGCAAGTATATCCCATGAACTGTCGTGTGCTTTAAATACTGAATCCCATTTCTCGTCGTTTTCACAAGGAGCGAATCCATTCTTCTTTAATTCAAAATTGAACTTTGCATCAATATATGTTCTTGTATCTCTTACAGACCAATACTTAAGATGCTGTTCCATGTGTTGTAATTTGTTTTGTGATTGAAATAGTCGAGACAATATCATAGGATCAAAAGTATTTGACCTAGACCACCAGTATTTGATAGTAGGTGCCTCAATTAAAAAATCAGTAAATTGTTTTACAAAATCTTCAACTGTCAAATCAGAACTTTTCGGAGCAATGTTTCTTTTTACTTCTTTAGGTTGCTCGTTCCAAAATGCCAATGTGTTGGAATCTATTTCCCAACCATATTTTTGTACTTGTTCTTTGATGTTTAGTTTGAACTTACGACACTTGCTTATATCAGCTAATGTGTAAGGATCGTTAGATACCATCTTGTCCCAATTGAATACCATTGCTGATATATCAATGACAGCACATTTATTTACGTCCTGTCCCATTGTTTCGAAGTCGATGATTAGATCATTTCTCATATATTTTTCCTATTCAATGTACCATTATACAACAATACGGACTGAATGTCAATAGTTTATGCAAAGAATTCTTCAAGGTTTGGAGTTGTGTCTGTTCCGTTTGGATCATGCTCCATAAGTTGTTTTAAATTATTCTGTCTTAAATAAGTTGTTTCAGACAAATCAAGTTCTCCGTTGAGAAACTTACCAATTTCCAAATGCATATCTCTTGAAGTTGGTACAGGGCAATTCTGAGCAATATGATTCATCTTCTTTAATCCATCAAGTAACTCAAAGTCTTCTGGGAATCCCATCATATGTAATGCTTCACGAATTGTTAATGATCTTTCTTCTTTTGGATGAATTGTATCAACCATATTACGACCAATCACTGCATTCATATATTCACCAAAGACGTGAACTGAACCATCCCATACTCCTTTACCGTCTGCATACTTTTTAATTGCATGGTCGGAATACTTAATACCTTTTTCATGTCCTGTTTTATGAAACCATTCGTTAGCTTCTTTCATCCAACCTTTTTTGTTTACATAATTTAAAGTTGTCTTAACTCCTTCTTCAACCATTAACTCACGAATATCGCGATTTGTTTTTGTTTTAATAAAATTATAGTAAGGTTCTTCAGGTACATTCTTATTAATAATAATGTCTTGATGTAAAGCATCTGCAGGTATTTCTTGAAGATATTCGGCAAAGTCTTTTCTATCACGATTATAATAATTCATAACAGGTGATGATTCTGATTTCCAACCAATCGCAAAACATCTGTCACGACCTTGTGGAACTCCATGAAATCTTGTTGATGTTTTAAATAGGGTTAATGAATATCCTCGTTCTTTACAAATTTCATAAAGGTTGTTTGCGACAGGTCGACCTTTGTTTGTAAATAGTGCAGGAGCGTTTTCAACAATAACTACCTTTGCTCCAAGAATATCAATACCATCTCTAAAGACCATATACATAAAATCGTTCTTTGCACATTTAGCGCCTTTTGATTCTTCACTTAATCCAGTATTTAACTGAGATAGAGCAGCACAAGGTGGAGTACCTGTTACCACATCAACCTTTTTAATTTTAGGATTATCTGAATCTAATAGGACATAAGGAATATCACGTCCTTTTGTATTTTGTTGATAATTGACATAATGCCCATCATTAGCTTCAAATCCACCATAAGAGTAGATTGCTTCAGGTGGTTTACCAAATGCCTTCTCTGCTCCTAAACCTTGTCCACCGATAAGTGGAATCAGTGGTGCCCATGTTATTTCTTTTTTACTCATCCGAAAAAGTCCTCAAGTGTAGCAGCCGTTTTCTTTTCGTATTGAGATACATCAGGAGCGACATAATCTTCATCAATGGCTGTCATAATTTTATTATTCAAAAAAGTACCATCATAATATTCAGGCTTACATATTAATTTACGCAATCCTTTTATTACTTGTTGATACTCTCCTTCGTTATCTAATAACCTTTGCATTCTTTCTTTAAATTCTGCAGGTGTCTTAGGTCTTAAAAAATCTGGTATAGGTAAATGATTTTGCTCATCATAAGATGGATGCAAGAATGGTATCACACCAGCATGTACCATTTCAATATACTTTGAAGTTACCCAACCTTTTGCGATTGGAATAATAAAAGTAAATTTAACATTGTTCATTTTTTCCATTACATCATCAAGATGAATAGATCCTTTAAATCGTGAATCGGTTGTAGTATTATCATGATCCCATTTGCCGTAAATCTCAACATCATCGAAATCATCGAGTACCCATTCTTTTAATAAGTTATATCTTGAAGGCTTTGCTTCATTTAATATAACCATGAATGGTACACTACGCATTATATTAAATGCTTCTTTATACGGATAGTTTACGCAAAAGCAAGTTTCCATACCTTCATAGGTTGATTTTACTTTTCTTTCGTATCTGTGTTGATCTTCATAATCTTTAATACTACTTACTTCGTATTCGTAATCGTATTGACCTAATGATTTATTTGGTAAATGAAATATGTCTCTTGATTGATTCATTACATATCTTGGATCATTTACAATTTCAACATAAGGTGGCTGAACTTCGTTTAACCAAATTGAAATGGGTGATGTATAATTCTTAGTCATATCAATCACAGAAGCTGGTTTACCATCAGTGATACCTTCTTTCAAATGTTTTACTTGAGTAATCTTTCCAGGAATTGTAACTGTTCCTACTTGACCTACCATCATTATTGTATAGTCTAACTGAAATCCTTTTTGATTAAAGTAATCTATCACATGACGATAAAAGTTGTCATCATCATTGTTTTTAATGCCTTTCCAAATATCAATTACATTGTCATACGGAAACAAATCCAATACTTCAGATTCATTTAGAGTACTGAAGTCAGAGCGACCTATAATATAAAAGGTCTTATCAGGGTTATTATTTGCTAAAGATATTAGAACTGTAGATGGTTCGTTGTCTCCACCAATAGGAGAGAATCGAGTGCGTTTGAATTTGACCGACTTACCGATCTTTGCGAATCCAATGTTTTTCATAATATAAAATATCCGTGTTATTTTTATTTATCAGAACTGACTACACGCTGTCTAAGCTCTGTTGAACTAAAGGAATGTCTTCTTCTGTTATAATGAACAGGACAAAGACCTTTACCTGTATGTTCTTGATCTTTATATTCTTCTCCAACAATACGAATGTCAGGATTAATTGTTAATATCATATCAACGATTTCTTGTTCAGTTGTAAAAGGTATAACCTCATCTACATATTTACAAGATGATACCTGTATGTATCTTTCAAAAGGTGTTTGTATCGGCTTGTTCTTTGCATCAGGACGATCTACGGTTGGGTCTATTAATAAACCACAAATCAAATAATCACAAAGAGTCTTTGCTTCTTGTAACATAACGATATGCCCTGCGTGAAATAAATCAAACGTAGAACATGTAAATCCGACTTTATAATCGGATGGTAGTTTCTTTCTATCTAAAAACATATTTTCTCCATTACATAATCTCTGCCATTACATCGTTTACACACTGTATAATAAAATCTTTATCAGGATGATACTTATATACTCTTACAATTTCAGAAGCGACGGTTGTCCATACTTCTTTGTCATTTAAGTTGTTATATAAACATAATACCTTTAGAGATTCATTTTGTAATTCTACAGGATAACGATTAATGATTAAACTTGCTACGAATTTGGATATATCTAATTGTGTATTTCCAAACGCTGATGGGATAGGGTCAATTAAGTGCATGTTACAGTCATTAAATAACATATTCTTAACACCAAAATCTCCATGTGAAAAGGACGGTGATTGATGTGGTAATTCTACAAGACGATCAACGATATCTTCAAAAGCAGAAACACCTGTTGGTTTAACGTGTTTTACAATTCTTCCAATATAATCATCCCATACTAAATCCACAGGAGGATTCGCAATATGCTTCATTGATTCTAATGCTTGTTGAATTAAACCAAAAGCCATATAACGATTTTGTAATAAGTAATCTTCTTGATGCTCGATGTACTCCATTGTAATTGTATCACCAACAACACGATCTATTCTTGGAGTATTAAGTAAACCTTTTGTATATTCAAACCAAGCCGCAGCTTCATGAGCATTACTTGCTGTCTTATGAACAAGTTTACCGTCAGTGTAAATATCAGAACCAGATAGACCGCCCTCTAACTCTCTTATATTGGCCTCTAAAAATAACTCAGGTGTAATACCTTTGTCATCAATGTAATAGGCACCAAGAGGCTTATCGAAACTCAGAACTCCATATTGAACACCATTCTGTTTAAGCCAGTCTTCAATTTGTGGACGATACTTTTTATCAGCATCTTCTCGAGTTTTACAAGAAATGGATCCGCGAGCAGTAAAAATATCTACTTGCCATCCTGCGTCAAATAATGAATTACACTTTTCTATTAACGCCGTGTTAGGCTTTGCATTTGCCCAATCACGATTTGACGTGTATGCAAGTGTATCATCAAAATCTAAAATGATTCTTTTATTATACATTGTTTCTTAAATTTTACTTTTTAAATAGAATTGATCTTGTTAAGCTACCAAAGGCCCAACAAAAATATGCAAACAGTGGAGCGGCAATCATTAATTTAATAGTATCATCCATTAAACCAACAAGCTTCATAAATCCAATGAGAATTGCCATTGTGCATGCGATAGCTCCTACTGCTAGGATTCCGAATAAAACGTCTTTTGCGATTTCTTTCAAGTTCATAATATAGTCCTTCTAATTTTAAATACTATTATAACACAGTTAGGAGTCTTTGTCAATAGCAAATCCTGATTCTACGTCATAATGTGGTATATCTATTTCTTCCACCCAGTTAACTTGTTTATTATATGGTCTCCATTTATCTCTAACGAAATAATCTTCCATACATATTAGTTCTCCTGGATATAATTTATATAGCCATTTCATTCGTTCGTAATTGTCTCTTATTTGATTAATACAATTTGGAACAGTGACTACACCCATTCCTCCATTTAAGAATGGATCATTAGGATCTACTTCAACAATATGTTTTTCATCCTTTCCTAATAAACCTAGGTGTTGTTCTCTAATTCTTTCGTATGTAAAGTTATTACTTTGATATTTAAATCCTGTTTTACCAAAGTCTCCCCATCTTCGAACGGCAATCCAACTTTTACAAGTTGCTTCAAAATCTCTACGATACAAATAATAGATCTTATCTACTGATTCTAAGATCTGTTTTATAATATAATCGTCTCTTACTTGCCAAGGCATAATCTTAAAACAGAGTTGTGTTGAAGGATTTCTTAACTCAGTCATTAGATTAGCATCACTCTGTATAAGATCAAGTATCTCATACTGCATTATCTGATATGACTGTTGTAGTTCTATACGAGACGGTATAGATCCAACTCTTTGTGCCTTTTCATGACTAAACGCTTCACCACCATAAGGTAAGTCGTATTCCTCAGCCTTCATTAATGTAAAAGTAGTAGAAGCAGTTCTATAATTACATACAATTGCTATTTTATTAGTGTTCACGTTCTTTAAGAAACTCCGTATGTACTCCGGCCTCAATAAACATTTTATTAGATTTATGAAATGACTCTAACCACTTTTGCGGTATATCATCAGCAGCCATAACAATTTTATTTATGCCCACTTGAATAATTCCTCTTGCACAATTGTGGCAAACTGGTAAACCCCAAACATACATCGTTGCTCCTTTTAATGATATTCCATTATATGTAGCATTATATATGCAATTCATTTCGGCATGAACAACCAAGTCGTATTTAACACTCTTATTTTCATAACGATAAGCAGCATCTTCAATACCTTTAGGAAATCCATTATAACCAGTTGCGAGTATACGACGTTCAGAATTAACTGCCACCGCTCCTATTTGCGTTGAAGGATCTTTACTCCAAGTTGAGATTTCTCGAGCAAGTCTAATAAATCTTTTATCCCACTTTTCTATCATTAATAAGTTCCTCAATAAAGTTGAAGTGCCTTTCGTAAACATGAAAGTTTGATGCTGTCCAAATGAGATCACCTGTACTTACATCAAGATCGGCAGCCAACTTTTCTTGAACATATTTAGCCCAAGCATAATCGTTATTATAACCAAAGACTGCGTCGTTAGAACGCATTAAGTAATGTGAATGTAGTAAACCATCGCGAATATAAAAAGTATTTGCATAGGTACACATAAAGTCATTCATACCATCTCTTGTCATATCAACATGCATTGTTGGTCTATTATAAATCATAGTTGCTCTTCGAGAGTTTGGATTGTTTCTCAACTCTTTTTCAACATGAGCGTACTGACTACCATTGTCTTCAGAAAAAATACACCAACCATAATTAGAATTGATTTCACCTTCGGTTGAAGCAATGTCTTTCCAAATTTGTGGAGTTTCTCCAGGAATATCATTTACATTCAATGATTCAGATTCATACCATTGTAATTCACGTTTAATATATTCATATGCAGGTTTACGGACAATATGATCTTCTTCAGCAAGAAATGTTGCACCAATGATTTCAATTGTTTTTGCACCTGTCCTATCAATAACAAAATCTTCATCAAGATATTTGTCAATAATAAGTTGTCTGATATTTCCTACTGTTAACATTATATTGTTTCCATTAAAGCTTCTATGTCTGATACTTCAGCAACTAGGTCTGAAACATTTTGATTATGAAAGGCTCTTGCGGTCTTTCTTAGTATTGATTTTGGAATCTGTACTTCTTCGGCCAAAGAATTAATTGCTTCTTTTTGAAAATCACGTTCTGATTCCATTCTTGTAAATGAATTACTCATTTCTTCCATGCATCCGCGGATACGCTTTTTGTCTTCGTCACTTGAAGGTAATATTACATTACTCATTATCTATTCTCCTGTTAAAAATATCATTTTTGGTATTCTGACCTTCTATACCTTGGCGGCAGTATGCCACAAAGAATGATGTATAGTTGATTAGATCTTTGGCTGAATCCTCAAGAGATTCAAAATTTGGTTCGTAATCATCACCTTGCATTGCTTCCATTACAGATTTCATACGTAGCATTTTTGCATGCATGATATCGTGAATAGTAATTACACCATTAGGATAATAGTCTGCTTGGTGAACAGTGCTGTTTGGATTTTGATAATCTCGAGATTTTTTCAATTGAAGGTCAACGCATTCTTGTAATACATTAACACTTTCTTTAGTTGGCTTTTCTGCCATAAGGATACCTCATAATAAAAATTATATTATAACAAAATTGACACTGATTGTCAATAGTCAATTTCATATTTTAAAAATAACTCCGTAGCTTCAACACATTTGCTATCAGTTGAGTTGTAACTTGCTGACCAACGAATATTGTCAGGACAATTACCTTTTGAATTTGGAGTGTCTAAAAACGCAAACATATCATCATGAGGAATCATAGATATACGATACTTATTTTCCTCTAACGAAGAGGCATCTACCAATGCAAACCAATCACAGCCACTTCTCTTACACATTAAACTCCAAGCACCTAGTTTGCCTTCGGTTGGTTTGTTTGCTGTTTTTACTTCGATTCGACCAGGATATCTTGTTTTACCAAGAACGTCAAATTTACCGTTTACTGATTCACCTTCAGTGAGACTGACGATTTGTGATTCTCCTATAGATCCTACAAGTGATTTATACAAATCGTCAGTTCCACATAATTTGCCATCTCTATGAAGACTCATTGCTTCGTTGAGCAATTTGGTCAAATTATTCATAATGTAATGTCCATTAATTTAATTTATAGATCTATTATAATCTATATCATAAAGAATGTCAATAGTTATTTAAGAACTTTGTTCCAAATATATTGCACTCTACAAGATTTCATCATCTTATGAAATTGCTTGAAACTTGAAAAATATTTCATATTGTTTTCCTGCTGTATTTTGCGAGCAAAGAATCAACACTACTATAGTAATGTCTTCTTTGTTTTTGAATGTAACACTTGTGAAACTGTAATGTTACAGTCGTGTTACAAAATTATTTATACAGAGAATTCTATAAAGAGATGAATTTATACTACTTTTGGTGGAATTACAGCAGCAAATTGTTTGACAGAATGTAATTTACCTTCTGCTTCCTCTAATTTCGCTACTTCTGTATCAATAGTCTCAAGCATGCCTGGATGATCAGCTACACCGACTCCATTTTCTAAAAATAAAGTAATGTTTGCTCTTGCCTCAGCAGACTGTGCTTCGTACTTTGAGATTAATGCGTTTACTAATACGTCTTTAAGTGCCATAGTATTCTCCTTTTAATGTTGGCAGGATACCATGATTACCTTCATGAGATGGAGCTGTCCATCCTTCAGGTTTCATTAAGTCAGGTAGTCCTAGTGGATTTGGCCGTGCTTCCTTTATACCAGGTTCTTTGGCCATGTTTGCTTTGAGAACTGAATCCCAAGCTTTATAGGGATCGACTCCGAAGGCATCGAGAGTACCGATTGCCACTACACAAAGGTCAACTAAACCATCAACGATTTCCTCGGAGTCGATAACTTTTTGAGCAGTTCTTGTTTCTTCAAGTTCTTCTTGTAGGAAGTCTACTCGAAAACGCAAGAACGCTTTCAATTGATTTATATCTGCATTTTCAATCCAATCATGTGTTTTATATTTGGATTGCATTTCGTTAATATCTTTTACCCAGTCTTTGCTCATCTTACATTTCCTCTTAAAGCAAAATAAAGACCACCTACATATAAACTAACATGTAAATAATCATTATATATAACATCCCATAAACTTTGTGGACTTAACATCCATATTACACCAGTAGCTATACAAGTCATTGTAATACCACTGAATCTTGTAATTATATCACCAGCTTCTTCTGTAAACAATCTGAAGTTTGGATAACTTCT